CTACTACTACTACTACTACTACTACTACCTGATGTTGATGAGGTATTGTTTGTACTAGTACTTGCTGAGGAACTTGCTGCAGAACCCGCTGAAGAACTAGCGGCTGAAGACGCAGAAGAACTAGCGGCTGAAGACGCAGAAGAACTTGCCGCCGCACTTGCGGAAGAACTTGCGGCCGCACTTGCTGCAGATGATGCTGCGGATGATGCTGCTTGAGCGGCCGCTTGTTGTGTTGCTTGTTGTGTTGCTTGCTGAACCGCTTGTTGGACAACAGGATTTGTAGCACATGTTATATTTGCATAAGTATTATAAACACTTAATAACCATGATTGCATTGCACCTGACTGAACCTCGACAGGTGTAAACACTCTAACTTGATTATAAAAAGAAACAACTGCGTTCCCGTTTACATATTGTATTGTTGCAGTTTTAACCTCACCAGTACATTTATCAATAAATGTTTGTGTATATGTTTGACCGCTTGTTTTAAGTGCGAACAATATCATCAAACAAAAAACACTAAACCATTTTTTCATTTATCAAAGATTAAGACCCAACCCTAATTGTGAATATTTTCTAATTGGGTCATGGTCAAATTTTATAGTTACATTATTAAAGTCTTTCATAATACCAATTTTCATAGTTGTAAAATTGGTGTTATATTTTGGAAATGTAATTTCACCAATTGCATCTTTTCCTCTCCATAATACTCTTTCATTTCCAAACCCAATCATGGTATGAAAACCAATTTTTTTATGTCTTTTACCGAATCCAAAATAAATTGTTTTCTCTTTTACTAAATCATTAATTAACGGAAAATCAACTTGTGTTATTCTACCATTAGGAAAAAATGTTGATTTATCGGGTTCATACGTTGAAACGAAATCCATTATAAAATAATTTTTATTACCGACCGTAAAAGATACACCAATTTGTTTATTGGTTGTCTTGTTTAATGTAAAATTGATAATAGGTTTTTTACCTCTGATAGTATCTCTTTTACCATTTTCATAAACATATACTCTAGCGGGTTGTCTATAACCCCAATCATTAAAGTACCACATAGGTTGGTAGTAATTCCAACCAAACATAGGTGCCCCCCATAAATCCCATCTATTCCATCCCCATCCTGCGTAAGGTTGTGTTATAATCACGTTTGACCCGGGTTTTGTTGGTCTTGGTCTATTTTCTTCTCTTGGTGAGTTGTTTCTCCACATACTAATGTCACTTCTCTGACCTTGAATTGAAGGACGAACTTCTACTTTTGTTGGTGGATTGTTTCTCCAAGACGATACTTGTGAAAATGTTACCAACGGAGTTAAAACCAATAGTAATAATAACTTTTTCATAATTATTAGTTTAGTATTATATAAATATCAAAAAAAGGGAGTTTAAACTCCCTTTTCTATTTTACTTAAAACTTCTAAATTCTGTTTTATAAGTTTTATTTTTTTCATACCACTTCTTCTACTTCTCATAGGACGTGGTTTTTTTGCTGCTGTTCCCATATTATTTATTTTTGAAATATTCCTTTTTTAATCATTTTATCTAAGATATTAGCACAAGCAACATCTAAAGCTTTTTTTGTTGAGATACTAATTGTTGATTGGTTAAACTTAATTGGATCCACACTTGCATCAGAAAGTAAAGTCAACTCTCTAACAGTTTTTGCTTCACCTAAACCAGATGCTGCAATTATCGTTCCATTTTCTGCATCAGTAAATCTAACTTGCAAACCCAATCTAGTCACCATATTGTCTTTGATACCATCTTTTAAGTTAATGGTTTCATCTTCAGATACCGAATAATCATACACTTCAATTTCAACAAAATAATGAGCCAATTTAATTTTTCCTCTACCATCTAATTTATTTTCAGAAATACCTGCTTGAGATGCTTGGAATTGTTTTACCATTCTATTCTTAATCTCGGTCTTATCTTCAGTAAATTCAAATCTATTAAGGTTATCCAAATATTCTAATACAATATTTGCGACACCCAATCCAACTCTTTTTTCTTTTAGTTCAGGGTACATTTCATATACTTCCTCACCAATACCACATTTTAAGATTTGGATATTTTTCTTTGGACCTTCATAATCCAAATAAGCAGATATGTCTTTTTTCTTTTCAAAATCCGCTTTAAATTCTTCAGTTTTTGTTTTACCTATTGTTTGAGCAGTTAGGACATTTACACCACCCGTAATTAACAATATACCCAATAATACGATTAATTTTTTCATACATGTTTTTTATAATAAATACAACAAAAAAGGGAGTTTAAAACTCCCTTAATATTAACCTTCCATTTCTTCGGTCTCTTTCTTTTTGTTGTGTTTGTTGTTTATATACTTATCAACAGAAGCAATACCAAATGCCCCCAACGTTATAACTAAGAAACCATCAAAAATAAATTCATTAATTACTAATGGTTTACCCATCCAACCCGTAATTAAGTCAACCGCCAAAGCGATTACCATACATATAAATGATGAGAAACCTACAACAGATTTTTCATTTATGTGGTTGTTGTCATTAAATAATTCTTTAATAAATCCCATAATAAGTGTTTTAGTGTTTGTTTAGTTTTTATGATTAACCCTCTATATGGTCATCGGGGTCAGTGTCCTTTATTTTTCCGCATTTTAGACATTCTAAGTCACCATCCCCATCTAAATCTCCCCATACGTGCTCACATTGTCTATGTGCAAAGTACATATCGATTTTACCATCACCATCAAAATCTATACCATCCATTGTACCATCACCATCTTCATCCACTTCAATTCCTGTTCTAGGTTGTGTGGTTGGTACTTGTTCAAACGTATCGTTTACCTTTTCTATTTTTGAGTTTTCAATAGCGGTTTGAAACGCCTCTGGTATGATTGGTGTGTTGTTTGGCGGAGTTACCGGCATATCAGCAGTGTTACTCATTGCCGTACCATCTTCCTCATCCATTTTCTGAACCAACATTTTATCTTTATCAGTATCACTAAACCAATAGTCAATGATTTTACCATAAGAACCAATGAACGCTCCTAATAACAATAATAGAAGTTCTTTCCATTCACCTTCTATTGCTGATTTATTTAATATAGCGAAGAACATTCCACCTATAATAAACATAAATCCACCCAATACCAATGCGGTAATATACCACCTACGTTTCATCATTGCGTTTAATAAATCTTTAAATCCACTTGGTGGTGTCTTTTCATTCGACACCTCGTTTACATCTGACATATCTTTCTTTTTACAATTTCTTTTTACTTTATTGCACTCAATTACCATTTTGGAGCTTCTTCCTTAAATTCGTCACCTTCTTTTTTCTTAGGTTTTGCAACTGGTTGAGCCGGTGCACTTTTTTCTTTAATGATAACAGTTTTACCACCACCTGCAGCTTGTTGCTGAGTTTGTGAGTTTGTAATATTAATTACAGGTGCGGCTTGTTGAACTGGCGCCGCTTCTTTATCTCCACCACCTAATAATGTTGTTAACCACACACCACCTGCGGTTACTACGGTACCTGCCACTCCGACAATTGTCTTTTTTAATCCTGACCAAGTACCATCATTTGAGTTTTCTACTTCTTCTGACATAAAATTTAAATTTAATTTGTGTTATTATAGTTTATTAAAATCCGTAATACCAATCAGTACATTGTTTACATCATATAATGCAATTCTGTATGCTGATTTTGGTAATGCGTTAGTGTATACTTTCAATATATTATCACCGGCTTTTACTTCCATTGTTTCTTTCGATACCACTCTATTTGCAATATCTAAAATCTTTACACTAACCGTTCCCGATGACTCTAATTTAACATTCATACTAACCTCACTTGTTACAAATGGTGATGAAAGTTTAATACCAGAATTTGCCGTCATTTTTAATTCGGGTGTAACTGCAACTTCAGGCATTGGTAACATGTCATCTTTACGACATCCTGTCATAAAAATCACTGCAATTGTTATTAAAAATAGTTTTTTCATTTTAGTTTAGTGTTAGTTTTGTTTTTCCTTTTTGGTTTTTATTAATATCCTCAAGTACTAAATATAAATACTTTGATGGTAACGATTTTGTATATATTTTTAACTTATTATCACCAATTTTACCAATTATTTTTTCTTTGGTTAAAACTTGACCAGTTTGGAAATCTACCAATTTCAATATGTATGTACTATCAGATGTTAATTTAAATGTAATTTCATCACCATCTGAAACAGAAGATTCAGACATGGAAAATATGTCAACCTGAACTTTAGGTTGAGGTATGGGTTCTATTTCCATTTTTGTACACCCAACCATTAAAATCAATGATATATATAATAATTTTTTCATTTATTGTATTTTAATATATTTTGAAGTTTTAAAAGGATTTAAATAATACTCATTACTTTTCCATTTTTCAATTTTAAATCTAGCCATTTCTTCCGAATAGTATATTACATTATCGTCATACCATTTACCCATTCCATATTTTTTCATCGGTAGATATAATGAATAACCTGTACCATCATATTCCACCATTTTAATCTTATATCTAACACAAGATGAAAAAGTTAAAACTAACGATGTGAGTAATAATACTTTTTTCATTAGAATTGAAAGTTTGTTCCTATCATAAACATTATTGGATTACTCTTTTTATAACCTACCGATTCACTTAATTTATCCCAAGTTGTGTTATATCTAACATTAGTATTCAATACAAATCTTTTAGTTATTTTCCAATCCATAGATACACCATAATATAAGTCCAAATTGAAATCATCTATATATGATAAATCCGATTCGGTGTCATCTTTGAATACTTTATATACATCACTCATTGCAAATAACTGAGGTGAAATATTTACTCTTTTAGTTTTAAATGTATAAGTGTACATCGCCATACCTCTATAAGTAAGTTCAGATGATGCTGGCATTTGTGGATATATTAAATCTAAAAAATTACCATCCGCATCTACCGTATATTTTCCTTCCCACTCACCCTGATAAGTTCCCCAAAATGATTTTGATGCAATTAAACTATAACCAAATGTTCCAAACTTTTTAGTTCTGAATACATCAATGAATGATAATGTAATATCTTTTTGAAAATCAAAATCGGTTGAATAGAATGTTTGTATTGTAGTTGTTCTCTTTTCAGTATTTCTACTTAAACCATAACCAACACCATAATAATTCCATATAGGATTAATTGATGCGGCGAATGAGTGACCCCATTGTCCATTTAAAGACGATTTATGGTATCCTAAATTAAGAGTAGTTGATACTTGTCTACCAATTACACCAATTGAAAGGTTTGATGATGAAAGAACATCTTTTGAGAAATTAACATAGGATTGTAATATACCCACATCATTCCAATCATCACTTTCACCAAATAATTCTTTCGGTGATAGTTGTAATGTATCAGGTTTTTGTATTTGTGCGTTAGATACAAATCCAATTAAAACTAATGATATGAATAATAATAACTTTTTCATTATATCACCTTTACATTTAATTTAATTAAATTAGTGTTTAATGTTTCAACATTTTTAATTGAAATTAAACCTAATATGTTTGTAATTGTTGTTTTTGGTTTAAATGTTATTTTATAACCAATATTAGAAATTAATCCACCTGACGTATTTAACGAACCCAAACTTATAAATGAACCATTATTTTTACCAAAGTTTGTTGATTGTGTATTATTAAATTGAACACTTGAAAAATCTAAAATTGAATTATCAAAATATACGTCAAATTGAGTTGCACCAATACTATTGCCATTTGGATTTACCACTATAGTTGCAATTATACTATCACCAACTTTTTCCATCATTATATCTGCTTCAACATCACCTATAGAATTATTTGTTACTGACATTGATTTTATTTCAGATGGTTGAGTAATACTACTTGATGATAAAACAAAACCTGTTGGTTGAGATGAATGAGAGAGATTTACATCACCTTTCCATGTAATATCTAAATTATATGAATTTAAAATACCGTTGGTAAAAGTAAATGGATAGTTAATTCTTTTAATATCTGTATATGTACTCCATGTTTGTTTTGTGATATTATCATATGTTGTAGATGGAATTATTTTCATTGCATCTGCAATTGATGGTGTTGATTGCCATAAAGAATTCGTACCTTGTAAATGTGTTAATAAAGAATAACAATCTCTTTCATCAAAAACACCATCTTCGTTAACATCGGCATTGTGGAATTGAATACCGGATGTAAAATACTTACTCTCATTACCCATAATACCTCTATCAGAATATTCTTTAAATGCCAAATAAACATCACCAACAGTGATTATATTACCTAATAATGTTTGTGTCTGTGATGTAGTTAAATTACCAAATGATATTGTGTGATATTTGTACATTAAATTTTGACCAAATGTTACTTCAGACGCAAATGCATAATCCGTATTCCATCCATTTACATTTCTTATATAAGAGTTATAGATAGACGTTCCATCTGTTACCTTAGTTAATGAAGAAGGGACACTATATTGTGCCCAACCATTTACATCGTGAGATAAATAAGTTACTGGACCATCATATGTATCTAATATTTTTACATTTGTTATTGATTGCGGAGTATAGTTCGTAAACTTTCTATAATCAATTAATAACCTACTTACACCATTACCCATCCAACTCGCATTTGGGTTTGTATATGACCACTCAACTTGACCAGGTACTATGGTTGCCTTATTTCCATTTCCCACAATTTGTGATGTGTCCATTTGATTAGTCATATCAACTCTACCAATACCATTTAAATTAACATATGAATAATTAGAAGAAAAATTTGTATTATCAGTAGATGTTAAAATTCTACTTTTAAACATTGTTTCATCGACATTAGTACCAAAATTAAAATTGAATTGTGCTCTTAATGTTTGTCCATTTGAGTGAGAAACTGAGTTAGAATAAAATCCGGTAAATGTTTGGTCATCGGGATTAGACCATGTTCCATATTCGATTACATATGGATTAGACCAGTTAGGTAAATCGTTCCATTGAGAACCGCCTCCCCATTTAGTTACTGCATAATCTTCATTACCCGAATTGTTTGGTTCACCACCCGCCCAGTTGTTATATTGTCCTTGTATATTTCCGTTTAATTGTCCGTTTGCAGTTTTAATTACGGTTCCTTTTTCGGGTCCCGCATCGATTACCCATCTACCTTCCGTTACCTCATCAGTTAATGCAAACCATATGTTTGTTTGTGGTACATTTGCAAAAATAAATGCATCTTCATCAGAGGATGTAATTGTCACCAAATATCCCGTTTGTCCTTTGAATGTTGTTGCTTCTGATGCGGTTCTTGCACCTGTGTATGTGTTTCCAGATGCCATTGGTCTATAAAAATGACCATTAGTTGGATTATAATAGTATCCTGTTGGATTAACTGTTGCCGATACCGATAACTGAATAGTACCAACGGTTGCGGTTGTGTTTACTTTGAGTGTTGCCAATGCATTGTTTATATTCGACATGGTTCCAGTAAAAACTAGCTTTGTTTTGTTACCACTCATTGTGAATCCACTTGCAGGTAACAAACCCGTTGTTGTTGTTAAATAGAATGTTGTTCCCGACGGTGCTGTTGGTAATCCTATGGCACAAAGAAGGTTATCTGTTGAATTAAACCCACTTAAATTAAATCCACTAGCGTCTTGGGCTGTTGTGTTTACGGTAAACGACTTTGGGTCTGGTGCTATTATTTGCTGACCAAAACCAAAGTTTGTAATTAGTATCAATAATATAACTAATAGTTTCTTCATCCACTATTCTACTGTTAAATCTATTTTGTTTCCGTTTCCATCAACAGCATCTGATAACACAAAATAAAATAAACCAGCGGTATTTGTTAAATTTTCTTTAGGTGTGAAAATTAATTTATATGGTGTACCCACTTTAATTCTACCTGTTTTTATTTGGTCAATAGAACCGAAAGTTAATCTACCATTATTATGTGTTGAGAAATTTGTTACTGTTGATCCAGAATCAAAAATTACATTGTCTAATGTTAATTTTGATTCATCATATTGCATTATAACTTCTAAACCAGCTAAATCAGATTTTGTTAAATTAGTAGTTAAAACAACTTTACCACCTTCTAACTTTGATGACACACTCAATGTTGCTTTTTCGTATTCTTTTGTTTGATATGAACCAACAACTAAATTTGAACTATTAACAGACATTGATTTTATATCCATTGTTCCAATTCGAGATACTGAGTTTGTGTAAATTCCATTTTGTATGTTTTGTGCAATAACAGCGGGATCAGTTGAATGTGACCAGTTCAAATCACCACCCCAAGCAAATACCGCATTTGCGGTTTGAGTATTAGAAGTAATTAACACTCTATTTGTAGGTGTTCCATCTAACCAACTTTGATTCAACAAACCACTATACCATTTTACTGATGTTGACGTTGATGTTGGTATCATGGCATTTGAATCGACATTTATACCCATAACATATGCAAACATGTAATAAGAATCACTTTCACTAAATACGGTTTTGTTTCTTGTGATTAAACCGACCTTCTTTTCTAAATTAGGGTAAGTAAAATATGTTGAATTACCATTTATATCGACTTGTGATACAGCAAGAAATGCTTTATAAGCATCTGATACTGTAATAACATTATTCATCCATGTTCTTTGATATGCTGGTGCAACAAACACACCAACAGAATCGCCTATTTTTAAATTTGTAAATGTTGCTTCACCACTTGCATCTAAAGGTGATGTTGTAATTGGTTGTTGTCCCCAATCTATTTGACCACTACCATCATTTTTTAATCTCATAATTTGAACGGTGTGGTCTGTTATTGTTGTATAATTTGATGGGAATGCAACTTTAACTTTAAATGATGATGAACCACCTGTTACATTACCTAAAGATATTGATGCACCAGATGTGGTAATTGGTGATATATTTGTTGAAGTAGCATCAATTGCATACGCCAAAATTAAATTATGAATATCGGTGTATGATGTATTATCTTTAATTACAAATTTATGAGATGCCAACTCCCCATTAATTGTTGCATCTGTTCTTTGTAAAGTTAATTGACCAACGTTCCAATCTGAATTCACAGCAAAATTCCAAGGAGAAGCCAAATACTGTGCATATAGAGATGTTGATGCAGAATTTGCGTTTGGTGTAAATTTATAGTTGGCCCACTCAGTTGAATATGTTTGTACGGATGTACCTTGTCCGTATGTTATTGAGTTTGGTAATAACAATAAAGATTTGTTACTATATTGATATCTTAACCATACATAACGTGGTGTTGTTGCAGGATTTGTTCCTTTATCCACAACATATTTTACAGTTACTGTATCACCAACCTTATATGGACCCGTTGCGGGTGTAATTGTTCTGTTGATTGTCATTTGACCAAAAGACGCCAAAGAGATAGTTAATATCCCTAAAACAAATATTAGTTTTTTCATTTTATTCAAAAAGTTTAACTACAAGCGAACCACACGCTTTTTTTATTGCATTACTTAAGGATGTTTGGTTGAATTTACCACCCTCGTCTACGATTAATGTGGACATTGAGATTTCTGAAGACCCTTCCTCAACAACAACTTCTTTTACTTTTTTACCGTTTTTATAAAGAATACCTTTCATTCTAACAACAACTTTTTCCTCATTTTTATGAAAAACTGATACGTTTTTCTTTGTTGTCAGAATATCCAAATAAACAATTTCCACCTTAATTTTATTTTCAGCAGATGGACTTAAATCTTTACCATTTTCTTGTAGATATTCTTCTAATATGTTTTTAACCCCAAATGATAATTGTCTATTACCTGCAAGTTTTCCAATTTTAACATTGTTCTCCACACCCTCTACCCATACATGATCTTCAGATTCATACCATATATTTTCTGGCGAATTTTTAAATGTGCCATCAATCATATGTGTAATCTTATTTGTCCAAGTGTTAACAATTTCATCCTGACCTGTGGCCATTAAAATTATTGTTGATACTTGAAAGGCAAGTGCTAAGAATACCCAAGCAAGTGCAAATACTAAGAAAAATTGGAAGAATCTATCCCTAATCGATAGTGCGATAATTTTTACCCTCTCCATTGTTTTTAAGTTTTTTAGTTGTATCACTAAAAACTTAAAACCTTACTCGGGTAAATTTTAAATTTCTAGGATACTTTTATTTATTTTGTTCATTTTATAAATATTTGAATAGTTGTTTAACGATGTGATTTAGTAGAGAATTTGCTTATTTTTTTCAAATATTTTGTATCCAAAGTCAATTCTTGTTTTAACTTGAGGTATTGAGAATTTTACAATTTCTTCTATCTCAATTATTAATTCGTTGTTTTCTCCTTTTAATTTTGAATTATCGTCGAAATATATATAACGATTTTTATCAAAATCTTTTCTCATTTTTTCATATAAAACTTCATAATTTATTAATTCACAAACCATTTTTTCCATATGTAATAAATGAGGTGAAAGTTTTTTTAAAAGAAACGAGTTGTCAACTTTTTGTAGGTAGGCAAGTAAAACATATTGTTTTTGTTCAAAGTCAATCGGTGATTCCATATACCATGTAAGTGCTAGTTGATTCAACATTAAAATACTTTTTTATAAATATTTTTAAATTTTCTTGTATTTTCATATACTTATTGTTATCTTTGTTAGAGATTTAAATAAAAAAGTTCGATGAAACAAGTAAAACATATTATGCACTCGTTTACAATCTGTTCAAAATGGGCGGATGAGCGTGTTATGCTTTTGTCTCGAACTGAAGATATTAATAAGGGCTAAATAAAGATTGGCTTTAAATATTCAGAACCTCGGGACAAAATCTCGGGGTTTTTTGTTTTTGGGCCGGATGTCAATGGCAGACCACCTGATTTGCAATCAGAGTGAATGGGTTCGATTCCCAACGCGTCCACCAACCCCCGAGTTTAGGAGCTGGTATCTCCGTTTCTCGATATAACTGAAAAACTACCACACATTCTTAGGTAGCTCAATGGTGAGAGCATCCGTCTGATACGCGGAAGGTTGATGGTTCGAGTCCATCTCTAAGAACAATAGGAGATGAAGCTAACTTAGTAGAAGCGAAGGACTGAAAATCCTTAGGAGTTGGAGCGTAACCAACTATCTCCACAATTGACCTCTTAGCTCAGTTGGTTAGAGCACCTCACTTTTAATGAGGGAGTCCGCAGTTCGAGTCTGCGAGGGGTCACAATACATGGGTGTGGTGCAATGGTAGCATTCCGGTCTCCAAAACCGTCGATGGGAGTTCGAATCTCTCCACCCGTGCAAAAATTAAATAAATGTGGTCTCATAGTTTAATGGAAAAACGTCTCGCTACGGACGAGATGATTGGGGTTCGAATCCCTGTGAGACCTCTGTTCATTGTTCGAGAACAAAGAACAAATAAGTCAGGTTGGCCGAGTGGTTAGGCTGAGGTCTGCAAAACCTCCTACATTGGTTCGAATCCAATACTTGACTCTGTGATAGATGTTCGTATGGTAGAACCCAAGATTGTGGCTCTTGGATTAGCGGGTTCGAATCCCGTCTATCACCCCATTGTGGGGAGGTTAGGTAACCCGTTTGGTCTCATAAGCCAGATATTCAGGTTCGATTCCTGGCCCCGCAACCAAAAAAAGATTAAAAATATTTTGTGATTTCACAATTTATTCTTATCTTTGTAAAACAAATCGCGAGATAGAGCAGCGGTAGCTCGGAAGGCTCATAACCTTTAGGTCGGGGGTTCGATTCCCTCTCTCGCAACACTTGAGACTAACTCAACGAGGCTTTTGTCAACCAGAGCATGACTTGGATGGTGCAGATTGAAGGTGGGTTAGAATCATTTTTGGTTTCTTGGTGTAGTGGCCTAACATGCCTCCCTGTCACGGAGGAGACCACGGGTTCGAATCCCGTAGGAACCGCAAGTTGTTTCATACACTTAACACGCTTAGTAACAAAGCAAGGTACATAGAGTTACATAGAAGCATGGAGTGATTACCCGACGCTACATTCGGACTACAAATGTGATTAGGTTCAGTCGTTGTAGAGAAAGAGATGTTAAGAGTAAACTTGCAAGTTGAAACAACGATTGGAGAGATGGCAGAGTTGGCCGATTGCGTCAGTCTTGAAAACTGAAGAACGGGAAACTGTTCCGTGGGTTCGAATCCTACTCTCTCCGCACTTGCTCGGTTCGACTAGTGGTCAGGTCGCGTCCCTTTCACGGACGTAGCACGGGTTCGAATCCCGTACCGAGTACAAAAATTTTTTTATTATTTAAACTTTTTATATATTCACATATACTTATAAAACAGAGATGAAGAATTTGAATAACATATCAACACTTAGTACGAGACCAGTTAATGGTAATGGGTATGGTGTGCAACCGTTATGTTACTCAAGTTCGGATTTCAAAATGTAAGATTCAATCTACCTAAGATATCGAAACCCGAACTCAACAAAAAAGTTCGGGTTTTTTGTTTTAGTAATTTTTTATTCTTATATTTTATTAGGTTCTTTGACATTGTGGGAAAATTTGCCGAGGTGATGGAATGGTAGACATGACAGACTTAAAATCTGTTGGGACGAAAGTCCCGTGCGGGTTCGACTCCCGCTCTCGGTACAAACACTATCGTTCTTTGGAAATAAAGGAGAAAATAATATGGATATATTATCATTTATTTTAGGAATGTCCGTTGTGGTGGTTATCGCGGTTGCGGTAGTTGCTGTAATGGCCTTTGTTAAGGTGAGAAAACATAACAAAGAAATTGATGAAATTCATCAAATAATCGGAAGAGAAATTGATGTACAAAACAGAGAGCGTGAAACAATTGTTCAAGACATATATCGAACACTAGATTCACGACTTGATAAACTTGAAAGTAAATTAAACAGCCGTAAGGCATAACAATTAAATAAAAAACTTTCAAAGACGATAGTGTTAATTGGTCTGATAGTTAAACGGATATAACAACTCTCTTCTAAAGAGTAATTCGTGGTTCGATTCCACGTCGGACTACCATTCGGGATTTAGTACAGTCCGGTAGTATGCTTGGTTTGGGACCAAGAGGTCGTAGGTTCGAATCCTGCAATCCCGACACTTGTCTTCTTAGCTCAGCGGTAGAGCATCTCGCTGTTAACGAGAGGGTCCAAGGTTCGAAACCTTGAGAGGACGCAAATTGGCCGAGTGGTGGAATGGTAGACACGTTGGTCTTAGGAACCAATGTTGAAAAACGTGAGAGTTCGAATCTCTCCTTGGTCACCAATAAAATGGGGTATCGCATAGTGGCAATTGCGGGGGACTGTAAATCCCCTCTCATTGAGTTCGGCGGTTCGAGTCCGTCTACCCCAACAAATTGGACTCGTAGCTCAGTTGGTCAGAGCAGGGCACTCATAATGCCAAGGTCGGGGGATCGTGACCCTCCGGGTCCACAATAGAAGATTAGCTCAGAGGAAGAGCATTTGGTTTACATCCAAAGGGTCGGGATTTCAAAATTCTCATCTTCTACCAAACTCGGAAGTAAAAACGAGACAAATGCGGAAGTAGCTCATTAGGTAGAGCGTCTGCTTGCCAAGCAGAAGGTGGCCAGTTCGAGCCTGGTCTTCCGCTCCACAAGCTTCCTTAGCTCAGCAGGCCAGAGCACGTGATTTGTAATCTCGGGGTCGTCAGTTCGATTCTGACAGGAAGCTCAAAAGGACTTTAATGGTTGAAGTACAAAACTGACGTAGGTTAGTCCCACCTACAAATGCAGATGTCGTATAATGGCTATTACTCCATCCTTCCAAGTTGGAGACGAAGGTTCGATTCCTTTCATCTGCTCAATCATCAAAGAGACCGCTAAATCGAGTTAGTGAAAATCTACATTCTCAATGATGATTATTCTGTCCTTTAGTATAACGGTAGTACAGGTGGTTTTGGTCCATCTAGTTGGGGTTCGAATCCCTGAGGGACAACATGGAATTAATAGCATACATAGGTGGAATATTACTTACAATTTGTGGTATACCTGAAGTCATTAGAACAATTAAAGATAAACGATGTCACTTAGGGTGGCCATTTTTATTATTATGGTTTTTTGGTGAGGTGTTTATGTTAATATATTCGGTTGATTTAAAAAGTTATCCATTAATAATGAATTATCTTTTTAATACCATTATTGTTGGGGTTATGTTATATTATAAAATAAAAAAATAAAATAAAATAAACTATGTGGTTATATGTCTTAGTATTTTTCTTTCAAGTTTTATTCAATGTTTTTAAAACTATGGAGATAAAATACACTTATGAGAATAAAGTTAAACAACTTGTGTTTAATTCGGTATGGATAAATCTTGTATCATTAGGTTCAACTTATTTTGCACTTGATAGATTATTTGCCAAAGATTGGACGGTTATTATTGTTTATATAAGTGGTAGTGTTTTTGGTAAATGGTGGGCAATGACACACTTTGTAAATTATGAAAATAAATTTTACGAATTTTTAAATAAAAGAAAAACAAAAAAATAAAATATGTATTTAACATTTCACATTATCTGTATCATTTATTGTATGTATCAACTAATAAAAAAATACAATAAATTATCAAATCCCGGTATGATTGGTGTATCTCCTGGTTTAGAGACCATTATGGTCATTGTATTAGCTCCTGCACTTGCAATTGTTGATGTATCATTAACATGGATTCGTTGGTATAAAGAAGCCGAAGAAGCTAGAAGAAGAAATGACGAAAGAAAAATTTTTTAGGAGAGTTACCCAAGTTGGTGAAGGGGGCAGTTTGCTAAACTGTTAGGGTGTTAAAGCCGCGAGGGTTCGAGCCCCTCACTCTCCGCAAATTGTAGTGTGTTGAAAAACGATTGACACGCGTGTCAATCTGGCAGACAAGCCCTCCTGTCTCGGGGGTGTGGATAACGAAATAGATTGGTAATATGGGGTAGACCACCATCCTGCAGGAATGTGTTATCAATTGAATCGCCTCGTGGATGGTTCGAATCCTCCCACTACAGCTAAAATAATTATAGTAAATGAAATGAAATGAAACAATTTAGAACTCTCTATGGGACAAATATTCCTAACTTGATTGAGTATGTTAGAGAATACATCTCAACAAGAGAGAACGTAGAAATTCTCATCGGATCTGACTCACAATGTTATGGAAATAAGAAAACCATTTATGGTGTTGTAATAGCATTATATACACCAGGGAAAGGTGCACATGTTTTATGTACTCGTGAGACAACTTCGATGGAATATAATACACCATCTAGATTGTTAAATGAGGTTTGGAAATCTATTGAAATTGCGGAATGGTTAAAAGAAAATGGATTACCTAAACCTACATGGATTGATATTGATTTAAATCCTGACCCAAAGTATAAATCTAATTCCGTATTAAGACAGGCAGTTGGTTTAGTCGAGGGTATGGGATATAAAGTTAGGTATAAACACTTAGGTGCGTTAACAACATATGCTGCTAATCATTTAGTACGTATTTAAAAATAATAATAAATTATTTATATTTTTAATATGGGATACACTAACTCTGATTTAATGGAAGAGATTATGATTCTTTCTTTTGAAGAAGGAATTATTAATGATGTGAGAGAAGAGGTAATGAGGATATTAAATAATAATCAAACTTTACCTTTATACGAAATATATGAAATGGCGTATAATAAAATCTCGAAAAAAAATTTTAAAAATAATTGACAAAAATTTTGTTTTTAAATAAACTCTTCGTATATTTGTAAAACAATCGGAAACGATAAGTTCTTTGACTAAAAATATTGGCCGCCTATGGTCATTAAATAAACTGTGAAAGCAGTATAAAGTGAATCTGAATTAGTTATTCAGGTTTGCGGTTTCAGAAATGGAACTTGAGTAGGCAAGCGGGATATCATCGAACCTTAAGTACTGAGGGTGACACTTTAGGGAAAGTGGTTTGGTGACCAAGCGATACCGGTCGTTTGGTTGAGGTGGGAACACCAATAAGAATAACTCGTAGAATTATTGTAAAAAGTATGGTCTCCAACTATACAATTGCGTGATTCAATACAATGGGAATCTTAAAACCGAAAGGTATGGTGATGTACAGGTGGTGCTGTTATTATCCTTGATTTGAATCTACCAAGATTCTTATCTCGAAGGGGTCCAAAAGTATGGAGGTAGGGATATCTCAGAGGGTAGTTTAGTATCGTGTTGTTCAAAAGATGACATGTCTGGTGACGAGCCACTACCTTCCAAATCGGTAACTAAAATCATTTTGTTAATTTTGGTTTAACAAACTTAAATACAAAAGGAAAAGTGCTCGTCAGTCGTTAGAGACAGGTGACTACATAGTCGTGAGGGGTTCACGGCCACAAAGGGTCCCAAGCCCAATGTGAATTGTAAGAAAGTTCTCTAGTCCCGCAAGGATTAATCGGGGTGGCAACCTCGAAGAGTAATGAGTAAGATGAGAGTATCTAATGACTTAAGGATTGGTTAATCTAATTGACCGTCACTGGTTGGTACAGTTCAAAAGACTGTGGATAAGAAAGGAAACAATAATCTTTCTAAAGTCAACTACTAAAACTTGTAATCTCAGAGTTTTGTTTTTTAGTTTTAATAAACTAAATGGTGGAAGAGACCTCACAAAAATATTAACCGTGCGGCCCCAAATCAAGTCAGAATATTTCTGACTTTTTTTTTGCATATTAAAAAATATTTTTTATATTATTAAAATGAGAATTGTTTGTATATCTGATACACATAGTCTCCATAAAAATATGGAGAAATATGGACCATTACCCGAAGGTGATGTATTAATACATGCGGGTGATTGTACAAACAAAGGAGAAAAACGTGATGTAGAAGAATTTGTTCATTGGTTTATGAACATAAAAGGATTTGATTCTAAAATTTTTATTGCCGGTAATCACGATTTTGCATTTGAAGAACATAGATATCCACATCATAAAGGTGAATACGATTGGTTTCATCATTTAATGACACCTGAAAATTTATCACAATCAGATGTTGTGTATCTTGAAGATAGTGAGTTCATAATTGAATCACCTGAATTTAATAGACCAATAAAATTTTATGGATCGCCTTGGCAACCGGAGTTTTATAATTGGGCATTTAATTTACCAAGACTTGGTGAAGATTTAAAAAGATATTGGTCAATGATTCCTGATGATACTGATGTATTAATTACCCACGGACCACCTAATGAAGCGAGGGATTTTGTAAATAATTGGAGACAAGGTAGTATTAATGTTGGGTGTGAATTATTACGTCATCGTGTAGATGAAATAAAACCTTTGTTACATGTGTTTGGTCACATTCACGGAGGTTATGGTGGTGCTTATATTAAAGACACTCTTTTTGTTAATGCATCAATTTGTACAGAACAATACATACCATCAAATAAACCCATTGTAATTGAATTAAAAGAATTCGATGGAAATATAGAAGCAATTTATGTCGAAGAATAATCAACCTGTAAGTGTTATAATACCAACACGTCAAATAGATGATGACTATTTGAAACATGTGAGTAAGATGTTTTCACATCCTAAAACTGAAATAATTGTTTATGAAAATAATGGTGAAGAATCTTTACCACAAATTTATAATAAAGGTTTAGAAGAATCGACATACGATATTGTTGTTTTTATGCATGACGATTTAATTATTGAGACGACAAATATTACACCTAAAATTGTTAAATTATTTGATAAAAATCTTGAGTATGGTATTTTAGGTTTAGCAGGAACAAATAATTTATTAAGTGGAATGTGGTGGCAAGATAGAACATCTATGTATGGTGTTGTTGGTCATGAACATAATGGAAAAAGACATGTGAATTATTATTCAAAACAAATGTTCACTGAGACACCTAAAGAAGTGGTTGTTGTTGATGGATTATTTATGATGGTTCATAAAAAAAGAATCAAACATAAATTCAACGAACAGTTTGAAGGTTTTCATTTTTACGATTTACCAATATGTCTTGATAATCATTTGGATGGGGTTAAAATTGGAGTTACAACTAGAATTAGAGTAACACACAAATCAATAGGAATGGTTAATAAAAAATGGGAGAAGAATAAACTTCTATTTGAGGCGTTATATGAAAAAAACTTTCCTTTGGTAATATCATAAAATATTTATATCTTTACATTAGTTCTTTAAAATATGGGGGTGTCTGGTATTGATTGGCGTTAATATGATAGGTGGGCACGTAGTCGGATGTCATCTACGACTTTAATCAACGGTGGTAAAATTCAAACGGCAACGTTTACAACAAAATGGAAGCTTGCGGATTAATTGCAACTTCTAACGTAGCAGTAGCCTAAGGCGAGACTACATTCGGGTCGGTTAGGACATTAACCTAGGAACAGAAGTCCAATATACGGGTCACAGGTCAGAGCTCGTTTAAAATAATTCTGAGACCAGGTTGTTTATAGGTTGGTTTCCCACATACATCAAACCTAATATTTCGGAACATTGAGAAACAATGTTGTAATAAACGTGTAGTCCATTTATGGTATTGCGAGCAAGACACGGGTTCGACTCCCGTCACCTCCACCAAAAGTAAAACCCCTCTATTGAGGGGTTTTTTATATGTTTATAAATATAAATCGATGTTTCACGTGAAATTATATGTATTAAAATATAATATTAATCCTTAGATTTATTAATATTTGGGTCAGACATATTCTGAATATATGCATCCACTAATCTACTAACAGCCTCAGGTTTTTCGTCAGCTTTGAATTTTACTTTAATTTTAGCCATTCCTGACCTATCAGTATTTTTCCCTGAATCAACTTCAATACCCTTAATATTATGTTTGTATCCCCTTTTTTTAAATAAACCTAATAATGATTTTTTGAGATCTGAAACGCTAGATTGATCCTCTCCAAATATTAGTCTGGCTTCAAACTCTATCTCTAATTCATCTAACCCAATAGAAGAGTGATCTGCTAGAATATAAAGAGGTACATCTAAATCCTTACCCCCAATTGTGAAGGTTTGTATTATAGGTGTACCGTCTTCATTAAAATAGTTTCTGATAGCATTAATATGCTGTCTTTCACTTATACCTTGAGAAACCATCGCAGCCTCTAAGAGACCCCCAACCAATTCTTCTATATTTAATCTTGCCATAAAACTAATTTATATTATAATATAACATAAATTATTGACAAAATCAATTATTATTTACTTGGGTCTGCTGTAAGTGGAATTAAAGATGGTTCTAACATTTGAGTTAGATAATCTGATAATTTCAACATACCTTCAGTCGGTGGTAATTGTTCAGCATGTACTTTTACTTCATATTTTGCTGAATTATCTGTACTTCTTGTGTTTTCCTTATGTGTTGCAACTTTACCAGCAACTGTCGCTGAGAATTTCATACCCCACCAACTTGCAGATGCTGAAGCCGAATAAGATGTTTCACTATCTGAACTTTCTTTTGATGTTTCAGACGTTTTAACTTCCATAGTAAAGTTGATGTCCGCAGAAGTTATTGCTAATGAAGGAAGCGGGACTAATGGTAACATAGGAACCTTATTATACAATTTCTGTATAGTTTGTTCACCTGTCGCACCGTCGGTAACTACTCTGTTCATTTCAACATCCAAAGAACGAGCAACATTCTTTTTAGTTTTCTCATCTTGTTCAAAAGCCACTTCGGAGATGTATCTCCAAGTTACCTCATTTAATTTTGCTTGACCCTTAGCCATCCCGACTATAGGTGAAACAATTAGATCCTCAATTGGAAGACCCGCAAATTGATCTGCAATACCCGCCATAATTTTTTATTTAATTTTTGGTTTATTAACTATAAATATCTCACATTTAATTAAAAGGATTTAACCAAATTTAACCATTCCCTTGTACTGGTTTTTTATTTTTTTAATTTCATTCATTGCCTCATTATATGATTTTTTAATGTCTTCATTAACCGTAAAATCGAGTATTGTTTTACAGTTGGGACAGGCAGATATGGGATGTTTTATAATAAACTCTAAGGTTAAACCCAATGGGGTTTTACACATGGGACAAGGTAACGACATATTAAAATATAAATAAAAAGAGTAACAATGTAAACGAACAAAGAGGTCTTTAGGACCCCTTTGCCGAGATAAAATACCTCCCTTTCGTTTAATCATGTTATCACCTAACGGCGACCAAACCAATTAGGTTCTAATATAAATATCTCTTAAGTATATAAACGTGCTAAAGTTTTTAACCAAGCCAAATTCATAAGAGCACTTCCCGCATCGGCAATACCCGATGAATCATTACCATTTAACGAATTTAATTCTTCTTGTGATACAACACCACCTTGATTTATCATTTGACTAAATCTCGGGTCATTTGCTAATTGTTCTCTAAATTGAGAATCGGTTTGAAGTTTCTCTTGAAAAGATTCAAAATTTGGTAAACCAAAAATATCCAATATTCCATTAGCAATTATAAATTGTTTTATTAAGTTCCTTCTGTCTTTTCTACCAGTTCTAACAATATACCACCAATTTTTTATCCAGTTACTTGGTTTCTGTCCATTTTTTACAATGTATTTTGCAAGTCTTTCTTCTCTAAAAAAGTTTTTTATACCCATTGCAACAGGACCCCCTCCTGTTAACATTTTTAATGTACTTGGAGCACCTTGTGCTGCAATTTCTTTACCCACCCTTTGACCGATTCTGGCTGGTTTCAATTTAGACACTGTTGATTTTAATGAGTTAACAGCATCTAACATTTTTTGACCCCAACTAGAATTAACTTTATTTAAATTTTTAACTGTTCCTGTTACACCTGGATGATCAAAATATTTTGACATTTTAATAAATTGTTCTTTAGCCGCGGGATTAGACATTAAATATTTTGCCATGTCATCACTACTACTTAATGCCGCTTTACCAACAGGACCAGCAGATTTTAAAAACCTAATAAACGGTTTGGCAATAATATCACCAACAGTTGGTATTAATGCAATTAACATTAAACCCGCATAAATATATTCTTTTCTATAAAGATATAGACCAATTAATGCGATATCGGCAATTTCACCTATAACAGGTATAAAACCTGCAACCATTAATCCCGTTTCCCAACCATCTTCTTTAAGTAATTCTCTATTTTCTAATATTTGTTTTTTTGTTATTTCCATTTTTAATGAATTGCTTTACAGAATTTATCCGCCAAAACTTCCGAAAGATTGGTTTCTTTTACAACTTCACCCATTAAGTTACCTAAGTAAACTCCTCCCATTTGTGCAACACCAATTGAGTAGTCATTTGGATTTGCACCCATATCTCCTCCTAATACTCGTCTTAACATCATTGTAACTAATCTATCTGATAAATCGGGAAATTTAGCAACACACTCTTGTTCGTTTTTGAATATTTTTAATAAATCAAGAGGATTCCAGTCTGCAAATAATTGTGCAATTATAGTCGAACTAGTTGGTCCCCATCCGAAAATTTTATTCGCAATAAAACGAAATATGTATTCTTTCGCAGATATCATGAGTGAGTCAGTCAATCCTTTTTTTACCGCATCCACATTTATTGAATTTTTAATTGAGTCGGGAACATCAATTTCATCTAAATCATATCCTTCATTAACCAAGTTTGTGGTAATTTCAAGATATCTTTCGATTAAATAATTCTCATCTCTAATATCATCTAATTCAATATATGCCTCATCCAAACGTTTTTTTCGTTCTTCAGTAAGGACATTTGATATTATGTTTTTTATTTCACTCATATTAATTTATTGTTTTTGCCAAACATATTTTACACCGTAGTCTTTATCTTTTTGTTTAATTCTTACATAACCCATTTCAGATAATGCAGTATCTAATCTACCCAATTGTGTATCATCTAAATCTGGACCCTTATATTTGATTCTATTATTATCATCTTCCCCAACAATATTACCATTATCTTTCAACGCATTATAAAATTTCGCCGGCGACACCTCTAATGGTTTAATATCAGGTAGTTTTAAGTTACTAAGATCAATAGGTTTTAATTTAATATCTCTTGGTGCTAATGGTTCTAATTTAATTTGTTCTCTTTTTTTAACTACTTCTTCATCCGCACCATTACAAACAGAATCAATAATTGATTGTGTTAAACCATTGCTCGTATCAATACCTTTATCTTCTAAAGCTTTTTTAGTTATTGGTCCAAAATTACCAGTTTGATATTTTTCAGGTAAACCTAAACATACCTGTACTTCTTTAACTTGTTTTGAACGACAACCAAATTCATGTGGTAATTCTTTATTTGAACAATCATGAAAATTTGATTTTGGTGGTTTAGGTGGAGGAGGTGTTTCACCATCCTTTTTATCCCAAGTAATAGTGATATTAGATGATTGTTCATTTAATTCATTTTCAGACAATGGTTTAGTTTCAACACCACCACCAGCTTTACATGCGTATGTACCACTCATTGCATTATCCATTGTCCAAACTCTCATGTTTGGATAAAATTTCAAACCTCCATGACCTTTAGATGCCTCATCGAATTCATTTTTACTGAAAATCATTGCGTCACCACCACTTGTTGCTCCCCATTCAAGTCCTTCCATATTTACAACACAATCAGGCATTACTGCACTTTTTTCTGCATCACTTCCACTAAATAAATTTTTAAGTACTTCATAAGCACCATATCCTGCCAAACCATATAATACTAAGTTTTTAAGATTAAGTTTTGATTTAATTCCCTTCAATCTTTCAAAAGCAGTTGTACTATATTTTTTTAGATATTCACCACCTTTTCTAAATTTATCCGCAATACTAGGTCCCAACTTTTTAGCATCTTCAGCAGCAGTTTTTACCACATTTGCAGCAGCTTCTGTACCTGTCTTTGCACCTGTTTCAAGTGCCTTAACTTCAGGTGCAACACCTTTTAATTCTTTCGCTCTTCTAGCCAACGCTTGGTCAACTGCTTTCGTTGCAACACCACCAGACGCGCTTGCTTGTGCTGCTTGTCTTATCATCTCTTCGGCTTCCTTACCTTCAATACCCATTTGTGAAAGTGTTTTCTTAGCGATTTCCATTTTTCTTGGGTCTGCAGGATTAAGTGTTCCCTTAGGAAAAACTAGTTTTGACATATCAATGAAACCTTGTTCAGTCTTTACAAAGCCTTTAATTTTTTGTAATAACTCAGGAGAATTTTTGGCAACTGATTTTACCAAACCAGCAGCTTCTACATTAGTTAATTTATTATCCTTTACCGCTAAAGCAAAATCTTCTAAACTTTTAAACTTATTACCAATTGCAGGTACATCTGTTTTTATTGTCTGCCAAAGGGCCTTTTCTTCTTGAGCAGCTTTAAGAATAACTTTAAGTGGTTCTTGAAATGTTTTCAATTGTTCATCCACTGATTGTTCAATTTCAGACAATTCATTAACATCTATCGATTCTTCATTTTTTTCAATAGATTCGGTTAGTGTTATAAATTTTCTTATTAATTTCGCGTCCTTGTTTTCCATTTTATTTTTTTTATATTATTGGTTATCTAATGAATTCATTTGTGCCATCGCATCATCAAACGACGATTTAACAGTTTGCTTTATTGAATTATCGTCTAGAGTATTTGCCAAATCAGCTTTTAGTTTTTCCATTTTTTGTGTTTGATATTCCGTATATTTTTCGGCACCCTTTTCTATTGCCTTAACACCACCATGTAATGCTAACCCACCAACGACACCTTTTTTAGCTGCCGTTTTTAATAATGCAGGATTTCTAGAAGCCGCTAATCCTGGTTTTACAAAATCTTGTGAAATTCCTTTAGCAATTGTTTTACGTAAACCTGGTTGTGAAGCCTTTGTCGCATTATCTAAAGTTTCAAAGATATTATTTATTTTACCTTTAGCGGTTTTAATCATTTCATTTACTTTAGGGCCACCGATTGTTTTTGCTAACCATTCAATTGGTTTAACAATTAAATTCATTATAAAACCTACACCTTTAGATAACAATGTAATTAACGGTTTAAGTAATGGACTTGATAAAAGTTTTCTAACGTCTCTACCCGCAGCTTTCATTGCACTTTTAATTCCACTTGCTGCTCCACCCGTAAAAGCTAAACCAACTAAACACAAACCAATATCTATGTATGAAAATAATTCATTAGGGATTTGTCCACTAACTAATTGATATATTTTCCATATACCCAATGCACCCCATAATATTGCTCCCGCTATTTTACCCACACCGATAGTTGAAAGTGCAATATCAACACCAATTGCAACAGGGTTGAGTAAAATCTGTTCTAATTTCGTAAAAAACCAAGGAAGACCTTTATTTAAAATCCATTGTCCTGCTTCTTTAACTTTATCAACAACCCAATCTACCGCACCACCAACAGCACCCTTCGCAGCATCTACTGCACCACTAACAGCACCCTTCGCAGCATCTACTGCACCACTAACAGCTCCTTTCGCTGCGTTCCAAGTATTAGAAACACCAGTTTTTATGTCATCCCACCAATCTTCTAAAATTAATGGAGACTCAATTAATACTTTTGTTTTTACAAAATCCCAAGATTCTTCTATTAAACGTAGTGTACCGAAGTTAAATTTTTCAGGAGATTCGTATATTAAATTCATACCATATCTCACTTCATATTCTAAAACTACATCTCTATTATGTTCAATTAAGGGATAAATTAACTGTTTCATCTTGGAAAATAATTCCGAAGATTCCATCAATTTCATTTTGTAACTATAGGAGAATTGATGTTTAAACATCTCACAAACCATTGCAGGATGAAGACTGTTTTGACTAAATCTAAATCCTGTTTGAGTATCAATAATTTTATCTTCGTATTGGATGTATCTATTATCGATACTAATTTTTATGAATTCCATGTTATATAAATACTTTATTTAAGTTGATTTGCTTTACCTCTTTTAAGAACCGAACCAACAATATCTGACCATTTTGTTACACTTACCTGATTTGCGGGTCCTCTCGTCACTCCACTTTCCCATTTTCCAACTTGGGGATAACCTTGACCACCACCTTGTTGTGGTGAGGTTCCTGCTGTAGGTTCGGGATTTGGTGTCTCCCCTTGCTCCGTAACTTCTTGATTTTCATTGATTTTTTTAATCAATGAATCGTATTGTTTTTCGGTTAGGCTTATTTTCATAATATATAAATATCAAAAAAAAGTTTTGAAATTAGTTGTGATATCCAAAAAAATACGTATTTTTGTCTTCAATTTAAAGCAAAGACATGAAAAAACTGATTATACTATTGTTTATCCCACTTTTTTGGGGATGTGAGAAATATGAACTTACTACTCCACCTGTAATAACAGGGGGTAAATGGGTCTTTTATGATTATGATATAGTCCCTATCAGTTCAATATCTTCATATCAAGTATTAAAAAATGATACTATTTGTATTAACTCTTGGAATAATCAAACATTTGTTAGTGGAGATATATTAATGAAACAAAATTATAACACTACAACTAAAGATAGAAGATTTGTAATAGGTAAAACAACTTGGGAATTTGACGGTACCGTGGGGTCACCGTTTTATTATCTATCAACGGATTTTATAAATTTCAATGGGTCTCTACAACCTTCTCATGTCCCATTTGACGTGGAGGTTTATGATAGGACAGATAAACTTAGTGTTTATAATACTGAAACTGGTAGTAGAACCATGTACACCTATGAAATCGTTAATAATAAATCAAATGGTGTTACCCCATCAAGTAAAATGACATTACTAAGTCCTGAAGTTGTTACTGACATTTATATGTCAAATGGTACCAGAGATAAAGCCGTGACCGTAAGAATACTTTTGAAATTTATGAGATAATTTACTCGTCGTAAATTGTAGGGTCTTCTTTTGCGAACATTTTGATAAACTGACCAGCCTTTGCGTTCGCCTCGTCCTCAATTTCACCACCAATATCCGGTGGTTTTACTTCTAATCTACCTTGTTCGTATTGTTTGTGATGCACGAGTTCGTGTGCAATACTTCTCATTACATCAACTAATGCACGATTTTTACTGCAAACCTTTATGACCTTATTTTCTTTAGTGTAGTCATAATTTGCAGTAGTCTTTAAACCCTCTCTATGGTTTTGAACTGAGATTGTTGGTACCGTTTTTAAGTCTAGTTCTTTTTTAACAAACTTAACAAAACGGTTTAACTTATCTTTTTTATCGTCATTTAGTGCACCCATATTAATAAATATCACAAAATTATTTCATCTGGTAAATCATTTTCTTGTGTGTATTGATTAATCAAGTCAATAATAAAAGATTCGTCAACATCAACCAAGTCATCTTCAGTTATTATTTCGGGTGAGTAATATTCTACCTCAGAATAATCTAAATCTAAAATCCTATAAAATTTGTCATAATCAGACTTAATAGAAAATTCAATGTAAAGTCTTCTCGTGTCGTCATTGTAATAATAATCGTGTATTCTCATTTCTGAAACTAAACATTGATAAGTATATTACAAAATATCAAAAAACTTTAAACATATATATAATTTCGTTATTTTGATTAATAATTACAGATATGATGGATTGGTATTATGTAAAAACATATTGTCCTAAGTCTTTTGATCGATTTGTATCTGGTATGTTTCCTAATGTTGGGATACCATGCATTTCGTCATTAAACCTTTTTGATAATAGAAAACTGTATAAATTTTTTGATTACAATGGGGTATACTTGAATATCGAAATGTATAACCCAAATCAATGGGCATTTACCATTTCACTAAATAACGGATTTGTAATTGGTAATGGTCAAACCTCTAAACAAACAAGAGAAGAAATTGAGATGGATGGTTTTGTTGAGTGTTTTAAAATATTAGAGAAGAAACTTGAGGTTGTTTATGAGTAGTATTTATATTATGGACATGTCATTTAACTTTTTAATACAAGCAACTAGAGTTTTACAAATAAACAACTATGATGATGACGAGGTTAAAATGATTTACAAATATGCAATTAACCTTGACAATGAAATTTTAAATGAGTATTATAATAGTTACAATGTTATGGGGTTTGAGAATGATTTAATCTTATACATTGAAATAATTGAATCACTAATCTTTATTTACGAAGATTTAGAAGAATATGAAAAATGTTATGTTCTAAAAAGAAAAAAAGATGAGTGTTTGGAAATAATAAATAAAAATAAAAAATAGTACTATGTCAGTTTTCGGAATGTCTGAAGAAGAAAAAAAGAAAATCCTTGAAAAACATAAAGAGGCAACAAAAAGTCATTATGTAAAAAAGGATGAAGTTAAAAAAGGTTTACAAAAACCTGAAACAAAAGAAAATAAAAAAACCTCCAAATAGGAGGTTTTATTTTTTATTTAAATGTCTCGTAAGTAATATATAAGACAACCAGAAACATCCTGAAATAGAATAAAAAACGATATCTGCAACCCAATACGAACCACTCAAATCCATTATTAATTTGAATAGGGCGTCGTATCCAAAGGGGAGAAAGAACATTGCTAACATTAGAGACGTATCTCTGTAGAACATTAATCTGTGTTCTTTTTGTTTTAATTTTTTGATTTTGCTTATCACCATCAGGGTCCATGTATATCTTGTTTAAATAATTATGGTGTATTTTATAAATATATCGAATCTAACTGTTTCCAATCAGTTTCTTCAAACCATTCATACGTGTGCTCAATATCAATCGACGCATCGTTAGTTTTGAATATGAAAAACCCGTTTTTACTTGATTGAAATTTCCTTTCTACGGTTCCTTCCGATGTCGTTATCTTAAAAATATGGTCTAAAAAATTTTGATTTGTTTCCTCTAAACCCCAATAGTATTTAACACTATAAAAATTTTCATGTTTATAGACATCAACTATTAATGGTACTTTATTTTCTTTATAATCAACAAAAAATTTGTTTTTATAAATTATTGAACCGTTATCAAACTTTAAGTAGTCAATATATTCTTGATACGTTTCTCTAACCGCATGATAACTCACAAAATGTAAACATTCTACAAGTTCAATATCCACACTTTGGAAATAAGGTATTCTATATTTGTCAACCGATAAATTAACATAATTACCATTTTTATAAAACATGTGAGCAAATGCAGACTGCTCAATCCAAGAAGGGAAATAATTAATATTGTTTTTCACTAAATTAGATAAAGCAAATTCCAAGTCATCTAAACTATAATATTTTTCAGAAGGTATATAAATTAAACCAGTATTCACATTTTTATAAACAGGAACTTCATTTTTTGGTTCATTAAATGAATATGAACTTTGAACATCAGGAAAATAAAACGGAGTATTAGATTCAATAAAATCTATAACATCTTGTGGTTTCCTCATAAAAAGTAAATCCGTATCTAATCCCAATACTCTTTTTGTTTTTGAAAAAAAGAAATAATCAAAAGTTTTAATCTTATGCCATAAGTTTATTTTACTATTTCCAAGTCGATAACTCATACAATTAGGGTAATCCTTTATGTATTGTTCAATTTCTTTATCCGCCCACTTTCTGTCAATAAAAATTACATTATCAATATCATATAACAATGTTTTATCCATTTCAGTTAACGAACCATCATCATGTAAATAAATGGGTGTATTTTTAAACTCGTCATATTTTTGAAGAGATTTAAAATTATTTAAAGCTAATACAACATCTCTATTACAAATTAAAGAGTGTATTTCTAATCCATCAAATATTTGTATCTTATCCATAAAAAACTTTTATCCCGCAATGTTCCACGGTTTTACATTATTAACTTTTTCTACATAATTTGAAATAAAATGTTTGGTAATAAAACCAACCAAATTACTTACAGAATGAACTTTAATTCCTGAGTTATAAGCAGCAATTGACATAACTGAACCTTCACCCGCACCAATAGTGTCAAGGTAATTCATTTTAATATCCATACCCTCACAAAAATCAACTAAACTCTCCCAAATTTCAAAAAATCTTTGTTCTTTACCACCATCTTTTTTAACTATCCATCTACCCTCTAAAAAATGTTCTAAATAACCCTCAACCGTCTTGTCAAATATTCTTTTATATGTGTAACCGTGTTTATTTAATAATTCTAAACCTTCTTTACCATATTTTGTATTTCTACGTCCTTTTATTTCACAAATAGATAAATCATCATTTAAAAATGTTAATTCAACGGTTCCAAAATTAGAGAATATGTGTAATCCCGGCTCAATGTCTTGGAATTTGTCTAAATTATCTATGTCTTTTATGTGAACATCCGCATCTAAAAATATTGCGGTATCATAATGTTTAAGACATTCTTGTACAATTACTCTTTTTTCGTGAAACGAGAAATATTCTTTTTTATATTCGATAGGTGTTAATAATTCTGATGGTGTATAATGATTCATATCATTTGTTAAAACAAATACATGATACCCCATACCGTTTAATTGACCAATAAGTGAGTCTCCGAAGTTTACATATTTTTCACCATATGTAAGGGTACAAAAAGCAAAATTTTTCATATAGTATCAATTAATTTCCAGTTTCTTTCACCATACCAATCATAAGTATGATAAATCTGAGTATTTCTCTTTTTTTCAAATATCAATTCACCGTTTTTTTCACTGTTAAAATGATAAACAACGTCATTTATTTTAAATTCGTGATCTAAAAATTCAACATTATTATTTTGGTTCCAATCGTAGGTTAAGATTATCAAATTATCATTCATTTCATGAATTGTGTATGATAAATCAACCTCTTTCTCTTTAAATTCGATGTTTAATGAATTTGATTTTAATAAAACACCATCACCAATCTTAACTGTCTTTCTTCCAGGATAATTTTTTAAATAATCATTTATTTGGCCACCACTGCAAAAATTATACTTCAAATTATCACCAATATAATTTGAAACATCATTATTATTTACTTTAATACCACTCTTTGCAACGGACAATCCAACTAAATTACCCTCACCCAATCCTATTCTTTGAGAATTATTTTTTATTTCAAATTCATCTAAAACAGATGATAGTTTTTTCCAAGTATCCAATAATATCTCTTCTTTACCCTCATCTTTACAAATTATAATAATACCTTCTTGGTAATGATATGCATCCTCAATTGGTATGTTTAATTCTTTTGATGTTTGAAGTGCCAATTCACCATATCCTTTTACTCTTACGGATATATCTGTACTCTCAAAAAAACCACTATCCCTTCTTGTTAATTTACCCCAATCCCATGATGGATGAAATCCAGGTTCAACTATTCTTAAAAAATTCGAATAACAGTTTTTATAGTCTTTATAAAAAATTCTACTATCTGAATCAATATAAACAACACAATCTTCTATTTTAAAACCTTCTTCAAAACAAATTATTTTGTCATTATAAGTAAACCTCTTATTTGGATATTCACTTATGATAACATTAGGTAATTGTTCATATAATTCTTTTTTATCTGTTACAACTAAAATTTTTTGTTTGAAATAATTTAAATCACAACATAATTTAAGTGCATTTTTATTCGCGTTTTCACCTACCGCAATTGTTGAAATTATATAGTTCTGTTTTTTGTATTCTTTTTTACAACTATTGTTTCCTTGAATATCGGTTACAAATGAATTTTTAACTTGTACAATTTTTTGATTTGAAACAAAAACATTTAAACTTTTACACTTTGTATAAATGGCGGTATCGATTTGATTATCGATGTCTTTTAAAGTCTCTAATAGTCTTGTTGCACCTTTTGGTGAAATAATTAATGAAGGTAAACATGTAATCATTCCTTTTGGAATAGATAAATTTTCTGAATATGATTCCTTTTCTATTTTAGTATCACCATAACCTAAATAACAAAAATCGAAATCACTTGGTAATTCTTCTAATATCTTTTCTAAATGAGAATCAAAATTATCATCAATTATTACATCGTCTTCAAATGTGATTGCGGGTGAATCTAATGTTTCTATTAATTCGAATAGTTTGATATAACTTAACAGAACACCTAATCCTCCTTGAGTTAATGAAAGACCCCATGCTGTTATTGTCTCCATTAAAATATCATCGATAGCATTATTAGACAATAAACCTTTCTGAACACTTCTCGGATGAATTTTGTAACCATTTATGGCATCAAATCTTTTATAGATATTTTTTAAATGGTTACTTTTTTTTAATTCATCTTCTATAAATTTTTTTCTATCCTCTCTTCTTTCTAAATTAATATAAAAACAATGTTTAATCATTTTATAAATTTCCTGTTAATCTTTCACACCATCCTTTTGATGTACTAAATGGCCATACCACCCAATACTTTGGTTTATTTTCCACTTGGAATTCTCTCCATAATTTTCCGTAACCATCCGGGTCGTTCATTATTCTGTTAATTTCATGAATATCCGCATCTTTTCTATGAATTGTTTCGTCTTTTTCATCATGAAAGGCAACAACCCAAAACTCATAATCCTTCTCAGGTACTTTTGAATAATGAATATCAATACAATGTTTGAAAATTTTTAAGAAGGATGATTCAAACTCTTCACCATACAATGGTGGGTTAGGTGCTAAGTTATTATCTTGTGTATATTTTTGAATTGCTCTTTTCTTAAAAGAAAGACCTGAATAACGTTCGTAATCCTCTAATGTTCTAACTTTTCCAAAATCATATACACCGAAATCAATATCTTTAACTTCACCATCCATTTCAAATAATTTTCTATTTCTTAAATGACATCTATTGTTTCGATTTACCCATACAGGGTCATCATCCCATTGTTTCTTTCTACCTTTTCTTGTATACTCGTGCCAAACAACTATTTTATGAGGATGAAATAAATCATAACCCCAAGTATAGGCCCTTACTGCAATTGAAATTTCTTCTCCGTGAAAATAATATTCAGGGTCGTGCGGAACCTCCAAACAAAATTGACCTAAGGTAAAACAAAAATGTGCGGAATAAAATCTTGCCGGTAATGGTTCCGTTCTTTCTTTAAAATCGTCAATTGCTGCAGGTAAAAAAAACACCGCACCTTCAGGAATAAATCTATCAAAATTCATTTTCCAAGGAACCATATTTCTACCTGCCGGGTCTTTATCGGGATCAAAAGATGAAACGTAACCAGTTAACAAAGGTTTTTCGTGTCCCTTGTCTTGTAATTGTTTAATCATGTTAATCAATTCTTCGTCCCAATTTTTAATAAATCGATGATGTGAATCTAATTGTAAGGTAAATTCTTCCCCATCATAATTTTGTTGTAATAAATTTCTTGCCCAACAAGCACCCTTAGAATCCTTATAATTGATATCCACGATTTTAAATCTTGGGTCATCTTTAAAATTGTTTAAATTATCCCATGTATCTTCGTCTGAGTGTTGCCAAGCAATTGAAAAAACTAAGTTTTCAGGATATTTTGCATTTAATAAACAATCTTTTATTGTTGGAATTAATTGTGGGTCTCTATATGAGGCAATTTGGATAAAGATTTTATTTTCTTTCATGTTTAATTTAATTATTGAATAATATAACATTAAATAAAAAGACTTTAAACCATTATAAGATGATTTTTTTTTATGGTTTTTTTTTCGTATAATATTAAAAAAGATGTTTTAATATTATGGCCAAAGTCTACCAACCGATTGTAATTGAAGAAACCGAGAATATTTTACTGGGTTTAATTGAATCAAAGTTTTTTGAGGATTATGATATAACAAATTTAACTTTTGCAAGAGAATATATTTTAGAATTAATGAATGAAAAATATATTTCAGGACTTTTGGATGGAGATGATGAAAATGATGAAATCTTCACTGAAGAAGAGTTTACAAAAGTACTACAAGAACTAGTTGCGGGTAGTGTTTTATATGAATTAAAAGAAAGTGGGTATGTTAATTCATATAAAGATGATGATACCGAAGAAATGTTCTTTTTAACTAAAAAAGGTAAGAAATATTTGAAAAACGATAAGAGTGAAGAATAATTAATCCAAATTAAACGTGTCGTTAAATTTTTTATCTGAATTTTTATAAGATTTTTGTGTTTCATCATTAGCATTCATAGTATATTGCCAATTCCAACACAATTCATCTCTTACATCAAATCCAAAGAACGATAAAACTTGTTTTTGTGTCTTAATTACTTCCCTACCATTCCAATTTTGACCAATTGCAATTAAACCACAAGAAACTTTTTCTAAAATATTAGATTCACCGAGAGTTGTGTGTCTATTTTCTAACCATGTTAATCTTTCTATAAGATTTTGGTATTGTGCGTTCATTTGACCCCATCTTATGGATCCAAAAAACACAACCGCATCAGATTCAAACAGTTCTTTAGAAATTTTCCACAGTTCATCATCAGGATTGTTAATACTTCTCCAACATCTGTGGTTACCAGTCGGGTTTTTTTCTTTATCCTTCAATGAAGCCTTTTTCACACCACATGAATTACCATCAACATGTGAAACATTACCCTCACAATGATGAATTTGTAGTTTTATCGTCTCAAAAAGGGTACATTTCGATTTACCCAAGTACGATTGAATGGCCTTAGCTAATTTTGTTGATTTTGGTTCCTCTTTTAACTCTTTCATTGCCCATTCACCCCTGTTTGAGGTTGTTATGAACAACACTTTTTCTTTACCTTCAAGAAACTTAACAGTTTTAACAAGATTCTTATAACTTGGGTCATCTTTTTTAAGATTTGGGTCAATTTCCTCTAAAAGTTGGGTTAGTTCCATTATTTTTTCTTTTCTTCAACTTGTTGAGTATAAATGTTTCTCTTATACTGTCTTATTTTATCTTTGAGTTGGGATAACAATTTCTGTGCACCCGCTAAATTACTTGAAATTCCCGTAATTCTACCATTTGACACCCCTTTTAATCCACCGGGTATAGAATCTTCTAATTTCCTGAATTCTCTAATTGTGTCATTAAGAGAATTTTGTAATTCCTCTATTTTAAATTGAACACGATTAAATTCTTCTCTCTTAACCTTATTGGTTTCTTCGGTTAGAATTTTGGTTATCACCTCTTTTACTATGTTTTCAGAAATTATTTTGTTTTCCATACTAATATAAATACTTTTTTCTTTATTAATTTTTTAATTTATAGATTTTTTCTTATATTTTATAGTGAAACTTAGAAACCATGAGTGATATTTTTGAAACGTTGTTCGATTTTGATGATATTCTGATTGAACCTAGTATTTTATCTAAAATCAGTTCAAGAAGTGAGGTTAACCCAAGAAACGTTTGGGGTAACTTACCATTAATGACCGCACCAATGGATACGGTTGTTAGTGAGAATAATTTTCACCTCTTTAAAAAAGAGGGTATACTACCCGTATTACCCAGAATACAGAATCCATCCAATGATTGGGTGGATGTTAATATATTTCTATCATATAGTTTACAAGATTTCGAAAAAATCTTTTTAAAAGATAAAGTCCGTGTTAACGACGGTGATAGGATAATGGCATTGATTGATGTTGCAAACGGACATATGGAAATTCTACATGATTTAGCAAAACAAGCTAAAAAAATGTATGGTTATTCGATGTGTTTAATGGTTGGTAATGTGGCAAACCCCAAAACATTTCAAGAATATTGTAAAATTGGTGTTGATTTGGTAAGAATAGGTATTGGTAATGGTAATGGTTGTTTAACCACAGTCCAAACGGGTGTTGGATACCCTATGGCGTCATTAATTGAAGAATGTAATGAAATAAGAACCATTAACAATTATAGAACTGAAATTGTTGCTGATGGTGGGTTTAAGAAATTTTCCGATATTATTAAAGGTCTCGCACTTGGTGCAGATTATATTATGATAGGTTCAATATTAAACAAGTGTTTGGAAAGTGCGGGTGAGACAACAAAAGAAGATGGTACGATAATCAATCAATTCTCACCTGAAACAAAAGACATGTTCCACGTGGAAATCCCCCTTTATAAAACATTTAGAGGTATGAGTACTAAAGAAGTTCAAAAAGCGTGGGGTAAAGGAGATTTAACGACCTCTGAGGGGGTTATCAGAAGAAATAAGGTAGAATATACCTTATCGGGTTGGGTTAAGAATTTTGAGGATTATTTACGTTCTGCAATGAGTTATACAGGAAAAAAAGAACTCCACCGTTTTATTGGTGGAGTAGATTTTAATTTAATAACTCAAAATTCTTTTAGAAGGTTTGATAAGTAATTAATCTAATCCAAATTCCTGTTCTTCGGATCCTGTTAATTCACCATCTCTTTTCATACCGTCTTTAATATATGTTCTAATCAATTTAGATACGTCTACCTTTTTGTGTTGTGCAACCTTCTCAATCTCCTTATAATAAGCAGGAACAACTCTAAATGTTAACATTTTAATAAGTTGTTTGTGTTTAGGTTTATCTGATTCGAATTTTTCGTCTATATTGATGTCCATCTTTTAAATTTTATATATAAATATTTGGTAAACCCAAATAAATTAGGTATATTATAATATAAATACAAGAATTATGTCAGAAGAAAAACAAAAGTCAGCAATCAAGCAATGTGAGGAAATGTATCCCGAAACCACGGCGGAGTTTAAAAAGATTCTTAATGAAATGTATGACACGTTTTGTAAAAAACAATTAAACTATGGTCCGGATAACATATCTGTAGGAACTAAATTATCAACACCAGAAGAGGTGAAACTATCCCAAACGGGGTTGTGGTTCAGAATGAATGATAAAATACAAAGATTAAAACAATTGGTGTTATTGAGTCGACAAGATACTGTCGGTGAAAGTGTTGAAGACACTTACCAAGACTTGTCGGTATATAACGTCATAGCCATGATTGTTATAAGAGGTAAATGGGCTAAGTAATATATAAGTATATATGTTTTAATGGGGGCCCAATGCCCCCATTTTTTTACACAATTTTTTTTGAAATATTTATAATAAAAACGAGATGAAAATAGACATAAACCACCCATCATTCGTCAATTTTATTGAGAATGTAATCAGCAACATTACAACTAATGTTCATGTTGAGAAGTATTTTAGTTTATCAAAAGAACAAAAACTCAGTGAACAACTAAAGGTTTTTAAAATAATGAATAACTCCTTAAGGAGTGGTATAAAACTTAATGAACCTGAATATAAAAGTTTTATAACCGTATTGTGGAAAAGAAGTGAAGAAAATGAAAAATATGAATTATCTGCAATTTTAAAAGATGCAATAGACAATTTTGATGGATTATATGATGTTATAAAACCAATAAAAAAGATAACAAGAAAAATAAAGACTAGTAATAACAATGAATAGTAAAATCATTGACGTAAAGACAAAGAAAAAATTATATAACCTATCAATTAGGTGGTGTAAGGACTTTTTTGGTGTCAATGAAAGAAAAAGAACAAAACTTAAAGTTATCTTTAGTAAAAGAAGAAGAAAAATAAAAAATTCAATGGTTTTTGGTAACTACTGTTTTTATAGAAATCGTATAACAATTTATTTACCCCATTGTAATACAATTGAAGAAGTTGTATCAACAACAATACACGAATACACACATTATCTGCAATCGAGATTAAAATACAAACAATACGAACAGTATCATTATTATTCTACACATCCTTATGAAAAAGAAGCCAGAAGAAACGAAGAAAGATATACACAACTTTGTTTAAAAGAAATTAAGAATTTACTATAATAGCGTCACTAATCTCCCTTAAAAATAACAAATAGTCTTCCTCAGATTTATATTTGCCTCTTATTACAATATCACAGTGCCATAACTGTTTAACGTCTGAGACATACTCCGATTTAATTTGATCAGGTTTAACTTTTCTATAAATCCAGTATAACTTATTCTGATAATTTACTAATTCCTTATTTAATAACATTATTTTTTGTGGTCGTTTGGTTCACACAACATTTCTAGTTGTTCCCATTTAAATTTAGGTTTTTCGTTTAAAAAGACGAAGCATCTCCATTTATTCTGTTTCTCAAAATAAATGTGTTTTTGTAGGTGTGAAGGAATCGCTGCACCGGTTTGTACCTTTTTAACGGGGGCGTCAAAAAATAACTTTACAAGAACTGTTATATTCTCTTGGTCGTCCCATTTTCTAATCTGTTCTTCTAATAATCTCCATTCTCCTCTGTTTAGATATTGATCCTGCATTATACAATTTAGATATGAAAATGTTTGTTTTAAATTTTCCATATTATCTGAAAAAGTTGCGGCTGGTGCACCATGACCTTTATCATAAATGTTTTTGGCGTAATCATCCGCATCAGATGTTTTAATGTTCTTTTCTGTATAAAAGTCCATTGTACCTCTATTAACATTTGTAGGACGATTTGTTGACCTATATTTAATCCATAAAGGTTGTTCTAACTTCTGAGAATATAATACCTCAAATACATTATTTTTAACTCTAATTGTGTCCTGTGAAAATGAAGTAAAGCTTATTAATACCCCAATTAATAATGATAGTGTTTTTTTCATAATTCTATTTTTTTTATATAATTAAATATATCCAAAGAAGTGTTACCATAAACGTCAAATTCAACAAAAGGTATACTATTAACCAATAATCGTGTTTTAACATCTTTATCAATGTCTTTAGATTCCTGTAGATTTTGAAATCTCCCGTTTTCATCATAAGTCGTATCATCTCTTCTAAGTAGTATGTTTAAACTGTTATATTTCTTAAATAGTGAAAGTAAAAATTCATCAAAGGTTTCATCATAAAACATAGACGGGTACTGAGGTTCAGTATTATATCTTGTTTTATACACCATACCCAAAATTATAGGAGAATCAACGATAATATATTTTACTTTACCATATAACCGACTTATGTTTCTGTGTTGATTTGCGGTTATGTAAAACTGATCCTTAATTGCTGAATGATTTTCTTCCCATGCAACTATTTTTGGAAATTCGTATGTCAATTCAACATCAAAATGATGTTTTTTCATAATTGTATATAATCCCGTGGATTGTGTTGACTTACCAATTCCAGGTCCTCCAAAAAAATTAATTATTAAACTATCCATAATTAATTAATATAGATAAAAAAAGGGAGATTTCATATCTCCCATATAATTCTTTTTAAAACTTTATTTTGTCCCCCGACAACAAAAATAAATAAGACATCACCTTACGAAAAGGAATTAAAAATGAATGACTATTTGTCAGTAAAAAAAATATTTGAGTTTTCGGGTCGACCATATTGAAAAACTTTGAAATTTTATTTTTAACAGAGGTATTTATAACATATGGAAAACATTTATTCGGTTTTAATTACCGCAATTACTGTATTGGGAGGGACGACCGCCTTTCGTTTTTACGAAAAAAGAGCAATGCGTAAAGAAAGAGATGATGAATTTATTAGACATGACTGTAAAGACAGAATCTCTAAATTAGAGGCATTGTTAGTTGAATCCTCAAGAGAAAAGGATGATTTAAGAAAAATGGTTTTAGATTTAACCAAGGAAGTTGCAGCTCTAAGTGTTAAAGTTGAATTCTTAACAAAAGAAAACGAAGAATTACATAAAAAAAGAAGAACAATCAAGTAATATGAAAAAATATATATTCACAGAATCCCAAGTTAGGAAAATCATTGATAATCAAATTTTAGAACAAACCACAGAAGAGAGGATATTAATAAATGCTGGTTCTGAAGAATTCTTAAACATGAAAAAAATTCAAGGAAAAGATTTAACAGAAAAAATTAAGAAATATCAAATGTCTATTGGTTGTGATCAAACAGGCCACATGTTGGATAGTATAGAATGTATTAAACAAAAAAACAGAAAAGATTTTATTTTATTGAGGGATACGATTCGTAAAAACAGGTCCATTTTGGATAAAATTCCTGTCTTTATTGGTAAGTTATTTGGATATAAAGAAGACCCCGAATCAATATTTTAAGATTTATTAACACAATTATCAAAAATTGTAATTATATCATCTTTTGATAATATGTTGTAACATTCCGAATAACCTGAAAAAGACTCTAAAACTGGTCGGTATTTTTTCACCGACCTTTTTTTATTTAATTTTTCTTTGATTTCATCCTCCAACTTTCCTGCTTCAGGAGTATCAATTCTTCTTAATATTGACTCTAAAATATAACCCTCATATCCGTAAGCTTTACTGAATCTTCTCATTATAAATCTTTTAGAAGTGATACCAACCTTAACAAATGTTTTACCTGTTAATTCTTCCTTTATCAATACCAAATATAATGATTTTGGTATTTTACTTAATTTTTTCTCTTTTTCTTTTGATTTTTTGTTCAGTTTAGATTGGACGTATTCCCTCAGTTTTTCAATCGTTTTAAATTCCTTTAAATCTCTATTGGGGTTTATTATAAATTTTTTTAATCTGTCAATATAAATTGTTTTACCGTTATCAGCAATATATTTGACCCCTTTTGGGGTTTTTTCCTCATAAACTGAGTAGTAACCTATTTTGAATAATAATTTAGATGACATATAATGTTATTTTTTTTATATAACTTTTTTTAAAATATTTTGGATATCACTTTTAATATACATACATTTGCATTGAAAATAAATCAAAATCATGGTTAACACTAAGAAATGTTCAGGATGTAAAGAGTCAAAATCAATTGGCCAATTTTACAAAAACAAACTAGTATTAGACGGTCATAGTAACTATTGTATCGACTGTACTAAACAAAATGCAAAGAAATATTTCCAAAGAAAAAAGGAAAAGGTAGCAAAATCAGAAAGTGATAATTTGATGAAAATGGTACTTTTATCTAACTATAATGATGTTGATTCGTCTAATGCGGACAATCTCATGAAGATTCTGATGATTGAGAAAATGTGTAAATCTATACTTTTTGAATTGGATGAATTGAAAAAATCATATACAAAGTCAGAAAATTTGGTTTCTTGATAGTACAGGATGAGTTTATTTAATATTTATATTAGTTATATTTATTAATATGAATATTAAAGACATCGTAAAAAGACACCTTATGGAAGCCCAAATGTCAAGGGAAACCGAGGCATTTTTGTTGAATAAGTGGAAAGGTGTAACTCCTGAAGCGGTAAAAAAGATTTTCGATTGGTTCGAAAGTGTAAAAAATAGTTTTCCATTAGAACCCGAGAACGTAAAAGGTGGACTTTTGAGTTTTATGGGTTGGTTTAACGGAAGCTCACCCAATAGAGAAAAATTCGACCTTAAAAATATTAGAGACATTAGATCATATTCTCTACCACAAATAAAACGTTTGTGGTCTGAATTTAAGAGTGAACCACTTTTTACGGGAGAAGAGGGTGAAGAGGTTTCACTTTCTGTTGATGAGATTTTCTATAAAAATGTAGATGGTTCCGCACCTAGTAGTAATTCAATCGTAAACTATTTTAATAGTCCAAATGCGGTTAATGAAAATGATAAAAATAGATTAACGCAACTTTTTGAAAAAAGTAAGGAGCTTTGGTATGGAACTCGTCATTTAATTTTTGAAGATAATGGATTTAGAGTATATAACGTTCCAGACCAAGCAACATCAATTGCTTTTGGTTGGTATCTTTATTACATAAGATATACATACAATTATAGTGGAAATAACTGGTGTACAACAACTCCAAGTTCAAACAACTTCTTTCAAAGTAAAAGAGGAGATAGGTCTTTTTACTTTGTTATAGATGAGTCTAAATTTCCACAATCAAATGATAATCGTAGTAACCCACCTACGGACGGCCCAAATTTCTTTTTATCTGCGTTACAGATAATGGCACCGAACAATTATGACCGTGCAAAATATAAAGTAACTGGTATTCATAATCCAGGTGAACCGACATTTGACGAGGAAAATTTATTAAGATTATATCCAAAACTTAGACCATTATTAGATACTGATAAATTACAATATGTTCCATGGTCAAAAAATGATCAATTAGGTGGTGGTAGAAACGTCGACCCAATTTCAAGAATTAATGAAAGAGAAGGTGATGAATTTGAATTCGCAGTTAGACCACCAAATGAAAAACTTGAATACATTAATAGACAAGGGGCCGTTTTAAGAAAGGCAAAGTCGTGGAGAAGTATGACTGAGGCAATGAAAAAACAATATTCATTCGCAACATTGACTAGAGACAACATGTATGATAAATTTTCAAACTCTGAATTATTTAAAGCATTAAGTCAAGCAGAAAGAAAAACATTAGATAATAGAATTAACATTGTTAGACCTGAAGAAGGTGGTATCAAATTAATCATTAAGAATATTATGCAAAATGATTTCTATGTTGATGAGAGACTTTCTTTAGATAAGGATTATATTTCATTATACAAAAGTAGGTCATCGGGTAAATTTGGTATATACAATTTAAAAGAAGATAATTGGGTTAATTTTGATGGAATCACATTTGATGATGAATACCATCAAATATCCGAGAGACCTTACAAAACAAATGATGGTAAAAGATTTTTTGCCATCATATACGGTAGAAGTTCCACACCTGATAATAGTTCATTTTATGTTTTACTACCAGTAATGGGTAATAAAATCGATGGTTACTTTGTAAGTGCTAAAAAATGGGACGAGTTAAAGGTTCAATTGGTTGGTGAAACTGATCCAGAAAAAACAAATACTGAATTTGACCCTGAAACGGGTAACGATATTGAAGAAATGAAAAAGGGAGTATAAACTCCCTTTTTTTATGACCTTGTGATTTGTTTATTATTAGAATTTTGTTCCGCAGTGTGGACAGAACTTATGTGTATCTTTTTTTCTTTTTGCACCACACTCTGTGCAATATGTAACTAACTCTTCTCTAACAACCGGTTTAGTTGATTGAGGTTTAATTTTCCACCAATTTGTTGTCGATGGAAAACTATAAAACGATGAATTATCGTAAGTAAAAACTTGGTCAGATTCTGATCCTTTTTCAACTCTACCCGTTTCAACATGTCTTAATGGACTTGTTAATTCTTTTTTAATTCTATTCGAATTGTTAAAAAATGAATTAGTGTTAATAGTACCACTTGTTAATGATGCATTATAAAATGTATTCGTACTTGTTGTAGTAAAAGAAGTATTACCTAATGTGTTATGAGTTGTATATGTATACGGTGTATTAGTCCAAACCGGATTGTTAATGGTTAATGTACCACTACCACTTAAGTAACTTGGTGTAACAATTTCATTATAGAACTTAACTGTAACATCACCATTATTGGCAATAGATTGTTGTACATCCTCATTATTTCCATTTACAACGTATGTTTCAAACAAAAACTTCTTTGCCTCATCAAGATACCTTTCGAGGAAAACGCGTTCACCAGGACGAAGTATAATACCACTACCGATGGAATTACCATTCATCTCGATTTTTGCTAAAACTTTATTTTGTGTTGGATTAAAAAGTTCGATTTCGAACTCATCACCGTTTTTAAGATATACGGTGTCTACGTGCTGTTTTAATCTTTGTTTACCTTTGGTGATAAAAGATTGTGGTACAGCATAACCAATCGTGTTGATTGAAATTCTTCTGTTCATTTCCTTATATTTTTTTGTATTTGAACCCGAATTCGTTGGTATCAATTCCAACTCAAATGCCACAAGGACACTTCCGATTCAACCACAAGGTCTATTATAAGTATATCGAAGAATTAATAAAATGTAAAGTAAAAACCTTATAAAGTGTAAACTGGAACATGAATTGATTCAACAACAACCTCACCGTTCTCGTCATTACCTAATTTAACTATTATCTCGTTACCAATTGTAATAACACCTTGGTTTTCTTGTGTTTCTTGTTCAACATTTTCCCAGTTTAATGGAATAGTAATTTCAATATCATCCGCATCATCTACCTGTGGAGTAATTGTTAATTCTATTTCAGATGGTCCTTGAATATCGTATAACGAAATATCTTTTATACCCCAACTTCTATGTTCTTGGTCAATTAAATATGACAATCTTATATCACCAGCAACGGCCCAATCTATATCATTTCCATTGATTTTTACACCATATGTTTCCACATCTACCGAAACCACCCTTTCGTATCTATTGTCGTTAATCCCTTCACTAATACGTTTTTTAATCATATTCAATTGATTTTCACTGAGTAATATCTTTTTCATTTTTCTAAATTTGTGATTTATTATAAATACCTGATAAAAATAATAAAAAAATTTGGTATATCCATAAAAATTCCTATCTTTGTGGTCTAAAACGATTTTATCATGGGTAGAGTATTTGTCTTATTAGTGGTTTTTTTGGTGTTACTCACAAGTTGTTCTGTGGGTAAAAAAACACGTGTAACAAAGACACATATGTGGGAAAACAAAATGGTGACAAAGAAAGAATATGATTCATTACTTTATCACCACACATATAAATTTGTACAAAATTACAAGGAAAACAATTAAGCCTTAGTTGATTGTATTGGGTTACCGCATAAATCGGTTGTTAATAATACCGTTTCTTGTGTTGATCCCCTTTTCATACCTGAATTAGGTTCTCCATCATACAAAGGTGTATCAACCTTCTTATTAATAATTGTTACCCACGGTGTCTCGGCGTGAGTTCCTGTTTTATAGAACATTTTATACTTACCATCTTTTGACACCAATGGTACTATTGTTAAAACTATCTTATCAGATGGTGCATTATCAATAATACTCTTAGCCCTGGCCCCGTCTAACACAAACGTTTGAGACCTACTTCCACCTGACAATCCATCGGATTTTCTACCATATTCTTTAAAAGAATTATTAACCTTTTCCAATTCTTCAATAAAAGGTTCTATTGTTTCATAACCAAGTTTAGAAGCATGATATCTCATATTTTCTGACCACTGTATTACTGGTGGTTCAGGAATTATTTTTTTCCTTTCTCTTTCTTTATAAACACCTGATGCTAATTGTTTTTCGAAATTATCAACTAATTTCTTATGTTGGGCCATTTGTTTTTGATGTCTATTTCTAGCATAATCAACACCCATATCTAACGTGGAGTTATTTAAATTAACAATACCCAACGACACTCCATTCATTCTAATTTCAAAAATAGCCTCATCACATTCGTGATTTGATTTGTTTTTACCTTTGTAATAACCTACTGTAATCTCAAGACCAACAATACATTCATAATTTTTTCTAGCACTAACTACCGCTCTCACAAATTGTTCGGATTTATATTGAGCCATTTTTGTCTTGTCTTTAAGATCATTAGGACCTGAATATGGGGTTTGACCAATCACTGTTTTTGGTTCAGGTATTTCTGGTAGTTCATTTTGAGATAATGTTTTACCTACCAACGATTTAAAGTAATTTTCCAAGAATACTTTTAAAGATTGACCTCTTTTTTGAGATAAAACACCCGGTTCTAATGTTACGGATGGATTAACCTCTGTGTCCTTATTTGTTACTTTACTTTCACCCGATTCAATTTGAATGGTGATTTTACTTCCTTTATGTTGATTTATAAAATTTACGATTTTAACTAATTCATTAGTGATACTTGAGGTTTGCTGTGGGGTTAGTTTCCATTTACCCATCGACCACATTGCACCAAAATTAACACTAATTGATTCAGTCTTACTCTCGTTCTGTTCTAAAACAACCCCATCTATTAGTTTTTTTATCTGATTTTCTGTTAAAATTACGGTTCTCATCTATTTTCTAAAATGTTTATATCATATAAATACTTTAATAAAATATATGTGGTATTTATATGTAAATAAACATTAATCAAAAATTAACAAAATATGTTATTGAAATTAGGTTCTGAAGGAGAAGACGTAAAAAAACTCCAAGTAAAATTAGGGGTTGACCCAATTGGTAAATTTGGCCCAAAAACCGATACAGCCGTTAAAGCGTGGCAATCAGCAAATGGACTTACTCCTGATGGTGTTGTTGGTCCATCAACATGGGCTAAATTAATGGGTGAATCTGTAACAAGTACACCTACTGTCATTACTGAACCTGCACCCGTTGCAAATGTTGGTGGGTTAAAATTAGAAAAATTAAAAGGACATGTTCCCGACGCGGTAATTGCTCAAATTCCTGATACCGCATCTAAATTTAACATTAACACACCACTAAGACTTGCACATTTCTTAGCACAATGTGGTCATGAAAGTGGAGGATTCAAAGTAACACAAGAAAATTTAAATTACTCCGCAAAGGGTTTGATGGGTATTTTCAAAAAATATTTCCCAACACAAGCATTGGCTGAATCATATCAAAGACAACCACAAAAAATAGCAAATAAAGTGTACGCTTCCCGCATGGATAATGGAAATGAAGCTAGTGGTGACGGCTACAAATTTCGTGGCCGCGGATACATTCAATTAACCGGCAGAGCAAACTACACAGCATTTGGTAAGGCAATTAATGAAGACATTGCAAATAATCCTGATGTTGTAAGTGGAAAACACGCATTATTATCTGCTGCTTGGTTTTGGTCAAAAAATGGACTGAACACTTTGGCAGACGGAGGTTCAAGTGATCAAGTTGTAACATCAATTACAAAAAGAGTAAACGGCGGAACAATTGGTTTACCTGATAGAATAAAACACTTCAAAGAATATTATCAATTGTTATCATAAAAAAAGGGAGTTTAAACTCCCTTTTTAATTTGTGTTTTTTTTAAATCTAATTAAACTTTCAAATAATTTATAATTGGTTAAAAGTGATATTAAATTTTCAACCTTAACACCATCAGGTTCTCCCCATCCACCAAACTTTTCTCCCGTATCTTTATTTGTATATTCTATTTTAACCATACCTGTATCACAATTAATTTCCGTAGATTTTAGTTTTACTTTTATGTGTTCGTTTTCGTATGTTTTACTATAACTGTTAAAATATTTTTGAATGATTTGATTAAGTGTTTGTCTTAATTTCATACAACTACCACTACGTTCCACATCTTCTAAAATATAATCAAAGAATTTGTCAGTTTCTTTTGTTAACTGATTTGATTCTCCATATTTTGGATATGTTACTTCATAATCATATATTCTTTCGAACTCATGTGCGTGTCCACAATAACCAACAAATTGATTTAACATTTCATTTAAATTATCTTCATCAGGTGCATTATCATATCCTTTCTTTAATAAGAACTGAACAAATTTTACAATACCTAAACTAACATTATAACCACCACCATATTCTGAACTAACATCAATATCTTTTTTAATCTCATCGACCATTGTATCATTTCCATTTTCATAACTCGCATATGATAAATCGGCAATATCTGACCAAAATGCATCTTGAATATCATCTTTTTCTTTAAATGTATCAAAGAAACTACTTAAGAAATTATCAAAATCTTTTATTAAAAACTTTTGAGAGAATTCAGTTGCATTTTGAGTATAATATTCATTTAAAAATGATTGTAATTTTTCTACTTCATCTTCGTCCAAACCCATATCTTTCATATCGTCATAAACGAATTCCCACCCATGATTTGATTCATATTCATACCAACCCACGTTTTGTTCGAGTTGTTCTAAATCATCAATAATTGTTTCCACACTTATTTCAATTCTTCCCCCATCAATTGAAACGTTGACATTATTTAATAATTCAGATACTACATCTTCATCACTCGATAATATACCATTAACCAATTTGTTATTAATTTTACCAATTGATTTTTCAAATAATTGTAAACCAAATTCATTTGGTAAAATGTCTAATCTTTTAAGTTCATTTTTTATTTCATCACCACTAACTTCTTTTGTAAAAGATGGAAAGAAATAATTAAATATTTCTTTATTTTCAGGTCTTACAATAAATTCTGATGTGTTAATTCTTCTATCGTCTCTGTCCATATATTGATTAGACTCAAAATGAAATTGGTATTTCTGGTCAGGATTTTGTTTATTAATCATTATAAACAAAGGACCTTGTGGTGAATATCTACTAAACATATTACCTCTATCCTTATGTTTTTTATTTAAAGAATACGGTCCCCATGTTGTACACCACTCAGTATTAACACCCAAATAACAAGATGCCCTTTCAGTTAATGGTTGAAATATATACCAATTTTCTCCGTTATGTAAAACCTTAAATTCATCTTTAGAAAGTACTTTTAAAATTTCACCAAGACTTTTGGTATCCTTTGCAATGTAATCTTTAACAACATTATACAAATCACCGAGTTCTTTGATTTTACCTAAATCTAACGGTATTTTGTGTTGATAAACATACTCAAGATATTCTTTCGCCTTATCTAAATCTTCTATTTGTAAACCACCCTTTTGAAATAATGATATAAGTAATTTTGCATACTTACCCATTCTTTGAATTTTACCACCATCAACAACAGACTGAGGGTCTGAACCAACAATCTCTAAAAAATCATCATATGGAATTTTACTATAATATTTTTGGTAAATCTCATCACCAGATAGTTCATTTAGTAAATCCTCCAAAAGAATATTAAATTTCATATTCATAAATACTTCGTTTGACTTATTAACTTTTTTTTCTTATATTTTAAATATGGAAAAACCAATTGTTCATAATGTATTGGAATGCCCCGAATGTAAGGTCCCAAAGGGGTGGGGTGAAGAAATCATCATTTGTAATCACGAATTATATTGTGGTAAATTATTGTGTTTCAAACAGGGTGCCAAATTTTCTATGCATTATCATATGATAAAAGATGAAACTTGGTATGTAGATAAAGGTGAATTTATTTACAGATGGATAGATACCGAAACCGCCGAAGTAAATGAGAAAAAATTAAAAGTTGGTGATGTTGTTAGACAAAGACCGGGTCAACCACATCAACTTGAAGCAATAACTGATGGTGTGGTCTTTGAAGTCTCTACAGAACATTTTGATTCTGATTCATATAGAGTATGGAGGGGGGACTCCCAAAAATGAAAAAAGTTTGGATAAATGGTAGTTTTGATGTTTTACATGTTGGCCACATTCGACTCCTTGAGTATGGTGCTGGTCTCGGGAATGTTAGGGTTGGATTGGACACTGATCAAAGAATCAGTGATAAAAAAGGACCCAATAGACCGTACAATAATCTTGACGATAGGATTGAGTTTATATCATCTATTAAGTTTGTTAGTTCTGTTGTCACTTTTGGTTCAGACGATGAACTCATTCAGAGAATTATTGAATTTAGCCCCGATTATATGGTGATTGGTAATGATTACACCTATCAAACAATAATTGGTGTAGAACATATTCCGCAAATTATGTTTTTTGATAAAATTAAAAATAAATCAACTTCTTCTATATTAGGATATGATAGTAACAGTAATAGGTGAATTATGTAATGATATTTTTGTTTATGGTGATGCCAGGAGATTAAGTCCTGAGGCACCTGTTCCTGTTTTGACACATACACATGTTGAAACAAACTTAGGCATGGCAGGAAATGTCAAACAAAATTTATTGTCATTAGATTCAACATTACGTATTAATTTATTTCATCAAAAAACTGAAATAAAAAAAACAAGATACGTTGATGATAAATCAAACCATATGTTTCTAAGAGTTGATGAAGGTGAGGATAATATCGATATTTTTGATGTAAATATATCAAAGGGTAATGCAATAAAGAATTCAGATATTGTTATTGTTAGTGATTACAATAAAGGATTTTTAAATGAAGAAACATTAATTGAAATAGGTAAAAATTCTAAATTATCTATTATAGATACAAAAAAGAAATTAACAAAAGAAATCATCGAAGCATTTAGTTTTATTAAATTAAATGAACACGAATACAAAACAAATGAATCAATTTCAAACGAATACAAAGATAAATTTATTATCACATTAGGAATGAGAGGTGCAAAACATAATGACATAATTTATCCATCACCGTCACCAAAACAAACTATGGATGTGAGTGGTGCTGGTGACACTTTTACCGCGTCTTTTATTTTGAAATATAAAGAAACAAATAACATATCAGAATCAATTGTGTTTGCCAATTTAATGGCATCAATTGTAGTATCAAAAAGAGGAGTAACCACACCATGAGACACGCACTTGTAACAGGAAGTAACGGATTTATCGGTAAAAATTTATCTTATGAAATTTCAGATATCTTTATGGTATTTGGTATTGATGATGAGATTTTTGCTTATGATAAATGGATGGATAAATTAAATGAAAAATTAGACGAGATTCAACCCGACGTTATATTTCACGTTGGTGCTTGTTCTGATACATTAGAACAAGATGTAAATTACATGATGATTCGTAATTTTGAATTTACAAGAGTTCTTTCTGAATATTGTTTTGTAAATGAAGTACCATTAATTTATTCATCGTCAGCCGCAAATTATGGTACAAATAATTTATACCCATCTAATTTATACGGATGGAGTAAGTATGCTGCGGAACAAGTTGTAATTTTAAATGGTGGTATTGCGTTAAGATATTTTAATGTGTATGGTCCTGGTGAAGAACATAAAGGAAACATGTCATCTGTTGCATTACAAATGATGAATAAAGTAAAAAATGGTGAAGATGTTAAATTATTTCCAGGTTCACCAAAAAGAGATTTTGTTTATGTAAAAGATGTTGTGGGTGCAAATCTATTCGCATTAGACAATTATGATGAATTATCATATAGATTTTATGATGTTGGTTGTGGTGAAGCAAGAACCTTCGAAGATGTTATGGAAATAATGGGAATACCATATACGTATCATAGTGAATTAGATGTACCAAATGGGTATCAATTTTTTACACAATCCGATAAATCTAAATGGATGCCGGGATGGGGTCCTAAATATACTTTAGAGGAGGGACTCCAAAATTATTTTTTTCGAAACTTTTAATTTTTTTTATAATATTGTCGGCGATTACTTTATGAAATTTTTTTGATGGATGTTTATCTTGTGGTGGATTATTTCCAAAAAATTCATAATCAGTACAAATAGATAATTCATGATTATTTTTGGATGCTTCACTCATTGAATTATAAGTTATACCATCATATTTTATTTTTATCCAACGATTTGACATATAGTAATCGGATTCAATTAATTTATCATAATCGTTTGTGATGTTAATAATGAATGGTATGATACCTCTTTCTTCATAAAATTGGAATGTTGTTTTTATTCTTGTGAAAAGTTGATTCAATAATTTGTCAGTATACTCTTCGTATGACGAAAATCCATATTGTTTTAACTTATTATACAGAATGTCTACATTACTATCAGTTAATCTAATTTCTTGTCCATTTTCAAATTGAAAATGACTTCTGTGTGGGTATGAAGTTTGTAATATAATGTAATCAACATCTTCGAACTGATAAGTTTCTTCAGTCCAATTTGTATTTGGTCTTTTTAAATGAAATAATTGATTGATAAAATCTAAACTATCTTCATCGTTACCCGAATAAGCTCGTCTCGTTATTTCAAACTTTTCGAATTCTTGTGAAACCAATCTAGGGAACCTAAAAATATTTTTAACATTAAGGTGATGATATTTTTTTTCTGAATAATCATCACCGTTGTAGTATTTTTGGTATCTTTTTCTATCATAGAGCCATAAACCATGTCCGTGTGTATACGAACACCCGGCAAAAATTATACCACTCATAAATTAAAAACGGTCTTAATAATTGCGTAAGCAAATACTCCAACAGTACCGACTATCAAAATACCAACACCAATAGCAAATATACTTATAACTGTTTCGGCTATTTTTTCAACGTTAAATTTCATAAATTTAATTTTTATATTTTCCTTCAATCCAATCAAGAATCCAAGTTTCTTTTAAATTTTGTCTCATCAATTCTAATGGTGAAAAGTTCACATTTGGTTTTGAATCAGTTTTTTGATTATCACTTGGGATTGTTCCATATTTTTCAATTTCTGAATAATCAATAACGTGGTCTACTCTCGCTTGATTTTCTTTCCATTGTGATTTTTGGGTTAAAAATAGTGTTTGAGCAACGTTACCTCTAAAAACTAAAACCATACAATTAGACCTATCGGTTTTAGATTTTTCACCATCGGGTTTACTTTTATCTACCGGTTCATAATTTGTAAAAAATAATTTGGCGTCATTTCTTTTCATTGAAAAGGCTTGAGTAACCATTTGTTTTATTTTTTCACCTTCTTTACCTTCAGGATACTTTATTTGTTCTGTTCTAACTGTTGGTGAATTTAATTCAAAATCATATATTAAAACTGCAAAATCCTTATCTTTCGGAAAATCGTATTTGTAAATATTTTCTAATCTTTCTTTAATAATTTCTGCAATAGTATCTGTTAAAGTGTATTTCCCAATTATTTTAGTTTGTAATCCTCTTGGTAACCAACCTATTTTATTATTAAGTTCATGTCTAACATATTCTAAAACTAAATCGACACCATTTCTAAGTAATTCTAATCTATTGTTTTTTTGGTCAATATCATGATTATCTGGACGATTATCCAGTTCTTTCAATAAAGTTTGATATTGGGACTCAGAAATCAAGATTTTCATATCAATAAATATTAACAAACATAAATAAAAAAACCCAACTATTCAAGTCGGGAGTCCAGTATATACTAGTATTAATTATTTCTAGTTATCTAGTGCTAGATTCTAGTACTAGATATAAATACTGGGTAAAATGAAAAAGGTCTCCAAACGGAGACCTCTTAACATAAAAAAATAATTAAATTTATAGGAATCTTCTAAAATTGGATTTAATTTTTTCGATTGATTCGTTAACCACAGGACTTTCCTCCTCAACATCTACCTTTTCTTTATCTTCATCCTTCAACTGATTCATTTCATCGAATTTTTCTTCGTTGGTATCTTCAGCATAGGAATGTTTTCTTTCCATAATCATTTTAAGTTGGGTTTCTGTGATTTTTATCTTCTTTGACATGACATATTGATTTCTATATAAATATTAGAAATTCTTAAATATTCTATCCAAATCACAGTCTCTTGTGATAAATTTATTATCCAATAACTTTTGTCTGTTTTCTTTGAAGAAATTTACCATTTCAACGGGTACAAATGGGTCCTTCTCTGAAATTTCAATTGCTCTATTTTTATTGTATCTAATGATATCTTCAATTCTATTATATAATTCTTTTAAATCTGAATTCTTATATTGATTAAAATTTTGAACCATTTTCATAATTTTAATATCTAAATCCCTTTCATTGTCAAAACTATAATCGAATAGTTCGTCATATTTTTTGAAACCTAATTTCTCCAATTGTGAATTATGATGAAGTGGTCCTGATACCAATAAAGGTTGACCTATTAGTAAATTTTTGAATGTTTTCTCAGAAAAAAATATTTCGTGATTAGTATATAAAGATTCACCAACAAGGTTAAATAGACATTTATTATTTAAAAGAAAATCGGTATTAAATTCCGTGTCTTGGTTAATATTATCAATGATATGGATTTTATCTCCCAAATCAAGTGTAAGAATCTTTTCCTCCCAACATTTGAAGTTATAGGGATTGTGCCAAGATGTTGATAACATATTCCAAGAAACAAGACCGTGTTCAAACAACTCATTTTTACACAACTCATCAATAATTAATGATCTATTTGGTCTTGGGTGTCTGTTTAAACAAAAGAATAATTTTTCAAATGATGTGTTGATGTTTATATCCTCAATTGGTCTATTATAAACTTTTTCTAAGTAGTGTAACGAATAATGTAAATCGAATGTTAACCAAGGTATGATTTTTACATTTTTAATCACATAATCACCATATGCCCACGAATCAACTAACTTACTTCCACCATACAAAAAGTATATTTTAATATCTCTATTAATTAAGAAGGTTTCAAATTCATGTAAAATTCTACTATAATATTCATCCATTACTTCTTGTCTTGGTATATCAACAGGTATACCAATAGGTTCAAGTGGATGCCAATATAAGATATCAATAGACCTGTCATTTTCAAATTCTTTTGAGATTAAATTGAAAACATCTTCTTTATCGTATGATACGTTGTATGTATCAAGCACTGTTTTTATTTTAAGTTCTCTCATTAGTCTCTGTCTTCGTATCTTTTTCTAAATATGTCTTGTATACCCTCATCCAACCAATTAGGTAGTTTTTCCACGAATTTTGTAAAATCTTTACCATCGTAAACCAAAATAGGTTCTCCGTCAAAATCCTTTTCATATTTTAAATGAATGGGTTCTAATACCCAATATCCATCACTACCTTCTGGTGGGTCTTCGTATGTCCCTGGTCTAAAATATGGTGCTTCATCCATACTATTATCAAAGGTGAATGTTAACGTATCATCTTTAAATGCAATTACAATTTGTTCATCATCATAATCAATCACATCTATATCACTTTGTTTATGATAAAGTTCTTTGTCATTCATTATAGATAGAATATAATCCACAAGATTAGAAATATTCTTAACCAATCTCGGATTAATCTCACTGTTTTCAATGAGACGATTATATTGTGTTTCACTAATTATGATTTTCATTTTTTTCCAAATTTTGTCCCGGTTCCGGCGGGGTGACCATTAGTTCAACTTAGGTCCTCCGGCGTTCATCCAACTTATAACCGACTGATATCCTCCCATCTTTCCCACAACGTCAATAACGTCCATTAGGGAGCTTTGTTTGTTCAAGCCATACTTAGACCTCAAATTCACAGAATAAGAGATTTGCGGTACGTTTCTGACGAAATCAAGTACCTTAGAGATGAGTGCATACTTCTGTTCGGTATTTAATCCGTCTCCACTATTAAGAACACCGGGGTTACTGTTCATGAATTCCTGGTACTGTCTATAATAATCTTTTTTAGATTGTTTATCCAAAGGGAAACTATTTCTATCGTAGGATAGGGATAAAAAGTTCTTATCAGACCTTGCACGTTCCTTTGCGTCGATTGCATCCTGTCTTTGTGCTTCCTTATCAAGTGCACGACATTCCTTTTCATAGGAACCATCATTTCCACCTTTTGTTAAACCACATTTTTGTGGTCCAGACGCCGCTTTCACTGGATCTGTCCATCCTTGTTCCATTATCTGGGACTCGGAGATATCTTTAACGTATTTTACATCCTTGCTTGGTACAACGATACATTTGGCAGTTTTCTTACCCATTTGTCTAAGGGCAGTCCATCTGTGGTGACCATCGATAATTTTATAACCCCTTTTCATCTTGTGAACCATAATTGGCATAAGGGATTTATTCTTTTCGTACTTGGAGATGATACCATCCACTTTATCTTGGTATTCCTTCTCTTTCTCGTCCTCAATAGGTTGATTGGGATGTAATGCTTTAAGAGGGATATTCATCTTGGGATATTTACTGATATCACCTTCTTCCCAATCAAACTTGGCACCCATACCCTTTTCGATATTAACTTTAATCTTTTCACTAAGGGATTTTAATTGGATCTCGGATATTAATATCTTCATATGAATAAATATTTAGAATAGATGAATGAAAAATATTTGAACACCTATAATGATTTAATTCTTACTTTTCCCAAAGGAGGAACCAAATTTTTGGACTCTATATTCGTTATTACTGGGGCACTACCTCTATATGGTTCAATAATAAAGGAAATTGATAAGGGAATCAAGTTTAAGTACGTTATAGTTAAAAACCCATTGGAATATTTCTGTTCTGCATTTAGAAACCTATATTATCCCGTAAAAGATTTGACCACCAAGGAAGAGATAATAATCAAAATGTTATCCAATAAAGATGCACATTATAACTTGGGGTTACATTCCATACTATACAACCTAAACACCAAGTATGATATTGAACATTATGTGGATATAACCAATTTGGATAATCTATTGAATGAAAAAATGGGAATACTTCCCTTTAACACCAACAAGAAAGACAAGACATTCCCATGGTATACCAATGATATGGTTATTGAGGAACTTAAGAGTGAACACCCTGACTTATGGAACATAATTGAATCTCAAATAAACGTTGAGATGTATTTTTATAATCAGATAAGAGGTATGGATAAATTCTATAGAGTAAAGAAAGATATTATATAATTGGGGTATAGTTTATTTTGTCTTCATATTCCTTAATTTTATCTTCCAAGAACCTCATACGGTCACTTTCACCTGATATACAGTCATATCTACCAAAACGTTTCACAAAGAGTTCCAAACCGTCCCTTTCTATTTCTTCTTCCATAATCTCTATGGATGGTAAATAACATTTATTGAATCCCATAATATAGATAATATAATAAATATTTTACTTATTGGATATGTTTTCTTCACGATATCTCAAATAGACACCCACAAAGAAAGATAAGGATGTACTATATAATAAACATTGTTCCATAGTTCCACCCAAACCCACAATTATCATTAGAGATATACACCATGTACCAAGTAGAGTCCAAAAGAATTTAAATAAGATTTCTAAAACTAAAAAAGGTAGAACCACAACAAATAATGCAATGGCTATCATATGTGTGAAGATTTTAAGTAATAGTTCTTTCATATAGATAAATATTGTTTTAACCATCTTTGATAGTGGTTGGAATCATATATTAACTCACCGATTCTAATGTGTCCTTTTTGATTTGGATGACCACCCTTTCCTTCGAAATATTCCCCCACAAATATTGTGGGGTTGGGAGCGTCTTTGTTCGATTTAATTATATCATAATCTTCCACACCTGTAAGTAGACTTGTTAAACTTCTATTGAAGTCCAAAAATCTATCTTTCTTAATAAGGGTATCGAATACACCATAAGGATTTATTATTCCATAGTTATGTACAAACAAGTAATTGGTAGAGGTTGATTCCATGTATTGTTGAATGGAGAAGATGAATAGTGAGGTATGATATTGAAACCATATCTTTTTATGTGATATAGTATCTAAATGATGCATCAGTTCTTTCATATGTAACTCACCCGTATCTTTTAAATGTTCTTGAGACACTAGAAAAAGACTTGACATACCATTATGTACATTTTCATAGTACCATCTAGTATCAGGTGGAATTACTATGACAACAAAATCGTCTGGTTGAAATGTGGTTTGAAATATGGTGTGTGTTATTTTCCCCAGAGCCGAACCCTGCTGACTATGGTTAATAAATTCCACATTTGATTTCTGTGCTAGAACATTAATAAATGGTACTTCATAAGATAAATCTAATTCACTCCCGTAACCCCACGAATCTCCGAAACAATATAACATATTAAAATTTTTTATTTACCCCACAATACACTTTCCACAGAGTTTATTAGTTGGGACTGTCTTTTAAATGCATCATTTTCCCACGGTCTTTGTTCATATTCTTTAGTGTTGATTTCCATAGTTTCTCCCATCCATGTTACTCCATTATTGTTGTAGATAAGATTACCACTCATATATTGATCCATATGGATAACCTCATGTGATAAAACCTCTATAGCATCTTTTTTATCGAGATTAATGGTAAATAAATAAAACTTACCGTTAAAGTAACGGATGTGTGCTTTTAATTCACCATCGAATTGAGATTTTGCATTATCACTAAGTGGTTGAATAATGACAACGTTACCAGATAAATTCATTTGTGTCATTGCCACATTTAAAATTGTATCATAATAAGAAGGATATAGTAAATTTTCTATATTATTATCGTTTGAGAGATTCACCTGATTAAATGGTTTGTTAGGGGATTCGTAATTCAGGACAAGTAGAACTATTAGTAATATCCCTAATAGGACTAAAGTAATTTTTAAAAGTAAGTTCTTATTCATACTAATAAATAGTTGTTCCGATTTTTGAAAAATTTTCCGGAAATTTTTTTTCACTTTAGGGGGGTAAAGTCCATTTTTTCAGATTTTTTCCGGAAAAATTTCTGTCACGGTATTGTCCCCCCTATTAGACCTACTAAAAAGGGGGTATATAAGGGGGGATACGGGAGGGGGGAGGGGGTATATAGGGATAAGGGGGTGAGTATCAATTAGTTAGGGGGTATAGGGCCATTCTTTATTCAAACCGGATCAACAGGGTGGTGAGTGTGGATAACTATGTGGATAACTTTAATAAAAAAAAATAAAAAAAATTTATCATTATACTTTTTTATATGGAATTAATTTCCGTACTTTGTTCTATCAATAACAATTAAACATTTAATGATTATGAAAAATTCAATGAACACAACCGAAGTAAACATTACAAAGAACGAGTTATTAACTTTGTTAATGTCAGTAGACAAACCGACCTTTACTAACATTCTTTACCAAATTAAAGTAAAGATGAACAAGACCGACAACCCTTATTACGAGAGGGTATTCAAGACAACCAAAGGAAACTTTTTCATTGGGGGTACTTACGAGGATATGGTAAACGAGAGAATGAAGAAAGAGGGATTGACACCTAACTTTGTGAGTGAGGAAAACAATGTAGGGGAACACATTACAAAGTGTGTTCAGTTCAATGAGAAGTACAACAAACATTACCTACAATACTTTTCTTTTGAAAATTCAATTCATTCAACCGAATATGAATTTGAGGGAAGAAACATTGATAGAGAAATGTTCAAGTCCTTTGAGGTTAAGAAGTCCGAGAGTTCAAGACAACCCCAAGACAACAAACACCAAGTACAAAGTTTGACTATTGACAACATTAGGAAAATAACTTTGAACGGAACGAAGTACAATGTAGTTGAGGGGTAACAACCCCTTTCCTTTGGAAACCAAAAGTCCCTTACGAGAGTAGGGGATTTTTTTTTGTCCAAGAACCCACCTTCGTCCCGTTGGGAATAGTGAACGGCCCCAAAAAAATACACACAAAAAAAATTCAAAAAAAATTTGGAGGATTTTTTTCCTTCCCGAATAATGAGGGGCCCGTATTACAAGAAAATGAAAAATTTACAACCTTGTATTTTTTTTGAATAATGACAGGCCCATGTATTTTTGTCATACACGAACTGAGCCGTTCATTAATTTTCTCCGACAGATGTCCCACAAAAAAAAATAAAATATTTTATTGTGTAATGAAATAAATGTTATACATTTGTACTCAATTAAAAAATATAATAAAATGAACAAAGAAAAAGTAACCGAGATTGTCAATGAAGTTATTAACCAAAGGTTAGAACAACTAATGGAAGAAATGTCCACCAACGAGTTCGTGGAAATGATTTGTGATATGGTACACGACCAAGTGGGTTTGGATTTGGAAGATGAGGACAAAGTAGAGGAAGTCCGAGAAATTATTGGTAGTAGGGTTATACCTTTACTGACCAAAGTGTGTGAGTATGTCATTGGAGTAGACCTACCAAAGGACTAAATAAAAGTTCCCCCACTTTTAGATACCCTTACAAGAAATTGTAGGGGTATTTTTTTTGACCACCTGATTTACCATCCGGGGTTCATGGAATAATGAATGGCTCCAATCGTATTACAGGCCGTTCACTATTCCCCATCCGGATCACGGTGAAAAAAAAAGTTTCATTCTTTCCTTATGTTTAGTACCCAATTCACCTCTATATAATAAACAACACTATTATGAAAAATGAATTGAACGAGTTATTCTTATTGATTGAGAATGAAATGGAAGAAGTACCGACAACTGATTTGTTTGATGAGTTCTTTGATGAACTTGATGTTGAGTACATTAATAGAGATTGGGAAACTCGTTACGGGTTCCGTCCTCTGTAAAATTGTGAATGGCCCTCGAATGATTTTATTCGGGGGTTTAATTTATGAGCCGTTCATTTTTTACATGTCGTCTTCTGAGGTGAAAAAAAAAAATAAATTTGGAATATAATAAAAATAGTATTATATTTGTGGAAACAAAACAAAATAACAAAATGATAAACGAATTATTTATGAACCAATGTTTTGAGTATGGTGAACGAGAGTTCAACACGAAGGAAACTTTAGACCTCCTAAAAATGAACGGCTTCAAGTTTTGGAGTTGGGGTGCAAGTGGATTCAAAAACTTTGGGGATAAAGTATTAACATTTAAAGTTCAAGGACACCACCACAAAGGTTATGTAGTAATAACATTGGGTTGGGATGACACCTATACTATTAGATTGGTAAGTACACAAGGGAATGTGAAGTTCAAAATGGAAGGAGTGTATTTCGATATGTTGTTCGAGATTCTTGATGAGAAGATTGAACGAATACCTGAATATGTGGAGATTGTCAATGAAGTTATTAACCAAAGGTTAGAACATTAGGTTTGGTTTTAATTGTTAATGTAACCCTGATGATTTTTCATCGGGGTTTTTTTATTTCATGGATTTACCGTCGACGGTGCGCACAGGTGGATAATGAACGGCCCATTATAGTGAATTAAAAACCAATTCGTTAGACCACCTGAATCCATGCATCCGACGCATGTGGATTGTGAATGGCTCGGGCCGTACATTATTTCACCAGCGCATGTCCCACATGTTCCTGAAGTACCTGATGTACCACTCGTACCCGTAATACACTATGAAAAAAATTAAATAAAATTTTGTATAATGGAAATCTATTTATATCTTTGTCATACAAAACAATTAATGATATGAAAATAGATGTAAGTAAACAATTAAGAAGTCTACAAAGAGGTAGAAAGAGAGACGAACAAATAAGTCAAGGTATGTATGATGGTCGTTTCAAGAGTAAAGTCGTACCCGACAAAAAGAAACAAGAAAGTAGGAATTGGTGTAGAAGTAAGGTCAGTTTATTCTGACCTTTTTTTTGTCCAAGAATTTTTTAGCCCGGATCACATGTAAATAATGAACGGCTCAACCAAGAAAAAAAAAGCAGAATCCGCTGCTTGAAAAAAAGAATGGCTTTGAAGCCATTCAATATTCTCATGGTCCTGGCGAAAAAAATATCAAGAAAAAAATAAAAATATATTTGGTGGAATGGTTTTGATGTTATATATTTGTAGAAACAAATAATAAATGATATGGAAAAATTAAATGTCAAACCAAGTAAGTACAAACACAAGATGAGTTACAACGAATGGACTAAACATTTCAATGTTGGTGGTGGTTATGTTGAACCTACAAAGTATTTTCAAGGAAACCCTAATTGGAGTATGAAACCTATTGGAGTTGCGAAATACATTAACGAAACACCTATTGAGAGATTTTTTAGAGTATTGTTTAATAAAATTAAAAACTAAAATTATGTTGATAAAATTAACTTATTACGGAACAGACAGACCGACACTTGTAAATTTCGATAATGTTGAAAGTGTTTACCAAGTTTTTGACAAGGTAATGAAAAGATTTTCAACCAAGATTTGTTTTAGAGGAAACGAGAGTTACATAAATGTCGAGGAGGAGCTACAGACGATATTAAGACTGGCTCAAGAGGCAAAAGAAGGTAAGTACCAAGATAATGATTGGGAAACACCAACTTTGGAAGATAGATTGGAAACTTCATACCAACAATATAAAAGTAGAAGTACAAACTTTCGACCACAAGAAAGAAATTATAATAGATTCGATATGTTTAACGAAAACAAATACTAAAATGATTAATATGATAAAAGAAATTTGGACACATAGTGTGGACTTATGGAAGAACGATAGAAAAGAATTTTGGGAATTGTGGGGTAGTTTTGCAATTGTAACTTTCTGGTTGTGGTTTACAATATTCGTACTACTACCAATATTTGGTGACTTGTAGATTTTGTTCATGTTTATTTTTTAGATTACAAAGACCTCACTCGAAAGAGTGGGGTTTTTTATTGCTCATTTTTTAGGTTTTTCATTGCGCATTTTTTAGAATCCACAGCACCGTGCGCAGATCATGTACAAAATGACTGGCTCGAATCTGACCAAAAGCAGGATCAGCCGCATGGAAAAATGAATGGCCTGTATTACACAGACGAAGTATCGTATTACAAAGGCCATACATTATCCACCCTGATGCTGCAGATCACGGTGAAAAAAATAATTTAAAAAAAGTTGTAAATAAATTTGGAATATAATAAAAATAGTATTATATTTGTACTCACTAAAACATTAAAAACATGAAACACACACACGAAGAAAAAATTGGTAACTACATTATTAGAATTTTCCCTGACGATTGTGGAGATAGTCCTCGTAATTGGGATAACTTAGGTACAATGGTATGTTTCCACAAACGATACGACTTAGGTGATGATAATAGTTATTGTTCAAATAACTACGATGGTTGGGATGAAATGAAAGAAGATATTATTGAAAGGGAAAATGTACACACAATTCTTCCTTTGTATTTGTACGACCACAGTGGAATTACAATTAGTACAAGTCCTTTCGGTTGTCAATGGGATAGTGGACAAGTTGGTTGGATATTTGTTTCAAAAGATAAAGTACAAAAAGAAACTCTTGATGAAACAAAGATTGAGGAATACTTGAAAGGTGAAGTTGAAACTTACGACCAATACATTAGAGGTGATGTTTATGGATACAAAGTCTATAAGGTTGAAACTTGTGATAAAGATTGTGAACACGAAGAAGAATTAGATAGTTGTTGGGGGTTTTATGGTGAAGAAGAATGTATTAGTGAAGCGAAAGGTATGGTGGAGTATTACACGAATATGCCTGAAGTAAAAGAAGTGGTTTAGTGTTTCATTTGTTAATTGATAAGGGGTATCGAAAGATACCCTTTTTTTTTATCCTGGTTTTTATTCTGGAACAATACTGGTTGCACTGGTGGAATAATGAACGGCCTGTATTACAAGGCCATTCAAATTTTCGGATTCGTCTTCTGTCCCTGAAAAAAATAAAAATAAATTTGGTTTATATTAAAAATGTATTACCTTTATACCACAAAACAAAACTTACAACAATGGTAACAACAACACTAAACCCTATTAAACAAAAGAAATTAGTTTGGGGTAAAAAAGGAAAAGAAGTTAGCGGATGGTTAAAACTCCGTGATGGTAGTAAAACACAATTCTCTATTGATAAAGATGGTCAATGGGAACAATGGGGTAATACAAGAGATAATTTATGTGTCTCCGTACCCTTTGTTGAACAACTACGAGATTTTTTATTGTATGGTGATTAGGTTTAAAGGTTGGTGATTTGAAACCCTGATGATTTTATTGTCAGGGTTTTTTTATTTCCACAGATTTTCTGCAGATCACATGTGAAAAATGAACGGCCTGAGCCATTCAAATTTTTGCCACAGGCCTGACGAAAAAAAAATAAAAAAAAGATTAAAAAAAATTTGGAATATAATAGAATCTGTATTATATTTGTGTCCTAAACAAAAACAAAAACAAAATGGGAACAAGAAGCACTTACCGAATTATTGAACAATGGAAAGATGACGAAACTAAAAAAGTCGAGAACAACGAACTTTGTCTAGTGTATAGGCAATATGACGGATACCCAGAAGGACACCCTTTTGAAACCGCCGAATGGTTGGCAGGTGGTAGAGTTGTAAATGGGTTAGGACTAAGCGAAGACCAATTAGTATTCAACGGAGCAGGTTGTCTCGCAGCACAAATGATTGCTAAATTCAAAGACGGCCCAGGTGGAACCTACATACATTCTTTGAGTAGTAGAGGCAAATGTTGGGAAGATTACCTTTACGACATTATTGTAAAGCCTGACCGAAGTATTGAATATGTGTGTTATGAGAATTATAGTGATGAACCGACCGAAATTTTTAGAGGTACACCACAAGAATTCGTAGAGAAGTATAAAGAAAAAGTTGGAGCATAAGGGGTTAATTGTTAAATGTAAAAGGGTAGGAATTTTTCCTACCTTTTTTTTTGTCCAAGAACCATTCCCGTCTGCATCCTGACCAATTATGTGTGGCCTGAGCCACTCATTATTTACATGTGATCAGGCAAAAATCTTCTCAAGAAAAAAAATAAAAATAAATTTGGAATATAATGAAAATCGTATTATATTTGTATTCTTAAAACAAACACATATGGAATTTAAAATTGTAACTTCAACACACCCCGAAGGTTTAACTTCAAAAGTAAAAGAACTAATTCAACAAGGTTGGAAACCATTAGGTGGACACTCGGTTGTGGAAACACATAGACAAAACCGATATAGTGGTTCACAACATATGGATACCCGTATTGAAGTAGAGTACACTATTAGTATGGTGAAAGAAACACTCAATAAAAATGTTATTGAAGTTGATGTGGCGTTTTACCACCCCAACGATGACGAAACCGAAAAGGTTTATGATGAAGAAGGTATGAGAGAAGAATTTGAATACAAATTAGATTGTTTAATTAAAAACGCTGGATTATGATTATTTTATTAGAGTCAGTTGCCACGGCAATAGATGATGAGACATTAATAACCTACGCGATGTACGAAAGTGGTAATATTGATTTGGAAAGTGGTTTACCTTTAGAGAGTTGTTCCGAAAGTTGGCAGAAATGTCTTGACGACTACGATAAGGAAATGGTTAAACATTTATTAAATGTAAAAAAATATTTAAGATGATAAAAAGTATAGAAGAAAAAATGGGACAGCTGATGGAGATAAATTTGACTGGCCCCGAAGGAAATGTTTTTAACTTAATTGGAGTTGGTGGTAGACTTTGTAAACTACTAAACATTAACCAAGATAAGTTTGTGAGAGAAATGATGAGTGGTGATTATAATAATGCAGTCAATACCTTTGAAAAATATTTTGGTGACTATGTTATTTTGTATAAATAAAAAAGTGTTATATTTGCAGTATGGAAAAGTTAGTGAGGTATATTAAAAGTAAGGTTGGTGAAATTGGTTCATTTGAAACAGAGTACGCTTTGGACAAAGGAGAACTAAAATTCAAAAACGGAAAGATTGATTTTATTGGCGTAGATTTTATTAGAGTTGCGTATGACGATAATACTTCCGAGTGTATGTTCTATAATAGTTTAGACTTTGATACACTATTGGACATATTCAATGTGGTAATGATGTACACCAAGAAGTTAAAGTATTATGAGAATTATATTTTAAATAGAACAAAGTCTCCCGTATTACATGATACACATGAATAACGAAATAAAAAAGTTAGAGACCGAGATTTCAACTTTAAAAAAGCGACTTATGTATTTGAAGTCATTAAACATTTTAGATAAACCCACAATTAAAGATTTCAAATTTGTTGTTAATAAAAGAATGAGGACAACAAAAACCTATGGTACTCTACCTTATTATTATTACATGATGGAATTACGGAAATATAACGATTCAGGATATAGAGTTAGAATGTTAGTTACAAAAAACCATTACGAAAATATAAAGAACTCTGCCGTTCAAGAAGAACTTTTCAAAATATATAAAGAATACTTTATAGAGAAGTTGAAAAAAAGAACTAAACTTGATAAAGTGGAATAAGTTTGTTATATTTTAGTAGTGTTCATAAGTGTTTAGTGTTTGTTTAAAGTTGGGGGATGATTTTTCATCCCCTTCTTTTTTGCCTGAATCTTCACCTGTGCGCTGATCATGTGATTATGAATGGCCCGAGCCATACATTATTCTGACGACGCTGCAGATCAGGGTGAAAAAAATAATTTAAAAAAGATGGAATAAAATTTGGATTATACATAAAACAGATTTATCTTTGTGTAAACAAAACAATAAAACAATGATTAAAGAAACATTAGACAAAACCAATTTGAATTGGGGAGTTCGTTCGGAAACCATTACAACTGAAAGTGGTATTGTATTAGATGGATACAGAGCATTGGTACGTGATGATAACAACACAGCACTCTCTGTAATGAGTGATAGTTATGAACCATTCCAAAATTATGACTTGGTCGAGTTGCTGGACAAAGTGTCAAATAAGACAGGCTTAGAAGTTGCTAAAGGTGGAAGTTTTAAAGATGGTGCGAGAGTGTACATTCAATTAAAGTCGGACAACCTGAAGTTAGGGGACGACAGAATTGAAGGATATTTGACTGGCATTAATTCTTTTGATGGTAGTACTAGTTTGGCATTCGGACCTAGTAACATTACTATTAGTTGTATGAATTCATTCTTCGCAGCCTTTCGTGAAATGAACACAAAGATTCGTCACACTAAAAACATGATGATTAAAGTAGATGAAGTGTGTAGAAGTTTGGAAGGAGCACTTGTTGAGGAAAAGAAAATGTTTGATAGTATTGTTCAGTTGAGTGATATGAGGTTTGATGATTTGATGAAAGATGATGTTGTTCGTAAACTATTCGACATTAAGAAAGATGTTGATTTGAAAGATTTGGATTCTATTCATACAACCACACGTAATAAGATTAACAGATTCTATGTTGATTTAAATGGTGAGTTACAACAGAAGGGTGATAACATGTGGGGATTGTTTAGTGGAGTTACGAAGTACACGACACACTCTTTGGGTAAGAAAGATTCTCTTGAAACAAAGATGATGGGAGTGTATGGAAAAAGGGAACGAGAAATTTTCAACAATATGTTGGAACTCGCGTAATACAAATAAGGGTAAGGATTAATATAAAGCCTGGTGTTTTTACACTGGGCTTTTTTTATGTCACCACAGAATTCCCGCAGCGGGTACGAATTATGTATGGCCTGAGCCAGTCAAATTCAAAAGATCGGATTCAGGCAGATCCCTGAAAAAAAAAATAAAAAAAATTAAATAAAATTTGGTGAAATGAATTTTTTATTATACATTTGTACTCACAAAACAATTATTAAAATGAAAACAAAAAAGAAACACACACTCTTAAAGGGTGAAGGAGTACACCAACACACATTGTATGGTGATTTCAAAATTGGTGATGAAACCGATTTTATGGAAGTAAATGTTACAGAAGAAAGTTTATTGAAACACGAACACCCCAATGGTAATTTCGGTGAACACGAAACATTACAGATTGAGAAAGGTGATTGGGTTATGGGTAAACAAGTTGAGTTCAACCCATTTGATAGTAAGATAACAAGAATTTGGGACTAATAAACAAAACAAAATGGCAAACCCTTTAATACATTCAAAGTCGTCGGTAAAAAGATGGGGTGGTAAAGTAGAAGATTACTTACCAATACACGAACTTATTGATAGTCCAAAAGCAACTATGAATAATAATAGTGCGAGATTGATGACACATAACACTTGGTTCGCATATACCATTTGTCCAAAGATATTTGGTTACAACATTACCAATAGTGATGGTAAGAGTGTTGATGTTGTTGATATTGCTATGTTACATATAGCAGAGGACTTTCGTATGAAGTTTGTTCCCACACCACAAGATTACTTAAAACATTTAGAGGTACAACCCTGGATGAATAATGGAGTAAAGGATTTGGATAACCAAGAAGCTTATACTATTGTTAAACAATTAAACGAAAGATTACATGCAAACTAATGAAGCAATTAAACTCTGGAAAGAGTTAGAAGTAGAGAGTGTTCTTCTTACATTCACCGCTGGTGGTGATAGTATGGGTGATATGGAATGGGAGTTGAGAGGTAAAGATGATAAGGTGTTAGATGAGAACCAAGACCTTATTGATTACTTTGACCACGAAGTTTTTAACAATGTGGACTTCTATGAAGTTTCTGATGGTCAGTATATGGGTGAGTTTGGTTCAGTTACCATTACACTTGAAGAAGATGAGGAAGAAGAAAATGGTGGAGTGTTCTTGTATGACAAAGAAGCACAGGCAGAATATGAAGAAAACTTTGGTGGTACAATGGAATTTGAATTGTCTGAAGCTGAACTTACTTTACTTAATGAGAAAGTTGATAACATTAACGGAAGTGAGTGGGACGGCGAGAACATTAACTACAAAGATGATTGCGTTATTACCGAAGAAGAAGAAACTATTTTGAATGACCTTATTAAAAGAATTAAGGAAGAGGCAGATAGTTTTGAGATTGATGACGCCAAAGGTGAAGAAGTTGGTGATGGTAGAAACTTTGACACTGGTGAAAATGGTGAAGGTTGTAACATTGAAGATGGCGTATTACAAGTATATGTAAGTTCTCGTTATTATTTCACAGAAGAAGCATACGATTAAAAAAAAAAATAAAAAACATGAAAATAATAATTAACAACACAGAGTTTGAATACAACATTGGTTGTAAAGTAATAAAGGCAAAGTATGGTGATGATTGTCCAAAGTTTTTTAACCAACCAGAGATTTGGAATGACATTCAACCAATTACTTTCAAAGAAATAGCAAGTGAGATTAGAAACATTGAACAGAGAAGGATTGCTATTCATGCACTTGGGATAGAAAATTTGGTGAAGGAAGTGCAGCCAAATATGATTGGCTCAGAAACTTTGAGTAAGACCACAACATTTGTAACTCCTAATGGTGAATTGAAAACAATAAAATTCAAAGACACCTACAAATTGTTTGAGGTAAGTGGTGAAGCACTTGGGTTGAATGAAAGAAACAATTACCATTATGTTCAATGTAAAGACACTTCAACCGACAGAGAGTATTTGATTTGGGTAAATGCTGCTGATGTTTATAGAACAAATAACCCAGGTCAATGGACAAGTAGTGGTGAGAATTATGGTAAGAAGATTACACCAATTCAAGCAATTGCTTGGACAATTCAAACCAACATTGGTGAACATGATATAGATAAGATAGTAAGGCAAGGTGATTGTATTCTAATTAAGAAAAAGGGAAATGTTATGTTGGAAAGTACACCACGACATTTAACCGAGAAGGAATACAAAAAATTACTTGTATTAGAAAGTTAATAGTGTTTGAGTGTTTCCCCCAAGCCCCGACAGAAATGTTGGGGTTTTTTTTGCTTTGCCGTGCAGCTCACGCGCATGCGCCGATTATGACCGGCCCGAGCCATTCATTATCGTGGATTATGATCACAGGTGGATCCTCAAAAAAAAATTAAAAAAAAATTAAAAAAAAATTAAATAAAATTTGGTGGAATGAAAATAGTGTTATATATTTGTACTCGAAAACAACTTTAGAGTTGTTTAACACAAATCGTGACAAAAAATCACGGTTTACAGATGAAAAGATTAAATTTGAAAAAAAATAAAAAAATATATGAAAAAAAGTTTGGTGAAATGAAATAACCTTTATACATTTGTATCGGAAACAAAATATCTTTATTATTGACCAAAACGGGGACAGGTTTACTGAACAAAAATATTAGTTATGAATAAGATTCAAAACGGAAAAAAAGTCGGTGAGATTTTTGAGACAAAGGATTACTCAATTTTCAAATTCCGCGATGACAACAGAGTTATTAACAATAACCATGTTAAGAAATTAGCTAACCGAATGAAAGAGAATGGTTGGTTGGCGAGTTCAGTTGTTACTATTAATGGTAGTGGCGATGTGATTGACGGACAACACCGAGTAAAAGGTGCAATGTCAGTAGGTGTACCTATTCGTTACAAAGTAGTAAGAGGAGCGGGTACTGATGAAATGACTTCATTAAATACACTTCAACGAAATTGGAGTCCGTTTGACCACTTACATAAATTTGTAGTTCGTGGAAACCCAAGTTACATTACATTCCAAAACTTTGTTAATGATTTCCCTGAATTCAAATATACAGAGGTTGCGATGTTTTTAAGTAACTCATTGAACTCTGTAAACAGAGATGTATTTGAAGGTGGTAGATATACCATTAAGGACGCGACTAAAGCTAGACTTTGGGCTACACAAGTTCGTTCACTTAAACCTTACTTCGCGAAGTATTACAACAAAGCGATTTTTGTAAGAGCGATGATTAAGATTATGGCGAACAAACCTGAATTTGTGTTTGAAGAATTCTTACACAAAGTAAATTTGAGACCAGCTAATTTAGTTCCGTGTGGTACGGTTGAACAATATGTGGAAATGATTGAGAGTATTTACAACTACCGCAGGTCAGACAAAGTGAATTTAAGATTCTAAAAGTTGGTTAATAATAGGAGAGGCGAAGAGGGGCACCTTATGGTGTCCCTTTTTTATTGTAATACAACGAGTTATGAATTGAAACTTCATCAGGGTAAATAATGACTGGCCATTTTTGTTTAACTAAATGACCAAAATATTACACAAAAAAAATATTTTTGTTGGTTATTAAAATATTTCGTAGTACATTTGCATTGAATTAAACAAACCATTATATGGAAACAGATAGTAGAAAAAATAAAGCAGACATGATTAACTTGATTGACAAATCAAATAAAATGTATGTTAAGATTAAGTTGAGTGACAACAGAAAGTATTGGGAAAGATGGGTGTCATTCAATAAAAGAAAATGGGAAATGGATTCCAAACTAAAAACATTAGAGGAAGTTTTAAAGTCCCAGCAAGACATCATAGATAACAACTATAGAAGTTTCTATGATTTAGTCACAACAAAAAAGTAGTTCCGGTGTTTTAATAATAGTTTTGTTAGAAGGGTTAGTAAGTTTTGTTCCCACAACCCCACGAGAAATCGTGGGGTTTTTTATTGCTGTGCAGTCGAAGTGCACAGATCACACTGTCAATTAAGACTGGCTCAGGCCATTCATAATTCCCCATCGCCGGCACAGGATCAGGAAAAAAATTTAAAAAAACTTGTCGAAAAATTTGGTAAAACAATATAATGGTTATATATTTGTACTCACAAAACAATTACTAATTAACACGGGGACAGGTTTACTGAACAACAAAGACAATGGGATTAGATATGTATTTGAACAAGAAAACTTATGTACAGAATTGGGAACACCAAGACAAGGGTTTGAAACATACCATTTCAGTTAAGAGAGGTGGTAAAGTTCGTGATGATATTAAACCAGAAAAAATTACATACATTACTGAACAGATTGCTTATTGGAGAAAGTTCAACGCACTTCACGGGTGGTTTGTTAATAATTGTGCGAACGGAGTTGATGAGTGTCAAGAAATTTATGTGTCGGGAGATAACTTCACAGAGTTGTTAAGTACACTCAAACAAGTTCAAGAAGTAATTAAAACTTCAAAGAAAGTTGTAAAGGTTGAGAAGGATTGGAACGATAACGATTATGAGGTAACCGTGTTTGAATGTGGGGATGAGATTAAAAATTTACTTCCACCAACGCAGGGTTTCTTTTTCGGTGGTTACGAAATTGATGACTACTACAAAGATGAGGTTGACCGCACCGTAGAAGTTATTCAAGAAATTGTTGATGACATTAACTCCACAAAAGAGAATGGATTGTGGGGTGGTGATTACTACTACCAAGCTTCGTGGTAAACAAATTTTAAATACTAATTTTAAATACTAAAAACAAAAACAATGAGTAGACCATTTCTTTCCCTCAGTACACAAGGTAAAACATTTACCGCCAGTAGTTTGAAACCATACAAAGCTGATGGTGAAAAACATTGGACAGTCACGGCAGATTTAAGGGCTCTCGAAACATTTGATAATTGTGAGAGTAACTACGATGTCGTTGACCGATTAAAAAACTTCAAAGTCCTAACTAAAACAGCGACAGATGACAGCGAGTATTGTCAGTTCTTTGCGTACTTCAAAACGAAAACAGCAGCTGAGTCGTTCATAATAAGACTGGCTCAGTATGTGGAGTTTAGGAAAAATTTAATTAACTCACTTTAAAACTAAAAACATGTCACAGTCAAGATTAAGTATGGCCTTTAAAGACCTTCGTAAGCACGGGTATTTTGCTCGTCAAAACTTTATGTGTTGCCAAAGTTGTGGATGGGCAGCAGTTCCTGATGGTAAAGAAAATAAAGTTGTCTTCTTCCATAACCAAGACAATGAACAAAGGAGAAATGGTCAACCACTTTACTTAGCGTGGTCTGGTGATGGGAATTTAATAAGTGATGTATTACGCGACCACGGCATGAAGGTTGATTGGAATGGTGATACTTCAACAAGAATTTGTATTTCCAATTACGATTAATATGGAAAATAGAATTAAAGAATTACAAGAACTCATTTCTAAACACAAGAGAGAATTGTTATTCCTTAAAATGAACCAATTGTTAGATAGTCCTACAATTGATGATTTTAAATTTTGTAGGTACTCTCACAAAACTAACACCAAATATGGTGAGACCATTAGGTATTACTATAGGATGGAGTTAAAGGTTCCAAAAGGTTTTCATGGAATTTGGGATACAGAAAAACAACGGTTTCTAATTTCAATTAGTGAGAAGGCATATAAAATGCGTAACGAAAGTAAAATGTATTCCAAATTGTTGAGTCGTTTCAAAAACAAATTCAGTAAAAAATTTAAATTCTAACTATGTTAAAAACAACAACTCCTGATATTGTAATACCAGGTGAAAAGATTGACCAACTTGTTAAGAAGGTTATTACCAATGGGTTTAAAAAGAACAATAAACTCAAACAAAAGGACATTGAGTTCTATAACCGACAAGTTTACTTAAGTATTAAAGATGCTGTAAGTCGAGTTATGAAAGAAGAATATTGTTTTGAGGAAGTTAGGGATTTAATTTTTCAACATTTGGTTTCCAAATATTCTTGGGACAAATTGCTTGAGATGGGAATTAAAGAATAATATAATAAAATAAAGGGGATATTATTTGGTAAAATGATATCCTCTTTTTAACTTTGCATTATGAAAAGTATAAAAGTACGATTCAACTTAAGTCGTGGAAAGAACTACATGAAGTGGAAGGTCGAGTACCCGACAGGTGCTGTGGAGTATTGTGACCCAACTTCCACACAACTCGTGATGACCAACTGTATCCTGAAGAACCACAGGAAAACAGCTGAGAAGATAATGAGTGGCCAACACAAGACAGTGTGTGCTTGGATTCTGTGTGAAAACATTGAGGTGAAGTTTGGTTCGTTCGTTGCGTATGACATTGAGAACGAGAACGGGAGAATCAGGTACAATCCAAAGGTCTCCCCATATTGGGTCAACATAAAACAAACAAACCTCGACGGATATAAATTCAAGGAGATTGGTTCGGTGGATTATAAACTTTTTGTTACACAATTTTAAAACAATAAAACAACTATGGGTAGAGTAAACAAGATGACAGAGGGTGTCTTTACAGATTTAGTAGGGACCTCAACACAAATCAGTAAGTACGATGAATTCATTAATAACATCGGAAACAAACCATCTAAGGATTTGAAATCACTGAAGACGGCATATGTCAACAGTATCAATACCAACAAAGATGCATTTATCAAACTAGCAGCACTTGAGGAGGTGATTCTGCAGATCAGATCAAGGGACGAGATTATGACTGGCTCGACTGATGAGGTCAAACTATCATTGGTACGAGAGTATTTGTACGCTCGTTATCCTTTCTATAGAAAAGGGATGACCACCAAAGATATTAGGGTAATCGTGGATAAATCTGAATTCTGGGGTCAGGATTTAAATGTCCTAATCAAGAACAAAGATTTCATGTCGAAAGCAAAAGATAAGTTGGTTTCAGCAATGAATGAAATCATCGATTCGAATCTTCACGAATACAAGAAGATGATCTGATCAGGATCATGCTGTTCGAATATGACCGGCCCAAAAAAATATTCTAGAAAAATTTGGAATATTCCAAAAACTTATTAACTTTACAACTATGGATTACTCTAGACAACTTGTGGAGATAAGAAACAGTCTTCACTGTGATATTGTCCAAGAAGCATGTCACAAGAATTTTGTTATTAATGGTAGTAGTGATGGTGTTCTACTCCTGAAGAAACCAATTAGTGTTGGTGGCTTTACGGTCGGGAGTGTTTGTTGTGAGACGGGATTAATATTATCTACAGATAACGAAAAGACTATTCCCTACCAAGTATTATCGATAGAAGACCTATCTGTAATACACGAAAGTTTGGTCCAAGCAAAAAACTATACATTCACATTAAATGAACAACTTGTATGACAAATCCATTTATCATGAAGATGTGGGTTAAAGCCCAAATCAGGGACCTCGAGATGGAATCACAGGTATGTATTACAGAGGCTGATGCATACAGGATTCAGGGAAAGTTAGATATCCTGAAAGAATTCTACGACGACTTCAACTTGGAGTCCATAGATGAAAAAGAAATCATTATTCACAATAAGTTTTAAATTATGGAATCAAAAGAAATTATTTTAGGGACTGAAGTTATGGTAAGTGACCCCTGTTACACCGAACCCACATGGTGTCAGGTGAAGTTAAAGAATGTTAAACCTGGTAAGTACTATGCCTTTCATAAGGAGCACGATGCAGGTGATTGGGGTGTTAGGTCATCCATGATTATGGTGATTCACGAGGAACACATTCTTGACCAGCTCAAATGGAAACTCCAACCAGGTGAAGTAGGTGTTGACTCTGGTCAAGCAGGTATATTCTCATATGAGACATACCGTAAGGATGGGATTGAAATGGATATTCCATCAGTTGGATACGACGGGAAGAATTTTGACTGGCTTGATTCCATCTCGAGGGAGGATGAGGTTGGAGAAGATTGGTATAAGAAGATGTGCAAGATGACATTGTCCGAGATTGGATGGGGAACATATTCGAACGGTATAGTTTCTCGTAGTGGATTTGGTGATGGTGGATACCAACTATTCACAGCAAAGAGTGGAAGAAAGATTGTAGCAATGGCTGTTGATTTTGCTGTGGAGGATGGGGAGTTTATTAACTTCGACTGGTACAGAGAAGTGTACATATAATACTTCAGGGATCAGGAATCCCGGATTATGACTGGCTTTAAACATATAACGACATGAAAAAATTATTTGAGAACTTGCATTATCAGTGGGACTATGTAGTTGGATACATTATGTGTAACCCACATTACCTCCACAGGTACCACACCTTTATGTACAAGAAGTGGGGGGAAAGATACTGCACAAAAAAAGAGCTCCAAGATTACCTTGAGAGCATGAATCGAGAATTATGACTGGCCTATATACCGATCTGATCCTGATCTGATCAGGATGGTAAATTATGACCGGCCCAAAACCATAGAACATGATAACATTATTGAAACCATCACAGTGGACCAACTTAGGATACATTATCTTGGGTATAGTACTTGCACCGTACACCAATTGGTTAACCTTAGTAGTCCCCGTATGGATGATGATAGAAACATCCTTTACTAGGTATGAAATCTACGACGACCGAATCATATACCGAAGAGGAGTCTTTACTGTAACCACGGACGAAATCCTACTCTACAGAATTAAGGCCATCAACCTTAACGAGCCATTCTTATATAGACTCGTCGGTATCTCCAACCTGAGTATAATCACCTCGGATAAGTATGTCAATGAGATTACCCTCAAAGGTGTCCCCGTGGGTATGAACTTCAGAAACGCCCTAAGGGAGTTAGTCGAAGAGAACCGTACCAAGAAGGGTGTGAAAGAGTTTGACCTGTACGAACTGTCAGTCTGACCCCGGATGGTAAATTATGACTGGCTCGTGTATTACATGGGTTATTTAAAAAACCAAAAAAAAGTTGCCTATTATTTTTTTTTACGGATTATTAAGGTTATAATTTTTATATAAACTTAATAATATATGCCAAGTACAAAAACCATGAAGACGACTCGTACTAAGAGTACTGGTCGTAAAACAGTTACTACGTATGTACCTGTATCTGACAACATCTACCACGACGGTTTCTCTTACCGTGTACGTGTGAGTGTATCAGGAACAAAGTACTCTAAGAACTTCAGTTCTCGTAAGAAAGCTGTTCAGTACCGTAACGAACTTTTGGGTAAGTAATCAATATACTCACCACAAAAATTCTAAGGTCTTCCGAAAGGGGGACCTTTTTTTTGTTTAACCTCTACGTGTATTACTTAAACAATATGTACATCTTACACTGTGAATTATGACCGGCCTGGGCCAGTCTTATTTTACTTACGAACCGTTGTTAAAACAACTATATAATGACTGGCCCATATGTATTACGGGCCTCCCTTCGGTCGGCCCTTCATCCCGTTGCCAGACAAAATCATAGTATGGTGTATTACTAATGTTGTTTGGCAAGTCTATTATTACGGGGACACTCCGTGTCCCCTTCATCCCGTATGTATGACACATTATAGTGGACCATATGTATGACACCTGACCCCCTGAAGGGCCGAGTGAAACGAGGCCCGATATAATCCTTATATATGTATATAATATAAATGTATTACGTGTATATTGTATGACATTATAAAGGTATAATCTGGATATTTTTTAAAAGTGGGTCGTGATTCGGACAAGGGACAATCCCCCACTAATTAACACTTTTTCCCACTTTATCCACAATTTGTGGCTGGGATATATTGTATCGGTAATTTAGAGTCGATCTGACAAAAAGTCTATATATATTTTGATCACGATAAAAAAGTACAAAAAAAGTACTGATTTTAGGGGTAAAAACAGGGATTTATTAGGGGTAATTTTCAGGAGATAATTACGGGGTCCTAACGGACCCCTTCAGGTTAATTACTTCTTGTAAATTTGTTATTGGATATCTTACCATACTATGTTTAACTTCGAAGTTCCTATTCTTTTCGAATCCGAATCTACTATAGAATCTTTTAAGTCTTCCTATGGATGTTCCACCAAAGGATGTGTCTGGTGTTAGGTATAATGGTTTATTTACCTCATCTGCGTAGTTAGTAACCATATTCATAATCTCTGTACCCTTTCCTTCTCCTCTAAGTTCTTTGGGGATAACAATACTACTTAATTCAAGTTTATTCTTATCTTCCCATACTTCGAGTGTTATTTCATCATCTATGGGGAATGTAACAAAACCTTCTATGAGTCTATTGTATTGTTCTTCGGTGAGTATAATCTTCATATCTATAAATACTTCCCCCGCAAATGGGTGTTTACTATTCCCTTATAGTGTAAAGGGACTTTTAAAACTCTCCACTTCAACTTCCACCTCCGCACCTTCATGTCTATCTGATACAAAGTCAATAAGATCCCCAATGATTTGTTTATTCATACCAAAATCTCCTGACATTAGAAGATTATACTCCTCCACCAGTTCACCACCATCTAATGAGAAAGTCTTGGCTTGGTACTTTGCAATAGGTTTATTGTCATAGTAGACAACCAAATCCTTTACACTAAAATGTTCCTTTAACCTTTCCTGTTTGTTTTTTGTAATGGCGTTACTTACAGTACAACCTATCAGACCAATGAGAATAACTGAGAAAAATGTAATCTTCTTCATATTGAAATGTTTTTACAAATATAAGGGTTTTTTCTTATAAATTGAAATATTCTTAAACCATTCTCCGGATTCTCCACCGGATTTAATGGGACCAATAACCAACATCTTGTTTAAACCACTCTATATTATCCCTGTGAATATAATTAAGAATGATTAGTTTTAACATACCAATATATCCCATCTTCTTGAACCTTCTATCATCCTGACCATACTTCATTTTAGATATATGAAATCTCTTGGGGTTATATTGTTTGGATAGATGGTAGTCCTCTGAGTTATTAAGTGTCTCATCAAACATACCATAAGTCATAAACTTACTGGTCTTTGTCATAAAGTATCCACCCACAGCAAATGGGGTTTTAATAGATATGAATCTATTCATTAGATTGAATATTCTGAATCCAATATTGGTTCTTATATCCTTTCCCACCGATTTTACACAACAAGTTAATAAATCCAATTTTTTGGAGTTCATTAGATTGGTGTTGTAAGTAAGATTATTGGAATCTAATAGTGGACTATCTCCGTCCATAAATAAAATATACTTAGTCTTTACAAGTTTTGCTCCGTTGTTTCTTCCTGTTGCAACCCTCCCACCATCAATAAGTTCAATGTTAATAACATCCTTAAGGGTTTCTTTTAGAGTTTGAACAATGTTTCTAGTATTATCCGTGCTAAATCCATCACTTACAATAACCCTTAGACCCTTTACATTATTCTGTCTAACTATGGACAGTATCGTCCTCTCAATGTACTTCTCCTCATTATAGGTGGGAATGACAATGGTTAGTTTATCCTTTAAATTTGTGAACATGGTACTTTCCGTTGTTGTAGATAATGTATGAATTATTTTCAATCCAATCCCCGCAGTTTAGATACCTAATATCATCAATCATTCTATCCTCAGGATGATGAATATGACCGGAGATTACAGTTGTACAATGATGTTTTCTGGCTTGTCTGGTAAGTTCCAATTCATATTGGGTGATGAACTTAACCGCCTCTTTTACTTTATTCTTTAAGAACTTAGATAAGGACCTTTTCATTCCGAGATTCTTTAGAAATCTATCAATGGATATAGCCAAATCATAACCAACACTACCAAGAACTCCTAACCATTTTAATTTAACCACCCCATCATATAAATCCCCATGGGTGATGAATGTGTTGTTCCAAATGTATTCGTTATGGATTTCCACATTACCAAAAGAAAACTCCCCATATTCCCTTAGAAACTGGTCATGGTTACCCGGTATATATATTACCTTTGTCCCATTCTTTGAATGAGATAATATCTTTCTTAATACATTTGTATGAGATTGTGGCCAACGGAACTTTCGCTTTAATAACCACCCGTCAATGATATCACCAACCAAAAAAAGATAACTGGGTTGATATTGTTTTAGAATCTCTAAAACCTGTTCAGCATTGGAACCCTTTGAACCCAGATGAACATCTGAGATGAATAATGCTTCTATCTTCATCCTGATAAATAGTCCTCCGGAACCGGAACGGAGATTAATATATTATTATCCACTTCCGAGATTGTCATTTATTTTGTTTTGAAATCGTTTTCCAATTGACTCATTCTCTTTTCAAGTTCAACAACCCTCGAAACTGTGGTACTATTCTTAAGTTTGTCCTCCAAATCCCTGAGTCTTCTTTCAAGTTTCTCCACCCTCAGTATCAATTCCTCCTGTCTATCCCTCATATCAATCCACCATATGGTATTTCGAATTTCTATAGTCCATTTTCTCTTGATAATCCTTCTTCCAATTATCTATAATCTCCTCGGCTTGTGACTTATATTGAAACGGGTATGATCCTGACTTCCATACCTTAAATGGTAAGTAGAAGTAGTTTGTTCTATACCACACCCTTTTTTGTGGTAAGTAGTAGGTTGTTCCATTATATACCCACGATTCTATTCGGTACTTTGGTTTCCCCTCTGATGTCATCACTCCCAATAACATCAGCACTAACAATAGTTTTTTCATTATAGTTAAAATATAATAAAAATTTCTATTATTTCAAAATATACTTATCTTTGTATTTAAATTAAAAGACCATGGCCAAAGTTAAAATCAAAACAATCTACAAACACACCAGAGTTTCCAAGAAAGGAAAGATGTCCACCGTTAAGACCCACAAGAGAAACGTGGCCAGAAAGAAAGGGTAATCGTTGATTTACCGTCCCACCGGAACCGGGACATTATTCTGTGATGTCTTCTATTTTATAAATTATGGTTCTTGATATTGGGAAATAAGCAACAACCTCACCTTTTCCATCGGGGTAATTTACAAACTCATATAAACCAGCACTACTGATACTGATTGATTGAGCCCGAATAACATAACTTGAATTATTTGTTTCCGTAATAACTTTAATGTGATATGATTTCATATTGTTTAATTTAAACTATTTGGATAATATAATAACGTCGGGTTCTTTTTTTGAATGTCGATGTTTGGATATGTTTTTTTAAACTCCTCCACATCAAATCTACTGGTGATGATATGATAACCATCTTTGGTTGGAATCTTTAAATAAATCTTATTACCATCAGGACGACATTTATTAATGGTTTCATTAATATCTAAGACCACATTTATATCTTTTGTGTCCACATCTACTATCCATCTCTTCTCATTTGTTTTTAGTTGACCAACAACCGAATCAAATAAATTCTTTTGAACATGTTGATTGTCCTTAATTCTTTGTGCCAGTGACATCATCATTTCCAATGAAACATCTTTGTGATTTTGTTTCTGAACATGAATGTATGCTCTCGCTTTAAAAGTTTCACACAGTAGTTTAATCTCCTCATATCTCTTCTCCAAATATTGAACACTATCAATGCAGTATGTCTTAATGGTTCTAACCGACTGATGATTATCTCTTTCATCTTCTGGTTGATCCTTCTTACGTTTGAAAACATATAACATGTAAAAATCGTTCTCATCATCAAAGTTGAGTAACGGTTTTATAAGTTCAATATTGTCTATCATATTACTTCAGTATTTTAATTTGAAGATTAATAAGGCATCGTAAACTTAACCAAATTTTCTGTTTTCATTTCAACCTTCGTTGTGGTTGGTTCAATAGGTTCACAATTATTACAATGATAAACTATTTCGAAATGATTTGGTGAATGACATTCACATTTAATCACATAACGATAATAAGTCCTATTGATTGGACCTTCTTTTTTGCATTGAGGACAAGTGCCCCATTCCATTTCTCCTGACATAATTTTAATTAATTTGTGTGTGGTCAGAATGGGACTCGAACCCATAACCTTGACTGTATAAGAGTCCTGCGCTCACCATTGCGCCACCTGACCTTATACATAAAATAAGAAAAAAATTTTGAAATAAAAAATCTAATTGAATTGTTGTGATAACTCTATGTGTTGTTCGACTCTTTCTAATGTTACTTCACTCTCTGACAACACTCTAAAGGGTGTACCATTAAACGATTCCGATGTTACAACATAATGAAGAATATCTCCTTCAGAATCTAAAACTTCTTTGATTTGAACTGTGTGAACACCTAATACTTTTTCTGTCATGATTATAAATATTTAATATATTGTTTTATATGATTATAAAATTTATCAGCAACAACAACATGACCCGACTCCCCAAAGTGATGGTCATTCACTAGATTTTTTGTTTCTTCGAATATTCTTTGACCACCGTTATTGTGTACGTAATCAAATATTGTCCCGTCAGACTCCTTCAACAAATATCTTTCTGAATATGTTAATTTATCCTTGTTTAAACATATCTCTGTGTTCCCTAGAGTCATATAATATGGTAAAAAAATTCTACCATCACATTCCCAATAGAAAACATTGAAACCTATTATTTTTGAAAAATAATCAATTAAATCTACCCACTCATAAATGTGTTTTATGTAAAGATAGTTCGACGGGTTATGTGACCTATGTATTAATATTTCATTGTGTGTTTTTTCAGATATATCCATTTTTTCTGAATACATATGTTGGTAATGGTCCCAATCATTTTTTATTCTATCTATCCACATAAATCTTTCAATGAATGTCCATCCAATTATTACAATATCACCCTTCTTAATTTCTTTTAGATGTTTCACTAATTGCATCATTATACTATCATTACCACAACCAGGGATTGAGTGGTTTTCCAACCCAAAATTTAATTTTTGTGATAATATTTCAGACCATGTTAATGGAAATGTTCCATTTCTATAATCCCTATATTCCCTATAAGTAAAAGTTTGATTATGGTATAATGCAGAATTACTACAACCAAAAACGAATAGTCTCATATTAATAAAATTTTCTCAATACTTGAATCACATCCCACGCATCTTCTAAAGCGTTGTGAGTAACAATCCCTTCAACATTAGTTCGTTCCTTACAAGTTGTTAGTGATGGAAGTGACGTATCGTTCTTCCAATCGACACAAAGAATTGCCGGATCTAATACTCTTTGCCTTGTTCTAATTAATTTTTGCCACCAAGGAAGTTGTTGTAGGAATAATTTGTCGAATGTACCAAAGTTTTTACCTGCAACATTTATTGTTATTGGTTTAGTTGCACTATTAATAATAGGTCTTAGATAACCATCTTTAATTTGAACATATCCACCACTATTATTTCCTTGAAAATTACCATTCTCTTCTAAGAAATAATAAAACTCTTTTACTACCTCATCCTCTTTAAAGTATTCATACATTGTTACTTTCTTACAATCCTCTTTAACCTCATCATTACCCTCAAGGTATCTACCCATATAACTAATGATTTGAGAATTCATTTCGATTGCTCTTGGCGAACCAACAATTTCATTTTGAAGAACGATAGCATTAAACTTTGGACATTCTTCAAATGATAATTTCTTTTCAGTATCTTCGATGATTGCACCGATAGATAATACTTTGTGTTTCTCGTGGTCAAGACCAGATGTTTCGATATCTATTGAAACGTAAATCATGTTGTTATTGTTTAGTATTTACTTCTACCTCGTCCTAACTTTTCTAAATCAGAATAGGAACCACCTTCGGATTTTCTGGTTGGTGGATTGTAGTATTTCTTTAACCATTCCCAAGGTGTTAAGGCATCTGTAAAAGGACCACCAAACACAGGGTATTCATCTTTTTGATATTCTTCTTCAATCTCTTCCCATGTTTCAGTTTCTAAGATAGACATTATCTCTCTTGTCAATGTACCAGCAGTTTTAGTACCATCATTAGTCCATTTGATAATTGCAGTTTCAATGTCTCGATACAATTTTACTTGATGTTCTTTCATAAGAATTAGATTTATTTAATGTGTCTGTTGGTCCACAACTCTTTATCTGTTACTAACATTTTAAATAACCATTTAAAAGCAACAAATTGTTCTTGAAATCCACCCACAGTGTTTGGGTTTTCAATTCTAAATTGTTCCCAAAGTTCTTGGAATTCTTTGTTCTCTTTATCTTTTTCTAAAACTTCGGCTTGTCTGATGAGTTCGTTGTACTGTGATGGTGTCATATTATTTAATTAAAGTTATTTCAACGTTTTTTAATTTAACAGGTTTGTGGTCTTCATCTACTAAAATATCAATTGTCTTTTTATATCTCTTATTCATAAGATCCTTAATGGTGTAGACACCATTATATCTTCCCGCCTTTCTTATTCTAACTTTCTTATTAAATCCCCAACCATTTCTTTTTAAGTCTCTTGATACGGCAATAATCCTATGTTTAGATGGATTGTCAATATCAATTTTGAAACCGGATGCAGTTAAATCGGGTGTGGAATCTGTTTCTGAATTGGTGGGAGAATATATTGTCATTGTTACCTTCTCTTTCCAAACATTTTTAATTTCCTTTGTTATGATGTTATCTGTTATACCAAAAGAAATAAAATTACCTACCGTTTGGGGTATTAGAAATAAGAATATGACTATTATTAGTCTCATACCGTAAAGGTAAAGATAATTTTTGATATCACAAAAAAATTAAAGAAATATTATTAAAATAATATAATAAAAATATTATTTTATTTCATCGTTACCTTCGTTTACCCACTTGTCTAAAAGGTAACATCCGACAAAGTAACCAATTAACATACCTAATACTATGATTGCAATTAACATATAATGATAAATATGTTTTATAATAGATTAATTTCTTTTTTTAATATCTTATTTAAAAAGATGTTTGATAATTCCTTTTGTCCTATTTCACTATGATGAGTATCCTCAATTTTGTTTTTAGTTTCTTTTGAAATGGTTGTTATATTTTTAATAATGGTAGCATTAATCTTTGTTTTTTGATGTGCCGACCAATGAATCACCGTACAATTCTTATATGCTAAATCAATTAATTTAATCCAAGAATTAACTTCATTGGTGTATTTGTCTTCGAAATCATGTCTATTAACAGCAAAAATATCTAACATATCCATGTTAAATTCTTCGAATTTGTTTAATCTTAAAAATGGTAATATTGGTATCCATTCACCATTTTGTTTAACCATTCTAAATCTATTGATGTGTGACCAACCAATTATAATTAAATCACCATCAGTTACTTTATCTGTTATATTACAAACATTCTCCATTATAGAATAGTTATCTAATCCACCTTTGGCATTGATTACGCAATTCATTCCTAAAGTCTCTGCTATTATATTGGAGAACATTTTAGGTTCATAGCCTTTATAATTTATATAATCGTCACATACCTTATATGGTTTATCACCATATGGGGTTGAAAAACTATCACCGAATGACCATAATGTATTTTTTTCACTCATCTTCTTCTTAAAAATATAAAAACTGGTGAGTTATCACTTTTACCAACTCTTACTTTCTTTCTATGTTTATTTGGTTGATACTTATTTTGTGAAAGATTATGATGTCTCATACCTGAACCAACAATATATAATTCAGGATTACATGATGTGGTCATAATTGATAATAGAATTATAACCAATGATATTTTATATTTCATATCACAAAATTACTACTTATTATTTAGAATATAACAAATTTTCATTAAATTATAAATTATGAAAGGATTAGTTTTTGCAGGATGTTCCTATACTTGGGGACAAGGATTATATTTTTATTCAGATTTAAATCATATACCAAGTTTTGATAATTGGGTATATGATTACTCAGTAATGACGGACGCATTAATAAGGTACAAAGATACTACACGGTTTTCAAGACTGGTTGCAAATCATTATAATACATTTGAGGTGTGTAAATTCACAAACGGTGGGAGTGATTTAACAAGTTTAGATTTTCTAAGAAAAATATTTGATAAATACGAAGAACCGGTTAATGACGGAGGTCATCTTAGAATGTGTGATTGGTTATCGAGAGAAAATTATTATTTTGATGATATTGAATATATTATATTTCAAACAACGCAACCCTATAGATCATGTTATCCTTTTACATATAATAATGAACAATATTTTATCTATCCTAAACCAGAATTAGAAGGAATACAAAGTGTAACAAAAATATTTGATGATGGTGTTGAGAATCCTGTAGAAAACGGATTAGATGATATTTTTTATAATTGGTTGGAAGAAAATAATTACACTGTGGATGATTATTTAAATTTACATTTAAAATATTGGGTTAATGAGATTAAATCTCGTTTATTACATTATGAAAGTAAAGGTATTAAAATAAAAATATTGTGTTGGACTAATGAGTATAGTGATGAAATGGAAAAACATGAATTTTTTAAAGATAAAATTATAGAACTTATACACAACGGGGTTAGATACAAGTGTATATCGGATTTACAAAGGTCATCTACAAACCTTACCATATCGAGTGATGTTGATGGGTTCAATGGAAATAAACCAAAAGAATCATTAGCTGATTTTCACCCATCTAAATTATGTCATGAAATAATTTCCAAAAACATAATAAGGGAAATAGAAAAAGATATGGGAAAATACAATGAAGATAAATCGGAAGAGCTGATAATCGATTACCAACCACCTAAATTATGTGACGAAATAATTACTGAAAATGTGATAAAGAAAAAACCCTTAATATGATTAAGGGTTTTTCATATCTTACTGTTTTGGTTTTCTTCCTTTTCTAGAACCTGTTTTAGTAGTTGCCGCCTTTGCTACATCTTTAGTTTGTTTAACTACTTCTTTAGCCGCCCTTGCAACGTCTTTAACTTCTTCTTTTACTTTTTTGGCTCTTTGTTTCACTTCGACTACAACTTCTTTAGCCACCTCGATTTTTTCTTCTATTTTATCAGGTACACCATTCTTGTCTTCATCTTTGAAAACACCAAAAAATTTAGTAGCAACAAACACACCGATTATTGCAACACCTAAGATTAATAAAACTGTTAACATAATAGTATTTTATATATAAATATCTCAAAATTTAGTTAAAACCCATTCTGAAAAAATTCCCGTTTTTACCTATCCGGTCCATATTTTTCATAAAATCGAACGTAAGGATTAAATTCAGTATCGTCCTCATATAAGAATAGAGCCCTTTCTTTATTTCGTTTAATTTTAGGGAGAATCATATCATATAATTCATAATAATTTTTCCCCCTTATATTTTTCAAATTTTCTATAATCCCAAGTGCTCTATCTTCAACATTTTCTAAACTATCAAATGAATAATCAAAAATTTCATCATACAATTCAAATCCATATTTTAAAAGTTCCTTATTTTGATTTTTTGCACCAAAACATAAAAATGGTTGTTCGATTAAAATAGGTCTGTATGTTTTTTCTGTCACAAAAGGAAGTTCTTTAGATGTTTCACAAACCAAATTCATAAAACAACCTGGATTTAAAATCATATCAGTATATTCATCAGCAAATCCTCTTTCTTTTATTTTATACCCATCAACATTTATTCTTTCTTCTTTCCAATATTTAAAATCGTAACTTTGTTGATTTTCATATGCTATGATGTCAAAAACACCACTTTCACTAATCAACATGTTCCAAGAATTTATACCATCTTTAAATAAATCATGATGAATTAGTTCATCAATCATTATACATCTATGATATCTCGCTTTGTTATTGTAATTTAAATACAACTTATCAAAATTCTTATTAATACATAAATCTTGAACTTTCATTGCACCATCCAAACCTCTATGACCTAAATACAAATCCTTTAATGCTTGATATGTGTGTGTTATTAGGTAGGTTGGCCAATAAAGAAGTTCAAAATTTTTAAAAAGATTATTATAAACACTATATAATTCAGGATAGTGACACCCCAAAATTAAATAAAATTTACAATTATATTCAACTAATACTTTGTCTAATTCTAATAGATGTGGATCTAAAATAAAATTTCCTTTATTATCATTCCAACTATGTGTAATCCATTCTGTTGCGGTCTCCAATGGATAGTGATAAATTACAACTTCGGGTTTTTTTTCTTTTACTAAATCGATTATCGGTTGAGGTGTTAAATCGTTTTTATTAATCCCCCTGTCAATTATGATACATTTTTCATTATTGTGGGATTGTAAAAAATATCCTATGTACTCTCTTGGTGTCATCTTTCTTTAATCCAATTAAATGTTTTAGTTATACCATCTACTAGTGGTTGTGTGGGTTCCCAATTAAGAACTTGTTTAATTAATCTGTTATCGCTGTTCCTACCTCTTACTCCTTGTGGACCTGGTATATTTTTTATTGAAATATTCTTATTACTAATGCCTATAACCATTTTTGCCAAATCATTAATTGAAATCATTTCTTCACTACCAATGTTTATTGGTTTATCATAATCTGATTCCATTAATTTAATAACTGCGTCAATACATTCATCAACATATAAGAATGACCTTGTTTGTTTCCCATCACCCCAAATTTCTATAACACCATTATCCTCAACATGTGCTACCTTTCTACATATTGCAGCTGGTGCCTTTTCTCTTCCACCATCATATGTTCCATAAGGACCAAACACATTATGAAATCTACCTATTCTCACATCAACACCATAGTTTCTTTTGAATGTTGAGTACAATCTTTCACTGAATAATTTTTCCCAACCATATTCACTATCAGGATATGCGGGATATGCTGAGGATTCTTCACATATTGGACTGTCGGGATTTAATTGATTGTGTTCATTATAAACACAAGCCGATGATGCGAAGAAAAACTTTTTAACATTTGATTTCGTTCCGATGTTTAAAACATTAAGATTAATCATCATTGAGTTGTGAACGACTTCGGCGTCATTGTCACCGGTATTGATATATCCGGCACCACCCATGTCTGCGGCTAACTGATAAACCTCATCAAACGAATCAGAATCGTCAGGTGAAATTAATACCCTTTCAACAAACTTTGAATCTCGTAAATCACCTAAAAAAAATTCATGACAGAATTCAGATTCATTAAAATATTCGTGTCTTTTTATATCGACTGAACGGACAAAACAACCGTTCTCTTTTAATCTTTTTGAAAGGTGACCACCTATGAAACCACCACCACCTAAAACTAATACTTTTTTCATGTTGATAATATAAGTATTAATTTTTGAAATATAAATCTCTAATTTTTAGACTAAAGTTATCGTATAAGAAATAATCTTTCGATTCAAATTTACCACTATTTTTAACTAAAACTTTTTTATTGTAAACCATATTTTTTGAATTATCTTCTTTGGTGTTTGCATAAAAACTTAAAAATGATATATCTTTTTTACCATCATTATTAACATCAGAATAGGTAAGTTTGGTATAAAACCACGGAGTCGTAAAATCAAAACATGAATTATCAATCTCAAAATTCATCTTATCTTTTTGAATATAGGTGTTCATTGAATATTTGTCTCCCGTCATATAATTCAATAAAAACAAAATATCATACTTCCCATCATTATTAACATCATCAATTATCAAGTCTTGTATTTCTCTTCTGTCTGTTGGGTGATTTAATGGTAGCTTTATGATGTCTTGGTTAACAAATTTTCCATTATTATTTTTATTTAAAAGAATTCTTTGATAATACATATTTGATTTATCTGCACCAAATGCAATAATATCATTTTTTCCATCTTTGTTAATGTCAAATATTCTACCACCAAATGTGTGGTCTGCACAATCAGAACAAGGTGATAATCCTACTTGATTATTAAAAATTGAATTGTTGAAATCACTTGCAAAGAATACTCTATCTTCCCTTTTAAAATATGGAAATTCCATAATACCCCAAAATATGTAATTTATGGAATTACATGCTATGAATAAATCATCAATACCATCACCATTGAGGTCACCAATATCACCACCCATTTTTCTTTGGTTCATTACTTTAAAAAACTCATCATATTCTGTGGTTAATATTTCTTTAACATCATAACGACCATTGCCATCACTTAAAACAATTCTGACTGGTTCATCTTTTCCTGTATTGGTTTGTCCTTCATCTCCATTATCCAATATCAATAAATCAACATAGTTATCGTTATTAAAATCTTTTGGGATAACCGTGTGAGCATTACCACCAATCACTTTTATCAACTTGTCATTAAAGAGATTTTGTTCCTCAAAAGTTTGATTTTTAACACTCCAAATTAAAAAGGAAGCAGCGGCTCTAATGTAACCATCATAACTTGCACCAGGATTAAAAATGTCAAGATACCCGTCATTATTAAAATCACCCCAAGAAACTGAAGATGTTTGAACCTCTTGTGAAGGTAGTGTTGATTTTTGAAACACCGCACAATATAAATCTGCCGGATAGGGTATGTTTCTCCAATATTCTTTACCCAAAGATTTCTCATTTAAATTTATTTTAAATAAATTTAAATCGATTTTCGAAGTTGTTGATTCGGTACCAATAATTTCAACGGGTAGTATATCATCCTTCTCACAAGATGATAATAAACAAACTAATAATAAAAAACCAAATAGTTTTTTAACCAACATAGTATTCTTCTTTTAAATTATTGTTTTCAAACTCTTGTCTAACCATGTAACAATCCAATTCAGAACTTCTCATGGACTTTAATTTTCTTTCTGCTTGTTCTAATGATTCACATTCGAAAATTTCATCACCAGTTCTAACTTCGTATTTATAAGTAATTTTTATTTTCATATTATTGATTTAAATAACAATTGTGTTTAGTTGCAACAATAAGTTTCAAATATTTCAAACACTCATTATCCGCTCGATTAATTGTTTGGTATAAGTCATTATTAATAACAGATTGTACAAAACTACCACCCATCATAAACTTATCTCTTGTCATCATAACTGAGGCCATTACGTCAATTATGTGAATTGATGGTGTTTCGTTATACTCTCCAGCAAATTTTTTTACTCTTTCGTAATAATCTTCTCTTTTAATCATGATTTATATAATCTTAAATTGTTATAATAAGCTACAGAATTTTCTTCCGCAAGAACACCATACTCTTTTTTTACGTTTTCATAAATGGCTTTAGTATTGTCGTTTATGTATTTTGCAATGATGTTACAAAACCCGTAATTAGACTCGTCAACCACTTCTTGTGGTGTACCGGGTAACCCACAATAATTTGCCTCACCAACTTCGCTGATGAACATGCCACTATAAAACCCCTTCAAATTATATTTTTGAACGAATTGGTCGGCGTTGCACCAAATAAAAACTGAGTTGTCTTTTTCTCGTAATAATGGAACTGTGGTTTGGTCTATTACAAACCCACCGGAATTTCTAAATTTTCCAATTGAAAATAGTCCCCAAGGAGACCCATGACCCATCATCATTACTCTGTCGTGTTTCTCAATCAGTTTGTTTAATTCCGATTTAGTGACACCACCAGTTATGACTGTTTTGTTCTCAATTGGTTGATAAACAATATCCAAAAAGGATGTTGTTTTATCTTCTGGATGTATGATTAATGTTTTCATACCCCAAAATTAAGGATATTTTTTAATATACCAAAAAAAATCTAGTATTTTTTAATATAAAGAATGTATCTTATTGATAATCAATTCGGTATGTTCTCTATATCCCTCTTCGGTTTCACACCTATTTTGATGTGTTTTAATTGAATGGATGGCGGTAGTGTGATCACGACCACTAACCATTTTACCAACTGATTCATATGAGTATCCGAACTCTTTCTTCATTATTGTACAAAAAATGTGACGAGCGTTTACAATGGTACCCTTTCTTGACCTGGATAAAATATCCTCAACAGATACCCCACATTGTTCAGAAACAATCTTAAGAATATCCTCGGGTTTAACTAAACTTCTTTTTTGAGTTTTGGATGGTTTTGGTAAGTATTTAGATTTGATACCAGGGAAAACATAAGGACTTATCTTCATACGTAATATTTTGAACGAAGATAAGTCTTTTATTAATAATTTCCACTTAAAAAAACATAAATAACTTCAGGAATTTTGGTACAAGTTCTTTCATTTCCGTTAGAGTCAGAACATGGAATAGATGGTAAATTGTTAATATACTTTCTAAGTTCCTTTGGTCCTTTTTTTAATTTATCCACAACATAATCTCTACTATAAAGTTTATCTTCATCATAGTATTCTGACAGGAGGTTCTTGTATTGGGTTTCGGAAATAATAATCTTCATACCAATAAATATATACTATGTCCTGTTTTCTGTTGACCCTGAATAATATATTGGTGTTTCAGTTGTTGTTAAGAAATAATTCTCACTAACGGTTTCTTCAGTTGGGGTTTCTAATTCTTCTACCGCCCTCTCCGCCGCTCTTCTGATATAGTCAACTCTTGGTTCCGCCTCGATTGGTACGGGTTCTATCAAATCACTAATCCTATTTTTAAGTTCATAACGTTTTAGAAGTTCGTCTTCTCTGATTCTCTCCTCGTCCGATAATAAGAACCTATTGGTCTTAGTTCCCTTGCCTCTTGACTCATTGAATATAACCGTTCTTAATTCATCAGTTAGTTCTGTTTCTAAAGAATCGACTCTTCTATCTTTTTGATCCCAAAAAGAAAACTCGGGGTCATTTTTTTCTAAAGAATAGAAAGACGCAACTTTGTAACCACTTTTTTTGTTAAGACAATATATTAATACTCCCTTTTTGGTATATCTCATAAAATGTTCAACATTACCTTCAGATGTTGTGCACCATTTTGTATTAGAACCATATTTTTTAGATGATAGGTATGTTAGTGGTCTAATTAATAACCACTCATCATTTTCAAAAACAACCTTAACTTGTTTCTCCAATTCTTTATGGTCAATTATTATTTCGGCCATGTTTAAAGAATTGATGATTTCATCAAAATCACTATAACGACTTAAATCATTTTGTTTTATTAAACCTCTTTCATTGTATTCACAAAACTTTATAAAAGACTTTAAATCTGTTCTATTAAACATATCTAAAATTCTATAGAACATCAAAATCTCCATTTGATGTAACTCATTTAGATACTCAACATTAATATCAAACTCGTCTTTTAAAATTGTTTTTACTTCTTTAATGTGTGACTCTATTCCTGGTGTTTTCTTTATAATTCTTAATAGAGTTTCTGTGTACTTTGATTTTCTTTCAGGTACAAGGATTGAAAAAATATTAAAAAGATTAATATTATTTTCGGGTAATGATTTTAATTCTTTGATTCTAGACATTATCTTTTACGTTTATATTTGAATCCATAAAATTCATAATTTTTATGGACGGATTCCTCGTCATTAAAATGAATTGCATCCTCTTCATTTGGGTATATAGCATCTACCGGACATTCAGGTAAACAAGCACCACAATCAATACAAATATCAGGATTAATATACAATTGTTTATTTTCTAATTCCTCTTTGGTCATGTCGTCTAATTCTTTTCCCATACCATCCACTTTGATTGGTCCATTAATACAATCAACGGGACAGACTTTAACACAAGCCGCGTCACAAATAGAAACACATTTATTACCAATGATATATGACATATTATAATTCTAAGACTTTTAATTGATCTATTGTGTGTTTTGTATTAAGATGAAGTATTCCGATACCACCAGCCTCAATCCAATCATTTATATTTTCAGGTCTATCGTCAATCAAAATAGAGTTTGGTTCGGATAAATCTTTTTTGTTTTTTGCGTACTTTAAAATTAGTTCTACACCCGGTAATTCTCTTTCAACCCAACTGATTTTACCGATACGAGATTCAACATTTCTTGATGGTGCGGACAATATTTTTGGATTATGTTTTTGAATATATTTCCAAAGTCTTTTACCATCATTTTTCCAGTCCATATTAGTCCAGAACTCAACTCCTGCTTTGTTAATTGGTTCCCAAAATTTAGGACCATCGTGAAATTTATTTGATAAATCAATTCCCGTCAATTTAAGATATGCCCCATCAAAGTCCGTTAGGACACCATCCAAATCACAATATATTTTATACTTTGATTCCATATTGAAAAGATATCATTTTTTTCTGATAAAAACAAAAAAACCCCAAAAAATTTGGGGTTTTGATATTAAAAAGGGTATTAATTTATTTTGTTTTTACAACAATTTCAGGGTTTTCTTGGTCACCATTTTTTATAACATAGAAGTTACCTTGGTCATCTTGTCCAAGAGCCAACTCAACCGAAGCCTCATGTTCGTCAGCACCAGGTCTTTCTTCTGGTTGTATTTGGGTATCAAAATCATCAAATCCTTCAGATTCTTTAAGGATGTTTTCAACGATTTTTTCGATATCAGATTGTTTTAATTTAATAATTTTAGCCATATCAATATTGTTATTTATATATAAATACTTTAAAAATATAAAAATTGTTGGACTTAGATTAATTCATAATCTATGTCACCATAGTCATCAAAATCATCATTCTCGTCGTGCCCCTCACCTTCTTCGGCTTTTCTATATGCTTCACAAACACTTCTAGCCATTACTGTGTGTGTCCATGATTGTACACAACTTCTTGAACATTGGATGGTGTATTCCTGTTCTTCATTATCTACCCAATTTTCATCTTCTTCCTCACATTCTTCAGTGTTAATAGTAACAGAAGAATCTTCTCTTTTCATTTTATCAAACTCCTCGATAACATCGTTTCTAAATCGCTTTAATTGATCATATGATTTAAAATCAAAACTAAACATACCTAGTTCAGATTTTAGGGTAACATTTACATGTTCTGGTTCACCTTCTTTGTATTGATTTTCCTTTGTGTAACTTACATAATACCCATCACACTCACCAAATTCAATTTGTGTCTCATCTGGGTAAAGACTCATCCAAAAACTATCTGAATTGTCTTCTTGCATTTTTTTATATTCACTTTCTAATGATTGCAATTCTTTAATTGCGTTAGAGTATCTTTTTTCAAAGTCTTTCTCCCATTTTTTAGTACGTTTAGGCATATTATTTTGTTTTTTTTCTGGTTTTTACAAAAGGTTCGTCACTTTTAACACCATCAAATTGTTTTGGATTTCTTTTTTTCTTTTTCGGTTGAAGTTCTTCAGGATTAATATAATCCAATTCGGTCTCACCCGGTTCAATGTTTATAAATTGATTAACAAATTTATCCATGTTTATATAATAATAAACAAAGCAAATTGTAAACAATCCGAGAATTCCCGATAGTATATTAAGCATAGTATTTGCTGCAGTCAAACCGGGAAACACAATGAATGTTAGGATTGCGAATGTACCGAATCCAACAAAGATTGGTGATGATGTTTTCTGTGAGAAAACTTTTTTAAAGAGGTCTTTCATTTTTTTAGGTTTAGTAAGTTTGTTAAGGATGGTTGGGTTCAAAGTTCCGATTTAATAAATCTTAAAGGAGTTTTAAAGTTTGAGAGTTAACTTTTGATAATTTGAATGTTAATTTTTGAGTCCACTTAACTTCATCAATTTATCAGACTTTATAGATTTGTTAGCAAAGACTTGTAGTCTTCGACTTGATTTATAAATCTTCCCCTATTCCCCAACCAATATTTTAATCAATCAATGTGTTGTGATTCCATTGGTCAAGTTCATCTTGGAGAGATTCAATTCTCAACTCAAGGTTCTTCACCATTTTATCTTTTTCAACCACATTAATTTCAGCGTGTTTAACGACAGGTTCACCTTCTCCCCATCTTCCACCGGCAACTTTACCTGAGGAACAATTGAGTCCTTTCAACTGTTTAACTTGATTTTTTAATTCTGACAATTCAAAAATCTTATCATAAACTGGAAGGTTTGCCTTATGGATTTGTGTTTTCAACACAATAAGATCATTAGATAACATCATCCAATTACCTATCGCCTCTGTTGCCGAGTATGGACGCGGATTACCTTCATCAACAACATTATATTGTGATGCCTTATAAAATTCTTGGTGAATTTCACCAACGAGTTTGTTTTTCTTTTTTAATGCTTGTTTGATGTTCATGTTTCTATTTTAAAATTTACCCCATTGAGATTTGTTACGGTTTTCTTCTGCAATTTTAAACCCTAACAAAATATCTTTGAGAATTATTTTTATTTTTTGAAATACTTTTTTCATAATAGAATATAAATAAAATTTTTGAATAAAAAAAATATTAACCAACAATTCCCACAATATCATCCAAGTGATGATCTAAAGGACCCATCTCACTACCAATTTCTTTCTTCTTTAACATCTTAATCACATCATGTAAATTGTATGGGCGGAAGTCGGGATTACCATCCATACCAATGTCCATTCTTCTACCGTTACTGATTTTCTGGTTGTGTGGTAAATGACAATGTCCATGTAGATGAATACGACCCTTACGAAGTCCGTTCCAACTTGAAATGGGATAGTGACACATCTCAATCGTTTCACCTTGATATTCAAATTGTTCAAACCAATTAACTGATTTGAAAAGGTTTCGAACATTACCTCTGTTTCTGTCGATGTGATGGTCATGATTACCAAGAACTAAGTGAATATTTTTACAAACTAATCTATTATAAAACTCTTCAATGTTTTCAAACCCACCGAACGACCAATCACCTAAATGAATTAATACATCATCTTGACCAACCACATCATTGATGTTGTTAACAATTGCCGAATTCATCCTTTCGATAGTATCAAAAGGACGTGTTTGTGATTCAGGAACACCACCATTGGGTAATCTCCAATTGGTCACACCACGACATATATTCCGATGTGAATAGTGTGTGTCGGAAGTAATCCATACCTTAATATCGTTATCTAATTTTATCATTGTGAATAGTCAAATATTCTGAAACAAAAATAAGTATTATTTTGTATATTCCAAAATATTTCAAAAAAAATCCCCACATTAATGTGGGGATTGTATCATTTAGTTATTCATTATCTTCATTAACTGAAGTGAGACATCACTCCAATATGTATCCCAAAAGAATTCATCATCTGAACTAACACCCATAGAATCGATTCTATATTGGGTTTGTGCCATTGATGCTAGTAATTGTTGAAATCCTAATTTAGATTCTTTAGGAAGATTTGAATATATTCTTCTATAAAACTGATGTGAAGTGTTAATGTAAATTACAAACAAACCATTCTCAAAAGTTAACTTCCAAAACACACTACCAGTTTCAAATGGTTCGAACTTGAATTCGTACAATTTTTTCTCAACAACTCTTGCTTTTGTCGGTTGTTTGTCTTTTGATTTATCTTTACTTGGCTTATTGGGGTCGACATCGAACTCAACTCTTCTTTTCTTTTTTTCTCCTGTTTCGGGTGCCTGAAAACCAGCGTTTACTGCCGATTTGTTTAATGCCTTTACAATATCAATATTCTCTTTTTCTTCTTCCACAGAAACTACGGTCTTTCTTGCCTTAAGCTCTTCGTTTCTTTTATTTCTACCCCATAACAACAACTCACCAATTTTCTTATATAAATCAGGATTTCTTTCTTTATTAATCTTTAAACCTGAAGTCTTATTAAAATTAATGTTGAAATATGATGTTAAAGTTTTTGGGATTGTGAATTCAATTCTACATCTTGAATACCAAGAATCAAATAATTTAGTACCTAAAGTTGTTCCACCAACTTCAATGTATCTACCACCATAAATCACATAACAACCATATTTGTTGAATGACCATGTATCTGATGCGGTTTCTTGGTCTTCGGAACTACTTACTTTAAGATCCCAAGATTTTTTCTCTTCTAATCCATCAATTGCAACCGCCTCCAACTTAATTTTTTCACCTTTTACTTCTGTCTCAACAAAATTTGTTTGGGTTTTATCACTATATCTATATAATGGGTCAACACCAATAACCTGTTCTTCATTTACAAAAAATCCAATGTTGTTATTTTTTAGTGTTGGATAAAAGACAACTCCTAAATTTTTCTTTAACACGCTAGCATGAAAATTAACACAATTATTAATGGTAATTGTTGTTCCTAATTCAGAGTCCAATGGTAATGTGTAAACATCTAAATTTCTTACATTAGTTAATGGATTCCAAATCAATTTTGTTTTTTCAGTACCATTGTTTGTTATAATCTCAATTGCAGAATAAACATCGGTATTTTCTGAATTTAATAAATTCAATGTTGATGTTTTCATTCCCATACCGAAATAACCAATTTCATTATCCTCATAAACTCTATTACAACCTAAATTCATGTTGTTACAAAGTTGATTTAAGGACATTCCACAACCATTATCCTTAATGATTAAGGTTGAGGTTTTTTTGTCATAAATTAATTCGATTTTTGTGGCTCCACCATCGACAGAGTTATCAAATAACTCGTAAATTGCGGTGTAAGTGTCGTAGTTAACACTTGTTAAAGATTCAAGGAAGAATCTGTCTGTTGTTTCAATTTTTTTAGAACTGTGGTAAACAGGTACCATTTCTCCGTTTTGAGACACAGCTTTAGTGTCTGTTACGTTTTCTTTCATAATGATTTTTTTTTAATGTTAAAATTTTATTAACATCACAAATATATGAAGAATATTTTGAATAAAAAAATAATATAGAAAAAAGTTTTCCACATTATTATATAATGTTATTTACATTTTACATAATGTAGATATTCAAATGTTTCGATTACCTTGTGGTTTCGAGCATCATCTTTATCGGATTTATATCTTTGGTATTTCTTTGTGAAGATTCCATATTCACCCTTCTTACTCATGATGTCCTCAATTTCTTTTAAAGATAATAAACCCTCATTATTATAACTAAGAAAAATAAATTTACAATTACAATTTTGTATTAAATCGCTAAACGCATCTTTGACTTCACGTTTTTTCGAATACTTAGACGAAGTCTTTTGTTTTCTATTACCAGTTTTTCCTACAATTTCAGGATTATCATATTTAGCAATTGTTTCAAGTACATGGTAATTGTCTCCATATACCCTATTGTTATATGGCGGGTCTAAATACATTATATCACATTCAATTTCTTTAACTAATTGATTAGAATCTTTATTATAAACCACATTTGATTTATCACTTAATATAGTTTCAATTGGTTCGATAGTAACTTTATCTAATGCACTCTTCTTAAAACTTTTTAAATAGGCACCATAAACAGATGTTGTATTTGCTTTCTTGTCTACCGATTCAATTATGCTTGATAATAAAAAGAAATATTCATTTTCATTAATTAAATTATTTGATTTCCACTCCTCAATTTTAATTCTTGACGTGTCACATATTTTAGCATTCTCATCTGAGAAATATAATCTAACATGTTGTTCATTGACGGTACCACCTGATGCGTAATTGTTATAAACAAATCCTTCTACAAGAGGTAAATTATTTAGGTAATCACAAACAATTTTTGATTTCTTCTCAATCTCACAATTGATAAGTTCTGGAATAATTTGATATAAATTTTCAAATTCAAAAAGATTATTATTAACAATTAAATGTCTATTCAACACATAACTATAATATTGTAAATCGTTTGAAATTATTTGATATCCTAATTTTTTAAAATGTGCACCAACTATTCCCGTTCCTGAAAATAAATCACAAAAGATATATTCTTTATCACCAACCACACTTTTAATTGATGTTTCTAAAAAATCCAATAACCTAAATTTACTACCAATATAATTCATATCATATAAAAACGACTAATGATTCTGTCGTAAAATTTTCTTTCTTACCATTTATAATGTAGTCGAAATCAATCTTATGTGTTTCACCAAAATTTAAATCTCTACAATCTTTTTCTATTGCCGTTATGCTTTTAATTTTATTTTCCAATTCAACTATAAAAATTCTTGGACTACTATCAAATCTATTTTCATTTTGGTTTTCATATAAATACCTTGCAACTGTTTGTGGATTATTTAATGCATCTCTCATCCATTGATTCCCAAAATCTATTTTGAAATTATCCGTTACACTACTTGCATTTTTTAAATCAAAATTTTTACCATTATAAAAGAAATCAACACTCTTATTATTTGATAGTGTAGGTAGTATTTCTTCATGGTGTTTAATGAGATAATATTCATATAAAAACGACCTAAAAATTGTATGTGATTTAATAATATAATTTTTTTTAATATCTATCAAATGTTCATCAAGACCAACTAAAAAATCATCGTTTTTTCTAATTGTTGATGTGAGTTTACTATCATATGCCATCACGTTAAAGGCCCAACTTTTTTGTCCGTTAAATTCTTCTTCTATTATTTTTTTGGTTTCTTCGTAATTTTTAATATTCTTTTTTAATTCAGATAAACTATATTTTTTTTGTTTGGCAATATGTCTAGTAAAAAATTTAACATCCTCATAATTCCAACGATTAAAAATTTCGTTATATAAAAATTCGGGTGTTTGAATCTTAAGATTAGAATGTGTTAAATTGGTATAACTTAACAGATATTCAATTGCATTATCCTTATTACCAAATATTTTTTTTACATTCTCAATAGATATGTTGTCTCTAATATCATTTATCATTATTAATAATATAATAAAAATATTTCAAAAAAAAAATCCCCACATTTCTGTGGGGATATACTTTAACCCGATTCAGGTCAGTCCACAAAACTTATTGTGGAAAGGTACTACTTATTTTTTCATGTCTTTTATGACATCTTTAATCATTTGGTCAAACATACCTTCATTCATTCTTCTTCTACCACCATCTAATTCAGATCTTGTTGGTGCGGCTTTTCTAAGTACTGTTTCAGGACTTATACCTTCCATTTTAGTTTTAAATTCGTTGATTGCTTGAACCAATCCTTGAACAATCTGTGGATTATCCATAATTGTATTTTCGGGTGTAAATTGTGTACCTGGTTCAAGTTGAACATTTTTAATTACACCAACTTGTTTACCATCAACCAATGAACCTGGATTATATTCTACAGGTTCCAATCTACCATCAACACGAGATGATTCAGGTTTTCTTCTTGCGAATTTGTTTACTAAAACAATTGTCCAAGTAAATGAATTATCACCAATTTTTTCTCCTTGAACTTGTAAAGTCATCTCCATAAACACCTCATTCTCTCTACCCTCTACGTGACCGTATTTACGTAATCTATAAACATCTGTTACACCATAATCTTGTGTACTTCCTTTCTTTTCTTCTGCATCCCAATTTGCATAATTTTGATTGAATTGTCTGGCTAAGTGCTGTGTATCCATCTCAGGAGTTTCTTCGCCGAAAATTCTATCAGCAACCATTTGGTTAAACTCTTCATTTGATTTATAAACATTATAACTTAATGTTGTAAATTTAACCATTTCATTATTCCATCGGTCGGTGTGTCTGTCAAAATATTTTCTATTATCAAGAGCAACAGCTGGTACACTTCTTTGATTCAATATTTTATTAAAATCTTCAGTGAATTCACTTCTTAAAACTTTTAAAAGTTTAGTTTTAATTTTAGTTGACCCCTCCAATTTTTGACCAGTTGCAACATCTTTGGATGTTTGTTTAACTGTACTAATTGGTTCTCCTTCTTCACCTGGTAATGGTTTACCAACTCTTACATCTCTGTGTGGTCTATCTGATGGACATTTTGTATCTGACCATCTAAATGAACCATAATCTTGTTTTAATTTTTCAACAACATCGGGATGTTCTTCCATGAACTTTTGAATGTCACAAGTGAAAACTATTTGTACCCTTTCTGAATCAGGATCCTCGTTAAATGGGTCAACCATCATATCATATCCGATTAATTGACCGTCATTATCATATAGTTTACTTGATGCAACTTTTTTACCCGGTTGTTTCTTTGACCAATATCGAGCCATTTCGTCAATATCAGCGATATAGTTGTTCTCTGATAACAGGGAAAGAAGTTTTTCTTTAGATATCTCCATTATAATACGTATTTTATTTATATAAATACTAGGAAAACCAAAGAGGCACCTTCCTATTTTTCCAATTGCAAAAATCTTTCTTTGCTCCAATATAATAATTCCTATATGACTGGGTCACATCTTCCACTTTAAAGACATCTGGCATAGCTTTAGGTGGGTTTTGAAAGGGTATATCGGGTATGTTTGGTTTATTTATCACACACCACTCTATTATTTGTTGGGACTTATGTTTTTTACCGTATCTATATGAATATTCTTTACATAGTTCTAAACCTAACTCACACAACCAAAGATAATTTTCTAATGAAGTCCTAACCCAAATAGAACAAGGATGGTTCTTATGAGATAATTTGTAAGGTGCTTCTCCACCTGTAACCCAATGAGACCCACACAAAAGTTGTGCGGTTTCTAATATCATTTTGACAACATGTTTATCATTATGATATTGTGCACATTTTGTTGGGTCACTATCTAAGAAGAATATGTTCAATTTAATTCTTTTTTTAGTTCACATTCTAAATGATTAGTTCCAATTAAATAATCATATTCTATTTCTGATGTATCTTTACCACAAATTTTACAAACCCATTGGTTTTCAACTGGTGGTTCTTTATCTTCATATTCTCTCCAATAATGTTGTCTAACTTTCTCTCCGAGTTCGGCATCATTTGGATATTGTTTAACCCAATATTTGGGTATTGTTATTTGTTCTCTACCTGAAGAACTTCCTTTTAAATAACATTCGGTACATAACTGTCCTGCACCTTCTATGTATCCAATTCTAAAATCAATGTGTGTTGATACATCCACTGTGGTTTCTTTTCCACAGATAATACAAGTTTCATTTGGCATAGTGGTTAATTTTATACCAAAATATAAAAAATATTATAAAAAAACAAATAATATTAATATAAATTATGCCAAATCTTTAATTTTAGGTGATGCACCTGAATTATAAGAATTAACCACTTTAGCAACAAGGTCACCGGTTCCCCAAGTTTTTAAAGATTCACATTTAGCGATGTTTGCTGCCCCAATATCATTTTTTAAACCGTCAACAATACAATTGTATCTACCGTTTTTAAGTGTCTTGATTGTTGCAACCATACCATCTTGTAAAGTTTGATAATTTTTAACTCCTACACTATTAAAGTCTGTGGCATTTGGCATTTTGTATGTTGTGTTGAAAGGATTGAATTTACCAGCTTTACCTTCTGATTGTCTCCAAGCATATAAGAATTTTAAATTCTCTTCTGAAACAGGTGCACCTAAGTTTTCTAATAACTTCGCATAAAAATTTTGGTCTGCTAATCCTTCTAAATTAACAACATCAATATGTTTTTTCAAATCTTCAGAAGTTACACCTTTCTCTTTAAGTAATTCAATTAATTTCTTTAACATTTCAGGAGACGCTTTAACCATTGGTCCACCACTAGCCCCACCTGTTGCATTTGTCATTCCGGTGGCCAAATCACTTAGATTGCCCGAAGATACCCCAACATGAACATGAGGTGGAATACCACCAGCTTGCATTATTCTACCTATTACATCACCTTCCTTAACTGAATCGCCTTTATTTAAAGAAGATTCAATATGAGTATAGAAAACATCAGGTTTCCCGTCTGTACTCTTAATAGAAACTTGGTCACCATATATTTTTTTAACTCCACTCTTAATTACACCACCACTACTATCTTTCTTTATTTTATCTACAACACCATTTGTTATAGAATAAACTTCAGTTCCAACAGGACCTGAAATATCCCATGCATTTCTACTTGGCCAATCTGATGCACTATGTGTACCTTGACCCGGTCTACCTATAATTCCCCCACCACTTGATACCAACTTAACATCTTCGTTTAATTTGGTTTTATCTTCAAGTTTCTCTGAAGTAAATTTCTGAACGGCGGCGGCAGTTTCAGGACCAAATAATCCATCTACACCATATTTTGGTAATTCATATCCTAAAAGAATTAAACCTATTTGCATAGACTCGGCTCCTTTTTGAAAGGACATAGATCCCTTTTCTTGTTGGGAAAGACCTCCCGAGTTTGCTGAATCCTCTAAAGTTTTGAAAAATTGGTCAACATCATCGGATACCAAATCGGCTTTCTTAGGGTCGTCAGTCTTTTTGATACCAACCTTTTGTAATAATTTATTGAGAAACCCCTCTTCATTAATAACCTCTTTACGATAGGTTATACTATGTATTCTTTCTAATTCTTCTGATAATGTCCTTTTCATATTTTAATAAATATTTCAAATCTCGACTTTTATCCATTTTTGTGTGGAGTCTAATTTAAAAGAACCAATATATTTTTGTTTCCATTGATTTGGGTGAATTAATGATAGAAACATTGTTTCATCCTCCCTTATATATAAATGGTAAATCTCGTTCATAACAGGAATAAAAGAATAAGATGATGTATATACAAGATCATTCCAATTAACTTCATCAATAAGTTTACGAAACTCTTCTTTAAGTTCCTCATATTTGGTTTTAAACTGTTTATTTGCAACATTGGCTTGCATTTGTTTCCAACCACCGACATCTTCCATTTTAATTGCGGGCGCACCCACATTACTACCATAAGTTAACTCCTTTGAGTAGTATCCTTTTTCTTCGTCCCAAACAACTAAATCTGGTTTCTTTTTTTTCATTATTTATTTTTTCTCATCCTCCCAAGGTGTGGTTTCTTCTCCCCAATTCAAAAAATCCTCCCCTTTATAATCTGGATGGTTTTTGTGCATATAATCAATGCCTCTAACCCAAAAGAATGAAATAATTCCAGCAAATAAAAAGCTGATACCAATTGCAATTAAGTAACTTGTCATCATTTTAGTAAGTTTAATATTTTTTCTTTAATTCCTGTTTGTTTAATTCCTTCAGTACTCTTAGGTGTTAACACAAAGTTAGTTAATCCCCATTCCATTTCCATTTCACCCCACGTTTCATGTGTTTGTGGAATACCCATATTAAGGTCATCCACCGAAACCCAATTGGTTATTTGTGGATTATCTTTAAGATATTGTTTAATCTCCAGTGAACGAGATTGTTCTAAATCATATTGTCTAGACCAAGGAAAGTTTTGAGGGACTTCACACTCACCTAAATTCTTAGTAAACCCTATGGGTTTCTTTTTGATACCCTGTGACTCATAATATTCACCCATCTCCTCAACAGTTGCCCATCTTTTCCAATCAGATGAGACAACAATATCAGCGTTAGTTTTTTCCAATATCTCATTTAATATAACAACAGCCTTCTTATTAAAATTATCGAACCTACATTCAACTGGTAGTGAAGCAATAGACTGCGACAATTTTCTACCTATCTTTCTTTGTTTTTTATGTCTACCACCCCATTCAGTTGATAAACAAATCACACCATCGTGATCAAGAAATATTACTTTCATCTTTTCTTCTTTTAACTATCAATCTAATAGTATTAAAAATTCCTAAGAACATAAAGATTTGTATGGGCCAAAATGGTAAATTTTGTAGTTCGTGTAACATCCAAAAGATGTTCATAAAAACCCACGAAAACAATGTTATGTTTGCATCTCTATTTTCTTTTTCAGTTAAAAGAATATAAATCGTTAAAATAGATGTTGGGATTATCATAAATGTTGCCATCCATGTAAACTTTAAACACCAGAATATATCTTTTAATAACCACGAAGTTATATGTATTTCTTGAATATTCCTAATTTTTTTAAGAATTTTCATCGATATATTCATGTTGTGGGCTCCAAAACCCCTCTGAAATTATTTTAGGTGATTCGTTTCTATCTATCATTACCCATTCATATTTCACGATTCCCCAAGGTTCAAACTGTTCTAATACATCTTCTAAAGTAAAACACTTACAACTATAGATATCAAATTGAGCCATTGCTGGACTTAAATGGTCCCAAATGTGTATTGATGAGTGGGAAGTTGCTAATGTTACTGTACCTGTTAATCCCTCATTACCTGGATAATCCACGTAGACACTCGTCGGTCCACCAACCACTTCCATTTTAACTTTATGAACTAAATCAACAAACCATTTGTTGAGAACCTCCACCTCTTTCGGTGGGTTTGTAATCCAAATCTTCATCAAAAGATGTTGGTGATACGGTACGAATTCTTCTTGCATTAATATGTTTTTACTATAACATATATATCACAAAAATTGTATTTTTCTACGTTAGATTTTATTTAATTAACCAAGATGAAGATTGTATTTTATCTCCCAAACCGTCAATTAATTTTATACCTAACCAATCACATACTTGTCTCTCGGGAATTGTATCGTTTACTTGGTCACCACCATTTGCAAAGAATAGTTCGTCCGATGGGTCCTCCAAAGAATGAATCATACCAATTGTTTGACAAACAGTTCTATCCGTATCAATAGATAAAAATACTCGGTCAACCATTTTTAGATTTTGAATTATGAAAATTCTCTCATTTTCATCTTGGAACTCTTTACTACCCTTTAATTCCCTCTGTTTGTCATTATTAACAATCACGTATAGTTTGTCACCGTACTCCTTGGACTTATTGAAATACTCGATGTGCCCCTTATGAAGAGGGTTAAAATATCCACTTACAATAACAATTTTCATTTATTAAACTTTTTAAAGTTCTTGATAAATTCTTTTTCGTACTTCTTAAGTTCCTTAGTATCTAACCCATTATATAAACCAGTTGACATAAAGGCCTGAATCTCATCATCAATAATTTTTTTGTCATCTATATATCCCATCTTAACAATCTTACTTCTTAATTTTTCGTAATGATTTGGTTTTATTTGTGAAGTAATAATTTTACAGTTGGTTTGATATTCTTTATTGGTGTAATATAAACCGTGTGCAATTTCATGATTCATTGTACTAGATTTAAAACTATCTGCACCAATCAAATACCATTTTGTTCTGGGTTTATCAAATCGAAGTGGATAATTTTCACAACTATAATATATGTCATTCATTATCTCATCGTATGGTCCTTTATCTTTACTAAAAACACCTAAACCTTTATATACAATGTTTGATGGGATATTGAACCCACTCCAATCTTCAGGATATGTGAACGTTCTTTTCTTCCATTTATTTTTGTATGTTAACATGTATTTTTCCCAAGTAAAGAATTTACCTCTAATATCTTTAAATGGTGATTCATAAAATTCTTGGTATCTACAAAACAACATTGTTCTTTGATAGTTGTCTTTTATTGATACCGCAAATATTTGTGGTTTTATTTGTTTGAGTTCCCCAACAACATAATCATTCTTAATTTTCATATATTTCTATTTTTATAGAACCAATAAAGGTGTATTAATAGAACCAAAGAATTAACACCAATCAATGGTAAATCATTTTTTATTATTCCATATACTAACCATAATGTTGTTCCCATTACATTTATTAATCTAAGTAAGAACATATCTTCCTTTATTGTGAAAGATATTAGAATCAATATTGTGGCTAACCAACCAATTAAATTAGTAATCACTTAATACAACTTTTTAATATCTCCTGACAAAGCTCATCAGGTATTTTACTTCTTTCATATGCATTTGATCTTCCTTGTGTTCCTGTTCTACTACCTCTTGGTGCGGCAACATGACAAGGGTCTCCATTCTTACACATTGGTCTTGGTGTCCAAACATTACTATTGGTCCATATGTCCGTTGGTTTCATTCTTTCGTCACCATATTGACAATATGTGACAGTATTTCTTTTCAATCCTTGTACAACTGGTAGTTTACGAAGTACTCCTCTTGGGTTCTCCATAAACCAATACGTTGGTTGAAAATGATTAATTATTTCTAATGTTTTTTTAACTAACTCCAAACCCAATCTTGCACCATCTGTCTTAGGAATATATGCACCTTTTCCACCAGTCCAATGATGTCCAATTGATGCAACACTAAAACTTGTACATGGTGGAGAAGCCCAAATAATATCTGGTTGGAATGGTACTTTAGTTACATCGAAATCAAGGATACTAACAGCATAATCTATCCCTTCAAATTCAATTAAATCTGATGAAAAAACATTCATACCTAATTTCTCGGCTTGTTTACCAATTGATTTACTACCAGCAAATAATTCTAATACATTCATTATCTTAAGTGCTCAAATTTCTTTGCTAATTTATTGATGAACTCCTCTTCTTCAAGAGTTAATAAATCTCTACATTTTGATAGTTTATCTAAACTTCCCCAAAATATCTGGTCGTTGATATTTGGTCTACGAACTCCTTTATTATCATTCTTAGTTTCTTGGTCTGGTTGAATGTAACCATCCTCAATTAGAATTTCAACCAATCTGTCTTTTTCTCTCTTACTACAAGAGTCAACAAATTCACTTGGGTCGATGTCTACTTCTGCTGTAAATTCAGGCATAACTTTAAATTAAATTTTTTATGATTATTGTTAATGATATGATTAACCAAATTGTATTGAACACAATTAATGTGGGTAAAGATTTTTTCATACTTGCCCAAATCAACAACGATGATGTTGTAAGTGTAAGAAAATGAAAGTACCATAATTCTATTCCAAATATTAAACCCGGAACAATGATGATAGCCTTAGCCATCCAGGCCGAAAATTCAATGATATTATAATCAGTCCAATAGGTTTTATCGGAGAACATCTTAATCCTATTCCATATCTTTTTGAAACCTATGAAATAGAATAATGTTGTTATGAAAATCAAATATGTTAAAAAATAAACCATATTTGAAATATAATAAAAACTTTTGAAATAAAAAAATTAGAGGATTGTTTTGTTGGTTTTTGTTTTCCTTATTTCATTAAGAGTCCCAACATTTAAAATGTTATTAAAAAAATCACTACTAGGTCTTTCAATTTTAATGTTTAATTTATTACAAACCGCATAAATAATTAACCCCTCTAAAGATCCGTCATAACCATTATTAGGTTGGGTTTTTAATGTTATATTATTAAGGTTGTCCCATGTTTGTGTAAATAGTTTTCTTCTATCTATGTTATCAATTCTAAGGACCATTAAAAACTCATTTATAAATTTAATGTCTTTATCGTTTATTGCTTTACCGTATTCAGTTTCAAGGACATCTTGTATAGTTATTTCTTCATCCTTGTATTTTGTATTTTCGGATATCCATCTTACATACATTCCCTCTTCTAAAGTTGTTATGTAATCGAAATCTGGTTTTCCCCTGAATAAAATGTCGGTATCCAAAAACAATACAACATTATGATACTCAAACGCAAATTCAATTGATTTTCTTTTTAAATTATAGTTGAATGGTTCGTTTATTTCTCTAATATGAATGTCTTTGTTCTCAATTAATTCTTGATTATCCGTAATAACAAAAATGTCTAAGTGATTATCAAAATCAAATAGACATCTTACCGTTGTATTAAATTCGTTGATGTGTTCTTCTCCGAATGCTAAAAATGTTATTCCATATTTTTTTATCATAAAGAAAACGATTCACCACATCCACATGTTCTTGATGCATTTGGATTTACCCACTGAAAACCCTTTCCATTTAAACCACTTGAGTATTGTAATTCGGTCCCATAAAGGTATAAAACAGATTTTTTATCTATAACCACTTTTAAATCACCCAAATCAACGATCTCATCTGTTTCATTTATTTCATCATCAAAATCCATTACATAAGACAACCCACTACAACCACCACCTTTAACACCTACCCTCAAATTAAATTTGTCTACCGGTAGGTTTTCTTCCTTCATTATATCGAATATGTGTTCTTTTGCCGTCTCATTAATTGTAATCATTTCAAATCAGCCTTTTTCAAAAGTGAGTCTAAACTCTTATTATCCGTTTTTATTTCTTTTTGAACCTGAACTTCATTTCTAAGTTTTGAAAGTTCTTTCTGTTGGAAATAACACAAAACGAGAACTGAAATTGCTAACCCCATTCCGATTTGATTTTGATATTTTTTTATAAATTGTATCATATTAATGTAATTTTTCTTCAAATATTATTTCTTCCAACCCTTGTTTTTTTCTGTAATCATTTATAGCAGACTTAATAGCATCCTCAGCCAAAACACTACAGTGTATTTTAACTGGTGGTAAATTCAATTCCTCAACCAAATCCATATTATCAATTGTTACTGCCTCATCCAACGATTTACCTTTTAACCATTCAGTTGCAACTGATGATGATGCAATTGCAGAACCACATCCAAAAGTTTTGAATTTTGCATCAACAATTATATTATCTATAACTTCAATTTGTAATCTCATTACATCACCACACTCGGGTGCCCCTACCAATCCTGTGCCGACACTCGATTTACTTTTATCTAATGTTCCTACGTTTTTAGGGTTAGAATAATGGTCTAAAACCTTTTCAGAATATGCCATAAATTTATCATTTTATTATAAATAGTTAATTAGTATAATTCATCAGTATTAATATTATGTTCTTGAAGAATTTCATATATCTTATCGTACACTAAATCTAAAACTTCATATTTGTCCATTTCTTTACCCTCCAATGTCCATTCTAATCCTTTCTTAGTGTTGTGAGTAATATCCCATAATGCACCAGCCATATCCAACGATTTAACAGCACGAAAATGTGCCATCTTATCATCGGGGTCATTTAAGTCAAATTCTATTTTCGCTTTCGCCATAAATCACTTAATTTTTTAGTGGGTCTTCTGGTTATTAATTTTCCATCTTCGGTTTCCTCCATTAAGGGTGCTCTCCAAATTTCGTATCCCATCCATACGGTTACAACAAACAGAAATAAAAGAAAAAATTTCATAATTAATTTTTATGTTGTGAAATATTTCGTTTTCCAAAACTGCCACCATTTTCTTTTTTTGACTGGTTTACATTCCGAGAATGGATTTGTACCAAAAGAAACTTTATTGAGATATTTTGCAGTCAAAACATTTAAAAATATCTCATGATATTTTCTTGGTATCTCATCAAAATCGGCCGTAATCTTAACTGATAGTGATTGTGGTCCATCCTCAGAATAAACAATTAATTGTTCATAAAGAGTAACAAGTGTACTTGTTTTAATATCGGCATATTGATTTTGGTTAAAACCACCAAAATTTAATTCACCATTTATGTGTTCTTTTAATTCATCATCTGACATAATAGTATTTTATTCAACTTGTAAATTTATTGAATCCGCAAGCGGTTTATTAACTTCTTCCAATATTCCCCACATTACTTCATAAGAACCTATTTGAATTTCTTTTACAAACATTTCACTTTGTAAACTATCTATTCTCGATTCTAGTTCTGCCTTTTGAATATCTCCTCCTGGTAAAAAACCATTATCGGTTTGACATTTCATCAAGTCATCTTTTAATTTTAGATAACTCACTAAAAGTGCTAAAAAAGCAATCGTAACTACCACCAAATAAAATTTAATCTGTGTTATAATTTTCATAACTTTTATTTTACTTGTTTAACCACCCATCAATAAACCCACTCTTTATATCTGACCATTCAATTACAAAGTATGAGACAACTATAACACATAAGATTGTCCATTTGTGTTTAACAATGAGTGTTTTTAAATCTTTTACTAATTCTTTCATAAATTTTGTATTTCAATTAATAATTCTGATACTTCCTCCTCAGATAGGTACCCCCTAACATCTCCAGCCGCAACCGGATTATCATAATGAATCTCATCATCAAATAATACCGCAAGTTCATATAAACCACTTTTACCACCGTAAGAAAAATCATGTTTAACTACTGATGCTCCGAATCCATTTTCAAAATGAATTCGTGTTTTGACACCATTGTAAAATGTGTCGGACATTGATTCAAACTGTAAATCTTTAAAGGTTTTCATTTTAATTTTTTTAAAGTTCTTCGACTATTCCTAATATTTCAGCAAGTCCTAAAAGGATTGCACTACTACCGAATTGCTCGTTAAATAAAAAGTAACAAGCCCCAATTCTTAAAACACTTTTGAATAGACTCACCCAAAAATGTCTACTTGTTTTTGATTCTTTTGGTTGCATAATGATTAATATACTAAATTTTTTTGAGATTCCAAATAATCATCCACAAATTGTATCCTTTCTCCGAGATAACGGAAAAGAGGTACTGACCATGAATTACCAATACCACCTTTAACACTTGAATATGATGGTTTCTTACCATTTATTTCAAAATCAAAATAATCATCAGGAAAACCTTGTAACCTACATAGTTCTTTTTCTGTAAATTGTCTAATTCCCAAATCATCTACCCAATAATTCGAAGTCGAGATTTTACCAAATCCATCCGTCAAAGTTTTCGAATAAGATTTAGTTACCGTACCAGCGAGTTTAATTTCTCCGAGAATATTTTTGGTGAGTTCATCCCTCTTTTTTTTATTCTCTCCTTTAACGCTACCAAATCCTCCTTCGTTAAATAATATGGCAACAGGGACTCTCCAGTTGGTTCCACGATATCCGACAACGACGATTCTACGACGACGCTGGGGTACTCCAAAATATCTTGAGTCGAAAATCCTGTAAGCGATTGAGTATTTTTTTCCAATAAAGATTCCTCCTCCTTCTTGGAGATCTTCAGGCCTGATGTCAGTACCCGTAAAGTTTGATAAGACTTGTGAGAGGTCTTCTTTGAGTTCTTCTTTGAAAACACCAGGGACATTTTCCCAGATGAAATAGGTTGGACGTTTTGAGTCAAGAATGTTTCCAAATGTGATGGCAAGTTGAGCACGTTCATCATCCATTCCATTTCCGAGTCCGGCATCTGACCAAGCTTGGCAGGGTGTACCTGCTGCAATAACTTTCGCTTTGAGTTTTTTAAATTTTTCATCTTCTAAAATGTTTAACATGTTTGGAAATAAAGGAACATCAGGATAGTGATGTTTAAGTACTTGTTGTGGGAATGAGGCGAAATCACATACACCTACACACTCCCAACCGAGTGGTTTCCACGCAACGGACGCGGCTTCGATACCACTACAAAGAGTAATGAATTTCATGCTAGTAAGTTTTGTTTTGTTAGAACAAATTTACTAATATTTTTTAAAATCCAAAAACATTTTTAAAAAAATTATTATTAATTAATAATCAATTATTTAAGAAATCATATTTTTCTTTTGTCCACTTAAGTTCTTTATAATCTTTAAATTTTTCATTTAATATATCAATAAGTGGTTGGAATATACTAGGTGTGGGTGTGTTTGACTTACCATAAGACTGTACAAGTTGTCCTTTTCTATATTGTAAATTGATTTTTTTGGTATTGAATTGTGCGGAAAGGTACACATAGAGAACCCCATTAGTAAATTGTTTAGACATACAATTTTTCATGTTATATCCTTCGTATATAAAATCTTCTTCTGTTGATAATACTTTGATATTATACGTCATTCCATCAATTTGAATGTTCGTTTCTATGTCATTTAAAAATTCAACTGGATGTGTGTATTTTAATTTATATCCTCTCTTATAGTAAAGTTTTAAATTATTTAATGTTTCAATTAAATTATTGAATTGGTTATCATTTTTTGGTGTTAATTTTATTTCGATTCCATTTAACTCAACTTCTTTTCTGTACTTCAATAGTTTATTGATTGATATAAAAATAGGATCAAGGTTGATATTGGTTTTGTTCCAACTATTAATCAACTTTACAAAACTACTCTTCTCAAATTCATTTCTTAATTCATCAATTTTTAAATTGGGTGGGTATATATCTGAACAATGTTGTTTCCAATCTATTCTTTTTATATAATCTAAATGATTCTTACCAAACAATTTACACAAATAGTTTATTGCGTTTATGTTTAAAGGTATATCAGATGTGTTTAATTCTTTTATTAAAAATTTAGATTTAATACCTAAAGAGTCTAAAACCGCCGGTAGAAATTTATTATCATTCCTAATCAAAAACTTTTTACTTGGGTAGACATCTTGAATATCGTAGTAAACATTATTGTGGCCCTTTATATTTTTTTGTGAGAGATGAAAATCAACAATCATATCAAACAATTCATTGACTGCTGGTTTCTCTTTATATGATTTATTTAAATAAAAATCATATTTAAATTTAGATTTTAATTTGTTAGTCATAATTAAACTTATTTCTGTGATTGCTCTTTCATACTTGACTCCCCAATAGTTTAATCTTTTTTCTCCCCTATAAAACCCATTATCAATCATTTCATATAACAACCTAAAATTGTTTCTTTTTGATTTTTGTGATGACTTAAGATATTTGTCTTCTGTTAAATTGTCATTTACAATTTTATATGAAACAATTATATCACCATTGATTAAATTAATTGTAAGTTGGTGGGAAAATGTTACATGTTTTCTTGCTCCATATCTATGATAATCCAACTCGAAATCATTTGACATTATAAGTGTGTTATCATCACCAAATAATTTTAATTCACATATTGATTCGGCCGGTCCTTTTTTGTCTTTCTTATTTTGAAAGTGTCTAAATAATAAATCCACATATAAAATATATGTGGATTAATTTACAATGTATATGGTTTTTTATTTAGACTAAATCCATAAAATCTATTCCAAATAATTTAGTGGGCTCTTTTTTTGTAATCTCGACACCGTTTATTTTTACCGGTACTTTAAGTTTTTCAGATGCATGTAATAATCCAAGTCGTGCGTATTTTTTTACTTTTTGTGACAATTCATTATCTATCACATATTCCATATCCACAGGTGGTTGTTTATTACAAAAATGTCTTGCTTGTAATAGTTGACCGTTTTGACAATCAAACTCACACGTTACTCTATCCATAGAATCTTCTGTTCTTAAAGAAATAATAATAGACTTTTCTTTATCGGCATAAGTTGCAACACAATGATGCATAAATTTACCCTCCTCAACATATTCTTCCTCTCTTTTCAATATCATAGGATAAAAAGAAACACCGGTATCACCATAGTTTGGTAAATTTATTTTCAATGGTATTGGTTTTTCAATATCCTCAATCATCTTCTCACTAAACTTATATTCAATCACCCAACCTTTATTGATGGCGGTTATAATCTTTGATAAATCTGTATGTTCAACAGAAAATTCATCGAATGTTTTTGCTTTCATATAAACGTCAGCATCATATTCTCTAACGGTGTTTATCATTCTAAAATGGTCATCAAATAACTGAATAAATCTATCAGATAATATTCCATCTGACCTATAATTTTGTGAATTTGCAATCTTAATTAAATTCTCCTTTTCAATATCTAATAACAGTGGGTTATTATTTGTATTATGGATTAATTGGAATTTATTGGTGTTGTAATCCACATTACTATTTTTTTTAAGATATGAATTTTCAAAAACAACGGGGTTCAAATTTGCAATATATTTTGTGTAATCATTACCAAAATACTTACAAAATCTAACCAAACCAATCAAATCAATATTTGGATATTCATGTAAAATTTTAATTGTGTATTTGGATTTAATTCCAAACATATCCAAAATAGATGCTATTAATTTCCTATCGTTCTTTTTGAGAAATTTTTCTGTTGGGTAAAAGTTATTAATCCAAAACACCACATCTCCGTTTGGTACCTTTATTTTTTTAAGTTCTATAAACTTTTGTGTGAAATCATTTAAGAATACATCGGTATTAGATGAGTATGATGCACACCCAATCATTCCTAATGACTTTTGTATATTCTTTGTAAACTCATAGTCGTCGAATACTTTTTTAAATTCGTTGTACACTCTTGAATTTGTATTAACATAGTTCTTAGGTTCAAAAAATGAACGACCGGTCGTAATCATTTTCAACATTCTGAACGAATTGGTCCTGAATTGTGTGGCGTTGGTTTTACTGGTTTTACCTATAATACACGTGGTAAAGTTTCCCGTTTTCAAGTTTATTGTTAACGATTGAACATCGTATCTTTTTCTGAAATAGATGCAATTAAACCCTCTGGTTTTTGTTTGAACATAAAGTTTTATGGTTAGTTTATCTCCATGTAATCGTATTGATCTTTCAAGTGTATATAGAACAATCTCAGAAAGTGGTTTACCATAATGATTTTTAATGTGTCTATCTTTAGTTGTTTCAAAAGTATTTCCACCGTTCTTTTCACGATATAGATATTCAAAAGACATTCTTTCCTGTACATCTTCATTACTGGTTAGATAATGTACTTTCTTTTTCTTTTTTTTAGGTAACGTAAAAATTTTCCCTTTTTTGTTAATGTTGAGGTCTCTCGTAATTGATTTGATTGAAAATACATCGGTATCCTCTTCATCCAATAAATCCAAAGAATCGTTAAACTGTCTCCGTAATCTTTTCTCATCTGAAATTAGACAATAATCCTTAAAAGGGGTTATAAGTGCATAGGAAAATTTTTGAGTTAATATGTCTACCATTTTAGAATAAGTTTTGTTATTACAAAAATAATAAAAAAAGTTAAGATATATGTATTTATAAAAAAATATATATTATGGCTAAAGGTAAAAGCACGGGTGACTCAAGAAAAATAACTTTCGGTAAGAAAAGTGGTAAAGGTAAATCAAGAAAATCTTTCGGACCTAAAGACCAAAAACCGAAAAAATACAGAGGTCAGGGTCGCTAATTTATTCTTCCTCCACCCTTAAAATTTTTAATATACCGGGGTTCAATAAGACTACTTACTTTGACTCCCTCGTATCTGTTTGCTGAATGGACAAAATAGGTATTTCCTATGTAACAGCCACAATGCCAACCAGATGGTGACACTTTACTACGAAAGAAAACCAAATCACCAACCTGTAAACTATCTTTTTTAATTCTTTCTGTTTGATTCCATTGTTTATAACAAACATTTTCAAGTTCAATCTTATAAACATCTAAGTATAATCTCTTATTAAATTGGGAACAGTCAATACCTTTTTCTGTTTTACCACCTAATTTATACGGTTTCCCCAACCATTTTATTATAAATTGATTTAGAATTGTGTCTTCGGTAAAAACCCCTTCTTCAAATTTTAATGTAGTTTGTCCATTGGTTATTAATGAAATAAAAACCAATGGAATTATAATTAATATATTTTTCATTAGTTACTTAATGGTGCTTTAATTTTAGGATGTGATTCATACCCCACCAATTCAAAACAATCGGGTCTATAACTTTTTAATTTTTCATCTAAAGTTTTTTCACCTAAATGTTCTTTCACTTTTTCATGCATATACCAATTTCTTTCTGTTATTTCAACTTTTGGTAATTCATATGGGGTTCTATATATTTGTTCTTTAGCTTGTTCAATATGATTAAGGTAAAGATGTGTGTCACCTAAATTACCAATCAATTCATCAGGTATCATGTCTACTTCTTTTGCAATAATTTCAAGTAACAATGCATATGATGCAATATTAAATGGTAATCCTAAAAATGTATCAACTGAACGTTGATTCCACATTAAAGAAATTGCTCTATATTTTCCAGGATTAACTATTTTTTCTTCTCTTGTTGTTGGTCTTGTATAAACTTGAAATCCATAATGACAAGGTGGTAAAACCATTTTATCTAATTCACCCACATTCCAAGCATTAACCATCAATCTTCTACTATCTGGATTTGTTTTTAAATCGTTGATTAGGTCTTGGATTTGGTCTATATAATTTAAATCTATGTCTGTTTTGTTCCAATCAATTTTCTCCCATTTCCTCCATTGTTTACCATAAATTGGTCCTAAATCTCCAAAATCTTTTGCAAATTCTTTGTTTGTTTTTATCAACTGAATAAACTGTTCTTTCGTATATCTAGGTCCATGAAAATCATCCGTAAACAGTTTTGAATAATTCTTATATGCATCACCATCCCAAATATGACAATCATAATCCAATAAGAATTTGATGTTAGTTTCACCTCTTAAAAACCATAGTAATTCGGTTACTATTGACTTCCAATGCATTTTCTTTGTAGTTAATAACGGAAACCCTTCACTCATTTTATGACGAATTTGTCTACCGAATACTGAAGTTGTTCCCGTGCCAGTCCTATCTGATTTTTCTATACCATTATCTAAAATGTCTTGTAATAAATTTTGATATTGTTTATCAATATTATTCATATTAATTTACCGTTTAGGTTTTGAATTATTAATTCCGCCAATTTTTTTTGTCCGTTTTCACTGTAGTGTGTGTCGTTAATTAAACCGTTTGTTTCTGTTTTTATTGTTTCAATTTCACCAAAATTTAAAACTTTAAGTTTACCTGTTGGTTTAAAAGGACTCCAAAATACACATCTTCTTGGTTTCATAACATGTTCAATCATGTATATCCACCAGTTTACTTCATCCACATATAACTCGTGGTCTCTGTTTAATATTATTTCTTTAATCGTATTATATGAATAATCAATATTTTCTAACTTTATTTCTTCTTCACTCAATGTGTTTATTAAAACAGTGAACCATTCTCTATTTTTATTTGGTAATCTAAATCTATGTAATCCCGACCAACCAAATACTAAAATATCATTTTCTTTTATTTGTTTGACGTTTTTACAAAATGATTCAAAGATTGTATAATTGTCTATTCCACCAACTGCAACATTTTTAACATCCATATTTAAAAATTCACCGATGAAATCTGCATGTACCTTTGGTTGATAACCTTTCCAATTTATGTATTTATTTGACCAAATATATTTTGGGTTATAAGATGCTGTATAGCTATCCCCGAAAGTCCACACTGTACTCATTTTTTATAATATGCATTTCTTTGAAATTGTATACCCGCAAAAAATGTTAACCATCTAATTGAAAATCCAATTGCGGGTGTGCATAGTCCTGTTTCAAAAAATACATCTTTTCTATAAAAAAATATAATCGTTGGTATAATAAACCAGTGGTATTTCTTTTTATAAAGAAAAAAATCGGTTAAATATTTTGGTTCTTTATTCGTCATAATTTCCTGTTGTTCTACGAAGTAATCTATCTACCTCATCTTCTTTTTCTTTCATTTCAACAATTCTAATGTAATATGATTCCTTATCCGCATTTGAATCTTTGGCTTTGATGTTCTTATCAAACCATTTACTAAACCACTTACCCTTATAACAAAGAACTTGGCATCTATCACTAAATTCATCCGCATCACTTTGGTCCAATAAATTTTCCTGAACTAACTTAGATAGGATTATGTCCTTAACTTTGTTGAAGTTCTGTATTTCCGCTGTTAAATCCATCTTTTAATTTTTTTAAACTTTTGTAAATAAAATATGTTTCTTGAACAGTATAAATGTTCTGATTGTGTGAATATTCCAAAGCCCTTTCAATAATTGAAAGTGCGTCTGATTCATCCATTTTTTGAACGAACTCATCAAAATCTTTTTCTGTAGGAAATTCTATTAATCCACCGAATATACTATCCATAATTCAAATATAATAAATTATTTTGAATATTCAAAATCCGGCATTGTGTATAAACAATGTATCATTATATTGTAAATTATTATCTTTCATTGAATAATAACCATACTTTTCTGTTAATATTTTAAGAACATCTTCTTCTTCGTGTCGATACCATGCACTTTCATAAAGTATAATTGGTCTATTTCCCGTTGTTTCTAACCATTCATACATACCCATTATTATGTTCGTATCGTGTCCTTCAGCATCTATTTTAATAAAATCTACTTTTGGGATATTTTTATCTTTAATCCAATTACTAAATGTGTCACATTTAATTGTTATTTTATCATGTGGATGAATCTCCATTCCCTCCTTATAGATTTTATTATAACCATAATTTAAATGAGAAGCAAATAATGTTTTATTCAGATTATCATCACTTAAACCCAAATTTTCAATTATAAATCTTTTATCATCACCAAACTTATTTACACATTCATTATAATATTTTTCTATTGGTTCAAAGAGTATTATTTTATCCAAATCAAAATCAATCCTACTTAGTACTTCTTTAGTGAATATACCAGTATTCGCACCAATATCTACATAAACATCATTCTTTTTAAGATACTTACAAACTAAATTAATATCATGATTAACCCAATCAACCAGTTCTTTTTCCCATTCTTCTATTGTCATATTACGGTTGTTGATTTTTCAAATTTAAATCCTGTTATTTCTTCGTATAGTTTTTCACCATCGGATAAAGTTTTCAAATTATACTTTGGGTACATTTTTTTATAATGATTGTGGACTCTATACAACCATTCTTCCCCAAAATGTTTATGTATATAACCAATACAAATGCATTGAAATAATTTAGACCATTTATTATACGTTAAATGTTGTATCCCATAGAAATCAAAGTCAAACATTTCTTTTACAAAATCTATTGATGGGATTGAAAGTTCTCTTGTTTCAAATGTGATGATTTTTGAGTCAATGTTCTCCCCAAATTTATAATCATTTTTAGGATTGTTTTTAGGTAAACTCATTTTAAATCTAATTGGGAAAGTATAGTCATTCATATTGAACGGTTCACCATTTCTTTCCTGCATTATGAACATGAATTCATTATTAGATAAAAAATTTCCACCATATTTCATCGAATTTCTATATTCTTTACTAATCTCCATTAAATTTAGATGAATCATTAATTGTTCAATATAACAAGCACCATAACCCATTTCGTCAATCAACTCCCTATTTTTTTCATAGTGTTCTAACGAGTACTTTGTTGCTAAATTAAATGTTTCAAAATCTTTAACATAAACAACGGACATGTTTGGTATTTCACAAATTTTGAAATTATCTATTTTAAATTTGCTGTGTTGTTTTTCTAAAATAAAAAATAAACCAGAATAACTCTTTGTAAGTAATTTTAAATGTTCTTCATTAATAATTTTAGTTGATGGTTGATCGGGGTGTGCAAAAAGAAAATCACCACCGATATTTTTAAAATCAAAATGTTTAAATAAAATAGTATCGGTGTCTATATGTAAAAATTCTTCTTTGACATTTTCAAAAACTTTTAATTTATAATAACTAAATGTTTTACTTTTTTCATTCTTTAATAACTCAGTATCAACAATATCATAAGGCATTCCAATGTCCTCAATTTGTTTTTTAACAACTTCATTTGTATAAATTGAAATGTTATTATATATTTTTTTTGCTGTTAAGGTGCTCAAAAGTTGTGGGTACATTTGTTCCTTCCATATAATATTTTCAATATTATTATCTGATATTGGTGGTATAAAACTATGTAATATTTTCAACATGATATATCTTTTCGTAGTGTTCTTTTAATATTGCAATTTTTTTATACTGATGAATGACATAATATTCTTCACCAATATCATTATAAACTTTTGAACCTATTATTGTGGGTAGTTTTTCGGTGAAAAAATATGGTTCTTTGTATTTGTCCTTTAATGTTAAATGACAAACAAACCCTTCTTGTTGTTTTATAAACTGTGTATTATATTTTGAATCATACACTTGAATATTAAATGTTATCTGGTCAAAAGGGTAATTATTTTTATTTATTCCTATACCCATAAAAAACATTGAATTAAGCAGATTAGATACAACCAACCTTTCTCCAACAATTACACCACAATTTTGAATTTCATTATCCTTTATCCAATCCCATTCATTTGGAAAAAAAGAACCGATAAATGTAGACCAATCATCATCCTTAAATTTCAATGATTCTGATGTGGATAAGACTCCACCTTTAAAATTTTTTTCAATCCATTCGATAGGATTCTTGTTAAAAACAATATCAAAAACATCTAAAAACAAGACGATATCGGTATCAATATTTTTCACTATCTTACTTGCATCAATTAATCTTTGATTATAAATCACTGTGGAATTATAAAAAATCCTTTGTTCTATTTCCCAACCATATTTTTTTAAAATGGTTTCTATATTTTTATCGTTCTCATACACAATCATGATTTTACGTCCAATAAACCCACTTTCTTCTATGGATTTTATAAACGGAAGGATATCATTTACTTGATAACCATGAATAGTACCTATAATTGTGTAGTTCATTGAAATAATATACGAAAATTATTATTATTTTTCAAATAATTATATATAATGGTAAGAATTGGAGACAAATCGTTTAATGCTGAATACCTATCAAATCCTGATGAAATTCAAAGAGGGATGATGGGTAGAGAATCCCTTGATGGGTGTATGGTTTTCAAAATGGGTATGGGACACCATTCTTTTTGGATGAAGAATTGTCTTATTCCTCTTGATATTGTATTCATAAACAAGGGAATTATATCAAGAATCCATCATAATTGTCCTCCAGTACAATCCGGTGTTTTAAATCCACCAAAATATACTGGAATTGGCGACCACGTTGTTGAGTTTCCTGGTGGAACCTGTTCAAAGTTTAAAGTGGGCGATAGGGTTAACCTATATCTTGGGACACCTCAAAATCCTGTGGCATAAAGTCATATACTACTTTAGGTTTTACTTTCTCAAATACCCAAAAATACGAATGATATTTCCTTGCGTGATATTGTTTACTCCATTTTGTACCATTGAAGGCATTTACTCTCACATTTGAAGTAAGTACAAACATATCTCTCGGATAGAACCCAATTTTATATGCCATATTCATAACCATAACATGACTAAAATGTTGTTTACCACCCGAAACAGTATCTTGACACTTCATAACAAGAAATCCACCTTTATCCAATAAACGATACATTTCCTTTAAAGTGTGGTAATAATTTGATTTCAAATCTTCATATGTACCATAACCCTCAAACCTTTTTGCTATAATTGAACTTCCTTCTTTGTTGTTTCTATGACCCATACCACTTCCAACAATAACAAACGGTGGATCATACATTATACTTTTCATTGAATTATCATCAAAGGGTAGACTTTCAGAACTAGCCTCAATAACGGTATCATTTACAGGATAAATGTCACTCTTATATTTTGGTTGTGGTAAGTCCTTCCAAAAATTTCCTTTCGAATATGTACAATCCAAATCGAATTGCTCAATTTCATATAAGTGCATTATGTTTTTAATTGCATCAAAATTTGAATTATAAACACTTTTTACCATTTTGAAGTCCTTGTCCATTGATTTTCTTTTAAATAAATTTTATATTTTAAAATATAGAATAAAAAAATCATAAAAAAAAATGATTAAAGATTTTTCCGATTATAAGTTTGTTATTTCATCCGGCTGTAGTTACGGTAGGCTTGCGGACTATACATTTAAACCTTTTAGATATCTTGATTATCCTGGTTTATATGAACAATATGGTAAAGACCATTTAGAAACGGGTAATAGTAAGGTTATATCTTTGAATTTATCATTAGGTAGTCAAGGTTCAAATTGGCAAGCGGATTCTCTAATATACGTTGTTGATAAAATACTTGAGTTAGGTATCAAAAAAGAAAACATATACTGTTTAGTTGAATGGTCTCAATGGCATCGTTTTTCATTACATCCGTTGCACCATTATGGATTGGATTTAGATTTATTTGATTTTCAACAAAATAAAATTACTCACTCAGAAAATTTCATTTATGAAATTGTTGAGCCTATGAACATGAAAAATAGGGATAATGATGATTTATTATTTTTTTCTGATTATTTAAAAGTTTTCACTTCAAAAAAGATTTATAACATACCAAAGTTAGAAGAAAGAATTTATATATGTCCACAACATACTAATCCTGAAATTTATAAACAAATGGGTGTGAACTATAAATTATTTTATGATGATTCTGTTTTATTAGAACACACATACCCACTAGAAAATAAATTAAAAACATATTTTGATAATATTTTAAGGACACAATATTTTTTAGAAAAACATGAATTAAAATATAATTTTCTATTTATGCAATCAACCTTATCCGAATGGAGTAAAGATTATGATAGTATAATAAGACATCCACTTTTCAATATGGGTACTCGTGTTTGGAATATTGAACCGGAAGATAAGGCGGTTTATAATAAAGATTATAATCCAAAAAATGACATTAATTCAGACATCGAAAATATAATGCCCGAACTTAAAACAACAATTAATAAAATTAATTTTGATAATTTTTGGTTGTATGATAATGAAAAGTATAGAAAAGGTGGAATTGATGAATGGGCTATTGATAATTTAAAAGAAACGGGTTATATTACTGTAAATGAAGCACATTTAAAACGTGGTTACACTGTTGGTAATGTTTTATCAACATATAACCAACACCCAAACATGATAGCGTATATAATGTTATGGAATAAGGTAACCACAAATTGTGACTTTGTAAAAATAAAACCAGATTTTGAACAATTCATTTGGGACAAATATTGGGAGGATTATAATTATGATGGAGTAACAAAAAATAACATTACACTATCTAAAAAAGAGTGGAATAGAATAACCAAATTTAACACATAAACTATATTTATATTAAAAGCACTATTATGGGATGCGGATGTAAAAAGAAACAAGAACAGTCACAACCAACTGTGACACCTCAAGCAATCAATATCAGTTTTGCTGAACAAACAAGTACAAATCTAACTAAAACACAGGAAAATTTAGTTAATCAAATTGTAGAAAACCTAAATAAAATAGGGGAAAAATCAGAATAATTTAACGGAAAAAATAATATTTCCGTTAAATTTTTATAAAAAAAATATATAAGAATATATATACTAATATGAAAGCAGAAACAAAATTAACGAGCGTAAACATTATAGATGATGTTTACAAAAAATTCAAAATAAGATCAATTGAAGGTTCGATAAACCTACAAAAATTGGTTAATAGGTCATTAGATTTATATAACAAGGATGAGAAATTTAGAGATGTGATTAATAATCATAATGGTTTAGCTTCAAGTGGTTCTAAGTTTTAATGAAAAAGAAAATACTATTACTTTCAGATGATTTAAGAATGACATCTGGTATATCCACAATGTCTAAAGAAATTGTTTTAGGAACTGTTCATAAGTATGATTGGGTTCAATTAGGTGCAGCAATTAAACATCCTGAGTTAGGTAAAATTGTTGATGTAAATGATGATACTCGTAAAAGAACGGGGGTTCAAGATGCAAATTTAAAAATCATACCAAACAATGGTTATGGTGATATTAACATTTTACGTAAGTTAATAAATGATGAGAAACCTGATGCAATTTTACATTTTACTGATCCTCATTATTGGCAGTGGTTATATGATAATGAACATGAAATAAGACAACAAGTTCCTATATTATATTATCACATATGGGATAATCTTCCTGACCCATTATATAATAGAAATTATTATGAATCATGTGATTGGTTAGGTTGTATATCAAAGTTAACATATGGTATTGTTAATAGAGTTGGTAAATTAACCACACAATCCACTTGGAAACCATTAGAGGATTGGCAGATTAGTTATGTTCCACACGGTGTAAATGAAAATACATTTAAACCAATTGATTCAGTTGGTTCAGATATTCGTGATATGATACACGGAAATAAAAAATATGAATTTGTTTTATTTTATAATAGTAGAAACATAAGAAGAAAACAAACATCAGATGTAATTCTTTCATATAGATTATTTTGTGATATGTTACCAAAAGAAGAGTCTGATAAATGTTTATTACTAATGCACACAACATCTGTAGATCAAAATGGTACAGATTTACGGGCGGTTATAGAAAGTGTTTGTTCTGACTATGATGTCAAGATTACAGATAAAAAATTAGAACAAGAAAAATTAAATGAAATATATAACTCCGTTGATTGTACAATCAATATTGCAAATAACGAAGGATTTGGTCTAACTACTGCAGAAAGTCTTATGGCTGGAACACCAATAATAGTAAATGTTACCGGTGGTCTACAAGACCAATGTGGTTTTGACTTTACTGAAAAAGATTATATTGATATTAAATCTTTACATAATAAAAGTGAAAGGTCTCAAACAAAACATGGAGAATGGGTTATACCTGTTTGGTCGTCTGTTAATAGTATAAATGGTTCCCCAGCAACACCGTATATTTTTGATGATAGAGTTAATAATACGGATGTTGCAGAGGCAATTTATAAGATGTATAAAATGGGTGAAACCGAAAGAAAGAGAATTGGGTTACTTGGTAGGGATTATGTAAAAGAAAACTTCTCAAGTAAAGTTATGTGTAATAAAATGATTGAAGGAATTGAAACATTATTTTCAAATTGGAAACCCAAAAATCGATTCTCTTTAAATAAAATTGTATAATGAAATGATAAATAGAATTTTCATCATAGGTGATAGTTTTTGTGATGGAATATTACACCCTAAATCAAAGAATTTACCAATTGAAAATATGCATTGGGTAAATTATGTAGATTATCATTACGAAGATACTGAAATAATCAATGATGCTCTTGGTAGTAGGGATATACAATCAATAATAGATTATTGGATTAAATTGTTACCTCTTTTAACTGAAAATGATAGACTAATAATTGGTTTTCCTTATCTATCAAGACAAAGAATTCCAATAGAAAATGAAAAAAATTATAGATTAATACCTTGGAGTGGGGGTGTTTGTAGAAACATGTTTCTAACAAGACAATGGTGGACAGCGTTTAATGTTTTTAAAACAACCGCAGCCCACAATTATTCAGATAGAACACAAAAAATATGGACAGAAGAAAAAATTGATGATATAATCGAATTTTTAGAAATAATGAATTCAACTACAACTGTTGCAATAAATTATAAAGAGGTGATAGAATCATTACACAAGATTACACCATGTAAATCATATCTATTTAGTTGGTTTGACTATTCATTACATAACATACCAAAAGCAAACCAAATAGAAGATAAAAACGATATAACCAATAACATTGGTATTTGGACCACAAACGAAATGTTATATGAAGAAACAAATGGTGAAAAAGGAAATAAAAATGACTTTCATTGGGACTACAGAACAATGAAAGAATTCGGAAATTATGTAATTAACAAAATAAAATGAATAAACCTACATTATTATTTAGAGGACCAGTAGAAACAAGAAGTGGATATGGTGGTCATTCAAGAGATTTATTAGAGTCATTATATCAAATGGATTTATTTGATATTAAAATCGATAGTTGTGCTTGGGGATACACTCCTAGAACCGCTTTAGGTGACAATAAATTTCACAATTGGATTAAACAAAACATAGTAAATTCATTTAATGGTGTACCTGATTTTTATATTCAAGTAACTGTACCGAATGAATTTCAAAGACTTGGTAAATTTAATATTGGGATTACTGCAGGAATAGAAACCACAATCGCACCAAAAAATTGGGTTGATGGTTGTAACAGAATGGATTTAATAATAACAACATCAAATTTTTCAAGAGATGTTTTGATTCAAACTGTTTATAATGAAACAGAAAAGTTAACAGGTAAGATTGTTAAACAACACAAAATTGAAAAACCAATAGAGGTTTTATTTGAGGGTGTTAATACCGATATTTTTAATAACAAAGAGGGGGATTTAGAATTGGACATTAAAGAAGACTTTGCTTATCTATTTGTTGGTCATTGGTTAAAAGGTGAATTAGGACGCGATAGAAAAGATGTAGGTATGCTGATAAGGTGTTTCTTAGAGGCGTTTAACAATGCCGATGATAAACCCGCATTAATACTTAAAACGTCAAGTGCCACATTCTCAGTAAAAGAAAGAGAATCATTAAGAAGTAAAATTGAAGAAATTAGTATGGGTTTTGGTAATCCACCATCTATATACCTATTATTTGGGGATTTAACTGATAATGAAATGAATTCTTTATATAACCATCCTAAAGTAAAATCAATGGTGTCAATTACTAAAGGGGAGGGTTTTGGTAGACCGCTATTAGAATTTTCTATGACAGGTAAACCAATAATAGCTTCTAATTGGTCGGGACACAAAGATTTTTTACCAATGAATAGGGCCATTATGATTGGTGGTAAATTAGTCGAAGTTCATGATAGTGTAATAGATGATTTTATCATTAAAGGTTCTAAATGGTTTAATGCAAATTATAATGAATTTATTGAAGTATTGAAAATAGTAAAAAAAGATTACGATACATTCAAAACAAATTCTGAAGATTTGGGAAAAGAAAATAGTGAAAAATTTAGTTTATCTAAAATGACCGAAAAGTTTAAACAAATCATATCTCCTTATTTAATTGAAAAACCGAAAGAACATAAATTAGTTTTACCAAAATTGACAAGAGTTAAATAATGAATTTTAAATTTTTAAGAGGTGGTGAAGAATCTATGGGTAATATATTAACATTTCATCAACCAAGATTCCAAAATAATGTTGAGTTTTGTTTTCAATTTGATGACGGAGAACCTACAGTATTTGGTAATGGTCCGAATGATTTACACATCCATATAACACCAAATGGAAACATTACTTTCACGAGTAATAATGGTCAAACATTTAAAATATTTGCAAGAGAAAGACAATGAAAATAAGTTTTGCAATTACAGTTTGTAATGAATTAAATGAAATAAAGAAATTAATTCCATTCTTATTAGAACATAAAAGAATTGAAGACGAAATTGTTATTTTATATGATGAAAAAAATGGTAGTGAAGATGTTTTAAATTTTTTATTGGAGTATAATAAATTACCTAATGTGCAAGTGTGGAGAAGTTTTGAATGGAAAAATGATTTTGCTGAATGGAAGAATAAATTGAATCAATATTGTACGGGTGATTATATTTTTCAACTAGATGCTGATGAAATGATTAGTGAGTACATGATTAAAAACACTTCTGTTATATTGGAAATGAATCCAAATGTAGATTTGATTTTTGTTCCAAGAATTAATACTGTAGATGGTATAACAGAAGAACACATAAAAGTTTGGAATTGGAGAATAGACGAAAATCAACGAATAAACTTTCCCGATTTTCAAGGTAGAATTTATAAGAAAAACATGTCTTGGTATGGTAGAGTTCACGAAAGAATCGTAGGTGGTAAATATTTTTCATCGTTACCTACGGAAGAAACATACTGTCTATTACACCATAAAACAATAAAAAGACAAGAAAATCAAAACGATTTTTATAGTAAAATTTAATATGAATAACTTAAACGAAATTTATAAAAAATATCAATCAAATGAGGGTCACGGTGACAAAGGTACCTCCCATAGTTACATAGATGAATATGATAGAATATTAAATCCTTATAGGTATAACTCAACAATTTTAGAAATTGGTTTATGTATGGGTGAATCTTTAAGAATGTGGGAAGAATATTTTATAGATTCTGAAGTGATTGGTATCGATATAAATCAACATTTATTAAAAGATTTAATTGATGAAAACACACATAATATAATAATTGGGGACGCAACAAAAGAGGAAATATTAGAATCGTTTCCAAATAAAATGTTTGATGTTTTAATTGATGATGGTAGTCACAGACTAATTGATCAAATAAAAACGTTTGATATTTTTAAAAAAAGAATTAATAATGGTGGGATATACATAATTGAGGACGTATTAAATATTGATGGAGTAAAAGATATTTTTTTACAATTACATAATAACATTCAAATAATAGACAATAGACATATCAAAAATAGACACGATGATGTCTTAATTATTTATAAATTTTAAAATATGAAAATTTTAATAACAGGTGTAGCGGGTCTACTTGGATCGAGATTGGCTGATTATATAATAGAAAATCATCCTGATATGTACGTTGTTGGTATGGATGATTTGAGTGGTGGTTATAGAGAAAATGTACATCCAAAGGTTGAGTTTTGGCAAATGAATTTGGTTACTCATCCAATTGAAAATTGTTTTGAAGTACATAAATTTGATTATGTTTATCATTTTGCAGCATACGCCGCTGAAGGTTTATCACCATTTATTAGACAATACAATTATGAAAATAATCTTGTTGCAACTGCAAGAATAATTAATCAATGTATTAAGAATGATGTAAAACGTTTAGTGTTTACATCAACGATGGCCGTTTATGGACACGGTAATGGTAATATTTTTGATGAATCACAGATACCGTGTCCTGTAGATCCATATGGTATTGCAAAATATGCTTGTGAGATGGATATTAAAGTTGCAGGTGAACAACATGATTTAGATTGGTGTATTATTCGTCCACACAATGTATATGGAATCAAACAAAACATATGGGACAAATATAGAAATGTTTTAGGTATTTGGATGTATCAATATATGAATAATGAACCTATGACAATCTTTGGTGATGGTGAACAAAAAAGGGCATTTAGTTTTATTGATGATTGTTTAGAACCACTATGGAAAGCATCTCAACAAGAAAATTGTTCAAAAGAAATTATAAATCTAGGAGGTACTAAACATTACACAATTAATGAAGCAAATAATATTTTAAGAGAGGTTATTAAAGATGGTCAAACCGTTTATAAAGAACAAAGACACGAAGTAAAAATTGCTGTTCCTACTTGGCAAAAATCAGTTGAGTTATTGGGATATGAGGATAAAACATCCTTATATGATGGATTATCACAAATGTGGGAATGGTCACAGAAACAACCCAACAGAGAAAGATTTATGTGGGATAACTACGAATTAGATAAAGGAATTTATAGTTTTTGGAAAAAATAAAATATGAAAAAGATTGAATTTATAATACCAACTTATAATAGACCTGATAAATTAATGGTTATATTAATGTCAATAAAAGTACAGACAGTTAATAAATGGAAAGTACATGTTGTTGCAGATGCACCATATGAAGGGTATGAAGAAGTGAAATCGTATTTTAAAAATGATGATAGATTTAGATTTTCCGAATTAAATGGTCCACATAAAGATTGGGGTCACACTGCAAGAAACTATGGTTTAGAAAATTTAGAAGAAGAGTGGGTTGTAATGTCTGGTGATGATAATTATTATGTTCCTGTTTTTGTTGAGACATTTTTAGACTCAATTAATTTTAGAAATGATGCCAATTTTGTACATTGTAATTTGATACATAATTGGGTTAATAGTGATTACATACCTTTAATATCTGTACCAAGAGTTAATCGAATTGACATTGGTAATTTTATGACAAAATCAGAATATGCAAAACAAATAAGATTAGATGTGACTAAAGGAAACGCTGATGGATTGTTTGTTGAAGAATACATTAATAAATTTAAAGGGAATATTGTACACATAGAAAAGTTTTTATATGTCCATAACTAATATAACGTTTGTACTAGCTGTATATAATAAATTAGATTTAACAAAAAATTGTTATGATAGGATTAGAAATATCTACCCCGAAGCACCATTAATTATTAGCAGTGGTGGTTCAAACGATGGTACAAAAGAATGGTTGGAAGAAATTTCAAATATAGATGATTATTTATCGATATTTCATGATGACGATAGATTAACATTTTCTGATACATATAACACAGGTATTAAATTAGTTGATACGGATAAATTAGTTTTGATTCACAATGATATGGTAATAGGTGAGGGTTTTTTAGAGGCAATAGAAAGAATTTTAACACCCGATACATTATTATCATACACAACAATTGAACCTCCTATATTCAAAGGACATCAAAGACCCGGTAAGGTTATATTAGATTTGGGTTCGGGGTTCCACGACTTCAATTATCAACAATTCAATAACTACGTTCAACAATGGAAAGATAGTGATAATGTATACGATGGTGCCGTTTTCTTTATGAGTGGATATAAAGACATGTTCGTTGATGTTGGTGGTTTCGATGGATTTAGTTTTAATCCATGTTTTTGTGAAGATGATGATTTTCTTATTCGTGCGAAACTAAAAGGATATAAATTAAAAACTTGTGATTCAGCAATAACCTATCATTTTGTTTCGCAGACATCAAGATTTAGTGATGAGATGAAAAATGATAGACAAAAAATTGAAATATGTTCAAATAGAAACTTTGTAAGAAAATGGGGTATTCCAATTTATGCATTTAATGAACTTAGATATTGGGAAGATAATGTCTTTACATTTAATACATTCTCTATGGGTTTAATTACGAGAAATAAGAATAGACTATTTGAAATTGAACCATTCTTCGATAAAATAGATTTAGGTGAAATTCCTAATGATTATATTGACAATGAACAGAAGAATACTCAATATGATTTAAGATCTAAATTTGCTCTCACAGATACGGTAGATGTTGTTATAATAGAAGTAGAACCTTTTACAAATGAAGATATAATAAATCTTCAGAAGCTTCGTTTGTCTATTCCCTATTATGAACCTGGTGAATATCATATCGGTAACATGTTAATAGAAATAAAAAAGGGACTTAATTAAGTCCCTTTTATTTTATTGTAATTTAGATTTTATTTCGTCTATTTGTTTTTGTTGTTCTTTTATTGCTTCGATTAATACTGCAATCATCTTTTCGTATTTAACAGCCATATAACCGTTGTCTCGAGTTGTTACTATTTCAGGTAACACCTTTTGAACTTCTTGTGCAATCACACCGATGTCGTGACCTGAATTATCATGTATACCTTCCATTGGAATCCAATCAAACTCATAACCACCTATTGACATTATTTTATCTAATGAACCAACAATCGGTTCGATGTTAGTTTTTAATCTTTCATCAGAACTTGCGAATGCAATGATATCATTTGACGCCCTAATTAAACCGACAGTTGTTGATGTGGTCGCTCCACCCACAATCAATGCACCTGTTACAGCGGTTGTTGATGAGTTCAATGTTGTACCACCATTAATAGTTAATCCTCCAAACGTTGGTGTTGCAGTTGTGTGAATATTTTGAGGAGTTGATAACGTTACGCCACCTGTGTTAGCACTTACTGATACTTGGTTTGTTGTACCAGATATTGATGTTACACCCGCGTTGGTTAATGTTACTGAACTACCTAATGCTACCGCACCTCCACCACTCATACCTGTTCCGGCTGTTACAGTTACAGATGAATTTGTTAATGAAGAATTACCAATGTTAGTTATTGTATTAGACGCTCCACTAATAGTTTTATTAGTTAATGTTTGAGCTGCACTAATTAAACCAATTTCAATCTCACTACCTAAAGGTCCTGCTATCCATCTGTCAGTTGTGGTATTCCATAATAACGAACCTGATACTAACGTTGATGCTGTCGCATCTCTTACAACCAAACCTGCGTTTGTTGCACCTGTACCATTAAGTTGTATAATGTTGTCAGCAATATTAACAGTTGTTGAGTTTACGGTTGTTTGTGTACCTGATACCACCAAGTTACCACCGATAGTTACTGTTGTACCATCATCGGTTATTGTTGAGTTACCTACTGTTGTTGCAGATGTGAATTTAACTAAAGTATTGTTTGTTCCTGATACTGAAACTGATGTACCTGATGTACCCGCGGTTCCACTACTACCTGAAGTTCCTGAACTACCAGAAGAACCTGAACTACCTGATGTTCCAGATGAACCACTAGAACCTGAACTACCAGAAGAACCTGAACTACCTGAAGTACCAGATGTTCCTGAAGAACCGTTACTTCCTGATGAACCACTTGTTCCTGAACTACCAGAAGAACCTGAACTACCTGACGTTCCTGAACTACCAGAAGAACCTGAACTACCTGAGGTACCCGAAGAACCGTTACTTCCTGATGAACCACTTGTTCCTGAACTACCAGAAGAACCTGAACTACCTGATGTTCCAGATGAACCGTTTGAACCTGAACTACCTGATGTTCCAGATGAACCGTTTGAACCTGAACTACCTGATGTTCCAGATGAACCGCTAGAACCTGAACTACCTGAGGTACCAGATGAACCACTAGAACCTGAACTACCTGAGGTACCACTTGATCCATTTGAACCTGAAGTACCACTTGATCCACTTGAACCCGATGTTCCTGAAGAACCGCTAGAACCAGATGTACCACTAGTTCCTGATGAACCATTACTACCACTTGTTCCTGATGAACCCGATGAACCAGATGTTCCTGAAGAACCGGATGTTCCTGAAGAACCAGAGCTACCTGAGGTACCTGAAGTACCTGAACTACCAGATGTTCCTGAAGAACCCGATGAACCCGAACTACCAGATGAACCACTAGAACCCGATGTACCAGATGTTCCTGAAGAACCTGAAGTTCCTGAAGAACCTGAAGTTCCTGATGTACCACTACTACCATTTAAACCCGAAGTACCAGATGTACCCGATGAACCAGATGGTGTAGATGCAATTATTAATAATATATTTTGATTATTCGAAAAACTTGAAGATCCACCATTACTTAATAACGTAACAGGTAATGTCCAATATGTTGTGTTATCAACCGGTGTACCAATTCTCCATCTTTGATAGTTAGTGTGACTTGTTTTGTCTTGTATAATAATTGTTGAACCTGATTGTAGAAATCCAACCAATGAATCAATATTGTTATTTAAACCATCAATATCACTAACGTTAATTGAGGTTGATCCTGATTGTGTTACGTTATTCCATGAAATAAATCCACTACCTGGGTCACTACCATTTTGTGCGTTAGTCTTGGCTTGATAATTGAAGAATGAGTTTGATTGTCCTGAAGTACCACTAGAACCTGATGAACCAGAACTTCCTGAACTTCCTGATGTACCAGAACTACCTGATGTACCTGCGGTGCCACTAGAACCTGAGGTACCAGAAGTTCCACTACTTCCTGACGAACCTGATGTCCCCGAACTTCCTGAACTTCCTGATGTACCAGAACTACCTGATGTACCTGAAGTACCTGATGTTCCACTTGTACCTGAGGAACCAGACGTTCCTGATGATCCACTTGTACCGGCCGTTCCTGATGTACCAGACGAACCAGAACTTCCCGATGAACCCGAAGTACCAGATGTACCGGATGATCCGCTCGAACCTGAAGTTCCTGAACTTCCCGATGAACCTGATGTACCAGATGTACCACTAGAACCCGATGTACCAGATGAACCACTTGAACCAGATGAACCACTTGAACCTGATGAACCACTTGAACCTGATGAACCTGATGTACCAGAAGTTCCTGATGAACCTGATGTACCAGAAGTTCCTGATGAACCTGATGTACCCGAACTACCACTTGTACCGGAAGTACCTGAACTACCTGAAGTACCAGATGTACCAGAAGTGGCGGCACTATATGAAGTACCATTTATTATTAAACTACCTGTAATATCAACAGAACCACTTACTTGTTGATTTCCCCTAAAAAGGTTACTACCAGTAATTGCAAATTCAGTTGAATCTTTGCCGTCTAATAAATTCGAATTATCCGCGAATGATGCCGTTACTGCTCTTGATGCACTGACCGCGTTCGATGTTGTACCACTAATCGTTGCATTTATGGTTCCTAATACGGTAAGATCCTGTCTTACCTCCATTGAGCCGGATACTGACAGGGATCCCGTTATAAATGGTTCAAATATTTTCATCTAGATAAATTATTTTATATCTAATAAATACTTGCTATTTGTATTCAAGTATTAAATATTTGAAACTTTAGAATAAATTTTCTATTTCATCTATAACTTGTTCGGGTGTAATCTCTTTTGAACATTCAAATTGTCTATCAGTATTCTCATGAATTGGACACCAATTCCAATTACCGGGATCAAATTTATGATTGTGCCAACAACCATTACATACATCTTTATTTATAATTCTTTGAATGTTTTTAAATGGTTCTAAATAAACATCAGTAAAACCTGATATTAAAACAACAGGAATACCCGAAGACCACGCTAACCAACTCAAACCACTACTAATTCCGATAAAGAATTGGGATTCTTGTAAAACTTTTAAAATTTCTTTTGTACTACTTGGTGGTTGTTTCTTTACACCTTTAGGATGTTTGTTTCCCATGTATCCATCTTCCTCACTTGAAAGTAGTCTTACTTCATATCCTTTTGATTTTATGTAATCGACAACTTTTTGCCATCCTTCAGGATTGTTCCAGTACTTACATTGAGAGGTTGAGTGAATAGCAATACAAACTCTTTTCTTTTTGTGTCCACCCAATGAAGGTACTTTTGGTAAAATTTCTTTGTAGTCTAACCCCAAAATATCCGATGCGATTTTCTGTAACGGTTCTTTTAGTGGATTATATGGGTGTTTATCATAGTCAACTTCGTTACCATTATAAAATAAACCTAATCTATATAGACCCAATATACCATTTACAGATGAACCAGGAGTAACAAATTCAATATCGGGATATTGTTCTTTTAATAAATCATTGTGAAATGTTGAACAAATAACATTACACTTTTTCTGAATCCTAAATTCTTCAACATAAGGAATAAACGCCAAGGTGTCCCCCAACGATTTTGATTCGAAACAAATGTAGAACTTGTTATTTTGTGGGTTAAATTCATGGTAACTATCGTAGTCATTATCTACACCCTTAATTCGAATCAACCAATCAACATAGTATTTTGTTGAGGGTTTACACCACTGATTATTACTCAATATAGTTTGATAAACAATCTGATTATTTTTCTTATTTATAAATTGGATATTATATTTGTATGGAACGGTATCCAATATCTCAACAAATGGACCATCGACAAAGTGAATATTAAATTTTCTATTAGATTCTTTATTCTTCCAATCTAATATATTCTTTCTTTTAAACTCAGATAACTCCTCTTTTAATAGTTGGGTGAATACCTCAATTCCTTGGTAAAAAACTCTAACGGTTTCATTTTTAACATAGTCACCCAATAATTCTAAATGATATTCACCCCTTTTTACTGTATAAAAGAATTTTCTATCTCCATAGTTTACTTCACATAGATAATCCTTGTCAGCGGGTTTTTCAGAAAACCCCGATACGAAATGAATATATAGTTTATTGTTATGGTCTACAGCCAAATAAGTTTGGAAAATTGCACCGTTTTTAAGAATACCATTTCTATTCCATGCTGCATATATATTTAATTCATTATCATTAGGAATATACTTACTTACAAAAACACTATTTGTAATTTTTCTTAATGTTTGATAGAATACTCTTTCTAACTGCCAACCATTTGGTCTGTTCTTAAAATATTCTTCTTTTGAATTAACTTGATTGATGACAGATAATGCAACATCGGTTTTTATGGAGAATATAAAAGTTGATGAATATGGTGGGTTTTCATTTGTTGAATTTTTTTGGTATTCGTATACAACCGCATCATGACTTCTGACATATTCCATAAACGCTTGTCTATATTGTACCTCATCAGGAATATTATCATATTCTAAAAAGTGAATATATTTCTTGTTAAGTTGTTTTGCCAAATTAAAAGCGTTCTTCATCGTCAACCAAATGGCATAGTCATGGTGAAAGTCTAGTTTATTGAATACTTTATAGTCATTCATTATGGTCCACCTATCACTTACGACACCATATTCTTCAAAATCTTTTTCTAACAATAAATCATTATTCTTATCGAAAATAAAATAATCTACTTGTTTTTGTATTTCAGGTTTTACGGGATAGTGTCCACACAGAATTATTGGAACATTAAATGTTTTTATTCTTTCTAATAAATTAAGTAATGTTCTTTCTTTTTCTTCGGTATCTAACCAACAGTCAACTACAAATATATCTTCATTAAAACTATAACCCATTATCTTTTTGTTAATATAATAATTCCATTTAGGAAGTTTATTGATTCAATGTCTACTAAACATCCTGGTTGTGTTTTCATCGATAAAGATGTTAACCAATCCTCTCTTCTGGCATGTACATTAGGTGCCTCAAAATTCATTAATCCTCTAAAATTAACATCATCAACCAAGGATTTGAATGTTTCGATGCTTGTAGTTGGTTTTAAATAACCACCTTCGTAATCCTCCCAATACGCAGTACCACAATCTTCAATGATATAAACTCCACCAGGTTTTACGTTATTCCACAAATATTGGAAGGAATAAACAACATGTGAATTCATATGTGACCCATCATCCAAAATCATATCAAATGGTCCATATTTTAATTTAATTTCTTTTAAAAATTCACTATCTGCTTGTGATCCGATTTCAACTGAAACTCTTTCTTCCACATATTGTTTACAATCAGGATTGATGTCGATTCCTATTATTTTGGAACGGTAAAAATATTCTTTCCACGATTTTAACGATTTACCATTAAGAACTCCAATTTCTAAAATGTTTAATTCATCATATCTATTAAATGGTAGATATTTTTCATACTTAACACAATAATTGTGTATATCGGAACTTTTATCTGTTCCGTGTGATTGTGCAATTTTATTTAGTGTACTCATCTTGTAAAATATATCATTTGTAAAGCATTATTTGAACCCATAAACATAAGATATGAATTGAATCCAAGTATAGTCATTCTGTTTATTAATTTCTGTCTTAAATTATCATCATAATTGAAATGTGAATGATGGTATTCCATTGATATGGTTTTAACTTTCATTAAATTTTCATCACTAATACCTGCAAGTGCATGATGTTCGGCACCTTCAATGTCAACTTTAAGAAAATCAATCCTATCTATTAAACCCGTTTCAAATAGATAATTTAATGTATATGTTCTTACATTATATGTTTTTGCATTTTCTTGTGTACCAAATAAATTTGATCCACCTAAATGTGTACTTTCATATAATGTCATTTCACCAATTTCATTACTTGCTGCACCGTTAAATAAAATAGAACGTGGATCCGCGTTTAATGAAAGTAATTTAAAATATCTTCTATCAGGTTCAAATGAAATTACTTTACTTGCACCTTGATTATATGCCCATCTATTAAACACACCGATATTCCCACCTAAATCCACAACAATATCTCCCTCATTAATTCTTTTTTCTCTTTCTTTATAATAATCTCTTAAGTTAAAAATTTCATGAAATATCGCGGGTGCCCATCCAAATTTTTCAGCTACTTGAATGGTGCTAGCTTCGTATTCAAATAAATTCTCAAAGTTTTCTAATTTATAAACATCCGTATAAAAACACATTGATTTATAAAATGATTTGTCTCTTTGCATTTTAATGAATTCAATCATTCTATCTGATATCTCCGCATTTTTGTTTCCGTGAAAATAAATTATGTCAGATTTATCTTTAGGGATATATTGATACCCGAATATTCTATTAAAATTTTGTGGACCTTCTTCATTCCAAAATTTATAAAACTGATGTAAAGTTCTGTCGATAAATCCTTCATCCCCATCATAAGAAGATGTGTCAAAGTTTGAAAGTGGTAAATGATTGGTATAACCGTACTTCCATCTCATTGCATTATCAATACCTTCATCATTCCACAAATAAAGTCTTTTATAATCTTTGGGGTTATTTTTCATTATTGTTTCATAATGATTTATAATTTCTTCGAACCAAGATTTGGAGTTATTGTTATAAATGTAAAAACAAACGTGTGCGTATGGATTACCTTTTTTGATTTCCCACTCATTACTTAATTGTTCATTAAATAATTGTGATTTGTTACCATTATCATACATTCCAAAAAATTCTTCTTGTACGTGAATATCAGATAATGGATAATGACCGACTTTATTAAAATATTTTCTAACAGTATCAATATTATGATTAACAACAACATCACCATCAATCCATATAAAGTATTCAAAATCTTCTTTCAAAGATTCAGTACAAGCATGTTGTTTCCAATACCATTTATCGTGTTCAGATATTTTTGGTGGATTTATGGTTCTCTTTATAATATTCGGATAATCAAATGGAACGTCACAATCCACACCATACACAATAATTTTTTGTTCTGAAAACTCTAATAATGATTGAACTAACTTTTCAATTACCGGCATATACCCAAGATTACCCGTTGTTACAAAGGCAAATGGTTTCTTATTTCTTGTTAATATATCAGATGCACCTTTTGCAATGGTGTCCCAATTAAAGTTTTTATGTATATCTTTTGCGTCACTAACTGATTTAACCCACATTGCGGTATTATAATCATATGACTGTCTCATCTTAAATTTTAAATCCTCCCAATCTGGCTCACAATACTCACCAGGCCATTCCTTATGTTCAATATTTGCGGGTCTTAATCCTTTAATTGCAACTGGTACACCCTTACCTTCCGCAAATTGTAATTGTCCCCCCCAATCTGAATATATTGACGGTGTTCCACACGCCATTGCCTCAATTAAAGGTAAATTCCATCCTTCACTTCTTGCGCACGATACGAATACATGTGCGGTTTGTAAATAATTTACATATTGTTCTCTCGACGGAAAATTTAAAAACTTAATATTCTTAGTGTCAATACCATAATGTTTAACTCTTTCTTCCGTTGAATTCATACCGTCATATGGATATGGATTTTCAACAGATGCTAAAAGTTCAACATCGTCAACATCTTTAAATTCTTCCGCAAAGGCTTGTAAAATTTCAGTAGTACCTTTTCTATAATCCCATCTACCAAAATGAACAAACCTAACCTTTTCTCTTTTTGGAAATTTTTTAATTGGTTTAAATACATCAACATCAACACCTTCGGGTACAATAAAAATTCTTTCTTTTGGATACCCTTGTTCCACCAAACAATCAAATTGCCATTGAGTAGGAACCCATACCTCATCAAAGTAAAAAAGTCTCTTAAAAAATTCATCAGGATATCTAGTTGATTCCCAAACATTATATGCAATCTTATATCCAACATAATCTTCATAGAAATAATGATTATTAGTTTCCATTAAAACTATGTGTACATCCGGAACAAAATCACCTTTGTAATCATACATCGGTTCATCTACTCTTCCATTACCATCGGATCTATGTAATGTTTGTAGAATTAACATGTCCTCCATATCTTTGGTAAAATATGATTCACCATCGTGAGGACGATTATTCATTCCCTTCCAACTATTTCCAATTGTAAGGTTTCGTATTTTTACTGTATGGTACTTATTGAGAGCACGGAAAAATGATCTTGAATGATTCGCATATCCCGTTGTACCTATAAATGGGGCGTGTCCTAATATCTTCATTAAAACATAATATAATGAAAAATACTATGAAAATCAAATCAATTTCTTATCTTTTGTGAAATATTTTGAACCATATGGAAAGGGGATATCACTTTGCAATTCGAATATATTCTTCAATTTCTCTATTCCATTTTCATAATACAAATGTTCATATGAAATGGTTGGCAAATCGTTTTGATTTGCAAAATCAATGAGGGTCTTTTTATTAAATTCTACCTCCTCTTTGAATTTATCATAATCTTCCTTAACAAACACTCTGTCCACATCTTTTTGTGTATAGTTATGATGATATCGATTCTCTTTACTTGAATACATGTGTGAGATGGTTTGTTCGTGTGTGTTTTCCCTATAAAGACAAAGAATCTTTGTACTTAATTTTAAAATCATACTGTAATTTTGTTCGGGATACCATAACTCTTTAATGAAATATTTTTTGTTTTCTAACCAGTCAAAGTCCTGTAAGGTTGTATCATTTGTGTAAATGTTAAAATCTGAATTAAATGGTTCATGAATTACAATGAATTCATTATTAAGTGATTGTTTTATCCAGTTCATTAGATTTTGACCACCAGTTCTATATTGTGCTATAATGGTATATAATGTCATTATATCATAGTTTTTTTCATATCTAAAAACTCGTGTAGATTATGAAACACAAATGGGTCCTTGGCAACTTTATTAAATTCAATAAGAAAATCATTATGATTAGGATGATTAACATCCCATACTTTTAAAAACTCAAATTGTTCATGTGTAAAAGTGCCCCAATTATTTATCTTACCATAAAAAACTTTTGTTTTCATACCAAAGATACTTTTCATTTGTTCTAAAAAAATACCCATTTCTTTATAGTTAGATTGTTGAACCACAAATGATGTTTTAACTTTTTTCATTTTAGGTATTGTGGCAATAAATTTAAGATTGGAAATTAAATTTTCCCATTCCCCATTTAATCTAGTTACATTCTCATATGTTTCTTTTGTACCCGCATCTATACTGATTTCACATGTTAACACATAAGGATGAATATTTATCATTGATTCCCACATTTCTTTATTCCATAAACTTGCATTAGTATGTAGGTGTATATTTTTAAGTTTTGGGTACTTCTTAGGATTAAAGTTTCTAAGATAGTTTCTGTATGATACCGATGCAAATGGATCCGCGGTACCCGAACAATAAATTGTTTCTATTGAATTTGAGAAGGCTTCCTCCATTTCTTCGATTGTGGAATTAATTCTATTAATACCTTCCGAATTTGCAACAATCATTTTAACTCTACAAGATGGACATTTATAATTACAAGTTCTATCAAAAGACATTTGTAATATTGTGGGACCATGTTCCATATGTGATTCCTTTTTTTCATAATGTTCTTTAATATAATCAGGTAAATTTTCAATTTTTTGTATGGGACCTGATGAGTCCATGTTGTAATTTAATAATTGAGCCAAAAATGGACATTGGGTTTTATCACAAAATCTATAGGAACCATCCATCACCGATTCTCTAATTTCTATTGCCTCTTTACTATTCCATAAGTCTTTCAATGGAATTTTGTTTGGTAATTCCTTAGTCAACCAACTTGCACAACACATAAAATTTTTATTTTCATGTATTTCAACTGCTTGAAATGGAACAGTACAAACGTAATTCTTTAAATCAATATCCATATTTTATAATATAGTTCTTTTTTTATTTAATCTCAATCTATTTTCTCCTTTGGGATTAAACAAATCTTCATAATATGTTATAGATATTCCTGTAATATTAGACAATTCTCTTAATTGTATGTCCCAATTGATAATATCATTTTTACATTCTTCAAAAACGTTTATTGGGACTTCTTCATATACATATGGATTATTTGAATTGTATTTTTTTGTTTTAGAATAAAAAGTTTGATATGAGTGTGACTCTATACATTCCCCAATATTTTTTCTTGTTAAAAGAATTACCTCATCAAAATTTTTTAATAATTCTAAATTGTTTGGGTGGTGGGATACTATTGTTTTTACTACAATATTATCTTCGTCCTTTTTATATTGGATTCTATTTGTACCATCAAAGGGTTCAAACAAAGGTTTTAGATTTTTTTCCTTCGAAATTTTTTTTAGTAATGACGTAGATCCCGTTCTTGGTAAAGAAATTATGAGGATTCTCATAATAATTTTTTCGTTTTATCTATTTTATAATATACAAAGTTAGTATCATTCATCCATATGTTTAAAGCACATCTTAATCCAAAATTAACAGGCATAACACCATGATAAGTTTTGTTACCTTCGAAAGTTATACCCTCACCAATATTTAAATGTTGAATAACTTCTGAATCCTTTAGATTCACAAATTTGGGGGACAAACAAAAATCCCCATCCTCATAACCATCAGTCAACGAAATAACAGTAGTATAGTTCGATGTTGAGTCTAAATGTAAATCCAAAAACCTACCCTCATAGTATCTTGTTAAACTAACATTTATGTTTGTTAAATTAAAAGAATTAAAATCAAACCAAAAGGAAATTGAACCCTGTTTATATAAACTATTTATATTATTTAATATCTTTTTTTTGAAGTCCTCATCATAAATCCTTCTACAATCCCATGTTGTTTGTTCAAAATCATAATATGAAAAAGTTTCACCTTTTTCCATTGCAAAATCTATTATTGATTTACATTCTTCACGAGTAAAAAATTTATTTATGGAATAATTCATAATAATAATGAATAAGGTTCTTTTAAATTATAACCCAATAAATTGTTTTTTTGAATAAAATCGTAAATTTCTTCTGCAATTAATTTATAACCATTTTTATTAGGATGTTTACCTAATTGAGATTCTGTAAAATGTGAGTTATCTTCCCATACATTTTTTCTGTTCGTTTCAATTAATAAATCTCTAAATGTTCTATTCTCAAATCCCCAATAATGTTTTCTATTTATTAGATTTGTTTTATCTATTTCTTGATTGATTGGATTTTTTATTAATGAATCAAAAGCATCACAAAACATATACCTTATTCCCATCTCATTGAACATATGTTGTAGGTAAAAAATATAATTTTGATTTATAATATTGTAATATGTGTCACAATAAAGATTTGTTAGGTAGAATTCTTTGTAACTTAAACTCGCCCTATCAAATATTACGTTATTTTCTATTGTTTTATTAAAAATTGGTGTATAAATGTGTTTCTTACTTTTATATCTTTCTCCCCAAAAATGCCACTCCCCCTTTGGGAAAAATGGAACATCATCCCTTAAAAAGGATGTCCACATTATTACAATAAAATCTCCTCGATTTATTTGATTGGATTTTAAACAATGTGAAACGGTCTCAAATATAATGTTATTTGATGCTCCTCCAATACCATTGTTAATGAATTCAACATTTAAAATTTCTGAAAGATATCTTGGCCAACAAAACTCTTGTCTTATTTTAGTTCTTTCTTCTGGTGTATCATATTCGAGTTCTTTATTTGAATCCCCGCCAACACCTTCAGTCCAACTATCTCCAAATGTAAATAATCTCATTATGCATTATTGCAAGTGTTTTGCTTTTATTGCATTAATTACCGATTGTACCGCAGTTGATATTTTTGTTTTAACACCATTTGAAATTGGTGCAATTGTTGGTTTTATAACTTGAGCGGGTCTTTCTGTTCTGATTGTTGACATAACTTAAATATTTTTATAATTTTGATTTTATAATTTTGGTGGTAAACCTTGGTTACAACCCGAACAGCTGCTATCATAACAATAGTATCCACATGAATACCATGGACACCAACAACTATTATGCATTACACTAAAAATACCATCACCTAAATCAACAAGAAATAAATCCGATGGCTCAAAGTCTAATCCATAAATCATCATACTTGAATGTTCCATTTCTAAATTGGTTATTTCAATAGTGGTTAACTCTTGTGTATTAGAGTCTGTTACTACTAATTTATCACCAATGTACATGTTATTTAATTTTTCAAATCTTGTCGATAGTGATCCTGATTCTTCAATATAATACACACATGATGGAGAATCAACCCAAGTTTTACCATCTGAAGTAGTAATCCTAATAAAAATAGTATCAATTGATGATGAAACAATCCCTTCTAATGAGGATGACATTTGTGTTAACGTTTCGTTACTTTGTGCTAAACTACCACTCCATCCCAACACGTCTAACTTACCTTGCTCAAAATAAGCAGCATGATTATCATTATAATCGATAAAGTCAATTGTTCTAATTAAACTTCCTAATTGTATGTTTGAAACATTTACTAATGACCCCGTATAATCAATGATATTTGAATCAATATCAGTGTGGTAACTGTCCATTTTTTGGTTTATACCAACCTCTTTTGTGATATATTTTTGTCTAGTTTTTTGTGTTAATTTTGTTGTATCATTTACAAATTCATTAAGACCAAAATTTAAAGGTACGACGGTTGATTGTCTGTATCCACCCAAATTTATAACGTCTAAATTACTACCATAAACAATATCAATACTTCTAATTATTGAATATTTTCCATCCACCAAATTGTCTGTTGAAAATAAAAACTCCTGTAATAGGTAATTTTCAGATAAATTACCCTTCAACGAAGTTAATTGGGTTGCATCGTTTAATATATGTAATTCAGGGTATAGTGCTGTGTCATAATTAGGTATACGAGCTTTAATAACTATATTCGGGTTACTGAGATTTGAAAAGTCAACAGAATCTAAAGTGTCCATACCTAAATTATTTGAAACAAAGTAGGTCTTTGGAACGTAGGTACTACCACTCATTAAATTAAAAAATCCAAATTTATCGGCACAGTATGAATCATCAATTAAGGCCGTTGTGTCAAAAGATTGTCTTAATATAAACTTATTAGGTGCGTCTTCAATATAAGGTACCGTTATAGAATTAGTTGGTACGGTATATTCAGAAAATTGTATGTTATTTTCTGAACATTTTTGTTGTAATTTTTGTTTAAAAACATAGGGTGAGTTTGAGGGAGAGTGTGAGTCATTCTCGGTGAAAATAAAATGAAATTCACTTATATTATTGTCCACTAACATCCCAAATAACGAATCGTAATCTAATAACTCTGCACCACTATTGTATATGGTTGTATTGGTATTTGTTTCTAATATTTTTACATCATCATTGTGTTCTAACAAATCAGTACCAAGAATAATTCCTTTCATTTTTTTGTGTTAAGTTTTATATTAATAAATATACAATTTATTAAAAAGATAATCAATGTTTATCTTAAAATAATATATATACGTATATACGTATGTTTAAATTATTGTTTTATTATTTTTTTCAATTTGGGGTTCTAAAAGACCGTTGTCAGAATCGCCCCATTTTTTAAGTGGACAGGAATTGTAAATGTTAGAAAATATTTTTTTATTTAATGGACACCCACATCTTAAACAAATTTCTGACCACCTATTATTTTTAATTAATGGTTTCTTATACTCACATGTTGAACAAATTGAATACCTTTTTTCTGCTAGTTCTTTTTGTTCCTTAGTAGGATTTTTGGCACTTAACCAAGAGTTAAAGATTTCCTTATAGTTATATTCTATTCCGTTAATTTTCATAATAAAGTCTTTGTTTCTTTAACAATATCGTAATAATCATAAATACCATCATAGGTATTTTTAAACTCTTCATTTAATTTTATGAAACAGTCCACATTTTTACTAGAATTGGTTTTTTCCAATTTAAAAGGTTTATTTATTTTAATACTAACCCATTTTTCTAATTCTTTTATATTGTCAAAATCAAACCAAATTATATCTTTATTATGATGATGATAATTCGAGGTCGGCGTTAATAATATTTCAAAAATATTAAGAATATAGGAATCTATTTTTTTTTCTTTATCAAAAATAGATTCACCCACATCTATTCTCGTATCATTTAGTTGAACTCTTTTTTTTATAAAATTGTTTTTAATTAAAAAATCGTTTATCACATTTACTCTGCTTTCCTTACTCATTAAATCGTCGGTTGAGAAAAAAAATAATTCTTTTATATCGATATTTTTTAAATGTTCACTTACATAATGTGCTCCAATTCTTTGGGTATCGAAAATAATTTGTTTAAATAATGAAAAAAACCTATCGTATTTATTTCTTTTTACACATAAAATTGGATAATTGTCCCCAAATTTTTTTTGTAAATCAAATAAACTTTCGTGTCCATGTTTTATTAAATCCATTAAGTTACTCTTTTCTATATTTTTTAAATCAATTTTATTATTGTTTTCATTTATAGAATTAGTTACAAATTTAACATTTAAATTATTTAATATACATGAATAATGAAAAGATGTGGATGCACATCTAGGTATTGATATATAAAAAAATTTATTGTCTACTAACATTATAGTAAATTTTTGGGGCTTTTACTTTTGGCTGCAAAGTTGAAATTTATGATAAACCTATCACCATCCAATGGATAATTGGCGTGATGAGCTAGTCTACCGTCAAAAACAAAACATCTTCCCATTTTTGGGGACACTCTTTTTAGTAGAGAATAAGAATCATAATTAACGTTATTAAAGTTTTCTTGGAAGGATTGAACGTTATCTCCATTTACGTTTGTATAAAGACAGGTGTCACCTGTCGAATCGTTAACATAATAGACCACCGCAATGTGTTCATTTATCCTATCGTAATGTAATAAATGCATCGGATTGTGTTCAAAACTAATAGGTTGGGTCCAGTTAATTTTCCATCTATAATTTTGAACAAATTCTAAGTTTATTTTTTCCGAAATTCTAATTTGGAAATCACTGATTAAATCTTTAATCTTATCATCCTTACAGTTATTTTGAGGGTGGACTTTGGCGGGGAATTTATGTGTACTTAATTTACCACCATAATATCCCGTAACATTTTCCATGAATTCCCATTTTATGTTTTGATTTTTAACATATTCATATAAAATCTCTTGATTTTCTTTTGAAATTATATCGTCAAATATGTAATAATTTTTAATCATAATAAACTTTTCTCTTTTTTAATATAATCAAACCCAACATTACCGGCCACAACAATTCTATCAATAGTTGAATTCGGAGCATTATTTGGTGAGTGTGGCATATCGGCCTCCATTATTATTAAATCATCATTCTCAGGTCTAATCCAATATTCTTTTTTATTTTTTCCTCTAAAATATAACACACCATCTTCTCCATTCATTACATCCGGCATTTGAATGTAATAGACATAAGTATAATGAGGGGTAAATGATTTCATTTCTTTATTTATATCAGTATGAACGTGAAATTTGTCAACCCCTTTTAACTCTTCATGTTTGAATTGAATTTGAACCGGATTCGTTGATCTCACAACATTAACCCAAACCTCCGTATTGATTTTATTATACGTGGTATTTGTTTCTTCGTAAAGTTTTTTACAAGAATCTATCCCAATTTGTATTATTTCATCTAATTTTGTTTCAATTTTAACCTCACCTAAATAATTCAAATTTTTATTCCATTCTTTTTTATACCCAAATCCATCTGTTTTAGTATCTGGTTGTGATTCAATAACGGAGTTTGCCAATTTTAATAATTCGGATTTGTCAGATACTCGGTTTAATTTAGTTTTCCAAATATATGTGGTCTCGTCAAAATATAATTTTTCCATTAAATTATGTTTTTAAACTTACCTTTTTTATTTTTTTTGTAGACCATATCATAATTGTAAATCAGAAATGGTAATTTGTCTTCTGTCCAATATTCAAATTCAAAAGATTTCAATAAATCAGTGTCGTTTTTTAACGTTAATTTATTATCATTATCCAAGATGGATTTAAGTTTTGTTGGTATGGGGGCATTATACGCATCTTTCCAAAATTCGGTATCTAATCTTTCATTAAGATAATGATACCTAACAAACATCATATTTTGTTCATTTGTTTCGGCACAAATTTTATTAAACATGTCTCTATAGGAAGTATCAAATTCGAAATCAATTAGTCTTTTTAATTGTATAATAGTAGACATTAATGATGTTGCTTCCAACGGTTCTAAAAAACCATAAGACAATCCGATTGAAATACTATTACCTATCCAACTCCTTTTAAATGTACCAGCTTTGAAGTCAAAAACTTTTTGTATTGTTATTTCATGTCCTAAATGTTCTTCTACTTCTTTTTTTGCGTCCTCAACGGAGACGTATTTATCATTAAATGCATATCCACACCCCAATCTATGTTGTAGTGGTATTTGAAACATCCATCCACAATTCATTGCACACAAGTATGTGTGAGTCAAATCTTTGTAAGAAATGGATTTCATCTGAGGTAAAAAGAAACCAAATGCTTTATTAACTAAAAGATATTCTGAATAATCAATCCAACTTTCTTTATGGACACCACTAATAATCAATCTAGCAAAACCACTACAATCGAATACAAAATCTAAATTAATAATTTCTCCGTTTGAAAGTTCAATATTATTTATGATTTCATTTGTATTATTTATTTTAATAACTTCTCCGTCTATCCAATTTACTCCCCTTCCTAATGCAATATTTTTAAAATATTCTGAGACTTTCCTAGCATCAAAGTGAAATGCAGAATAACTTCTTACATCGTTTGTTTGTTTATTGTTTTGATGAAATAAGTGTTCTGATTCACTTCCTTTGTGTGTCCAATTAATTAATTGAAGTCCATTTTTGGTTGTTGATCCCGTTTTTTCTAAAAATTCTTTTACGTTTATATCTAATAATTTAAGAAATAAACCGAAATTAGATGTACCACCTTCACCAGCACCTAATATCCCAATTTTAGAACTTTCAATTAGAGTAACTTTTGTGTCTTTCCAAAACTTTTGTACACTTAACGCAGTTGCCCATCCCGCAGTCCCTCCTCCAATTATCACAACATTTTTCATAATAAATTAATTTTTTTTATTGACGAAGGCCACACATTTATTGAATATCTTTTACCACTTACAATTGGTTCTACCGAATGTGTAATGTTGGATTCAAATATAAAAACACTTCCTTTTATTTTTGGTACGTTATATTCGGTTCCATCTAATATATATTTCACAAAACCACCATCATATTCGTCATTTAATTGAATAATAAAAGTTAATGTGGCACCATTTATTATCTCATGATTATCTTCGTGCCACTCTAAAAAATCATCTTTGTTATAACGATTAAATGAATATTTTAAAACTTTGACATATTCAATAGAATTAAGTGGTTTTAATCTATTACATGTGTTTATTATTTTTTTTGTTTGGTGTTCTAATATTGGGTCTAATAAAACCTCATTGACAAAATAACAACCCATTCTTTTATTACCTTTATATTCCAAATTAGAATCGATTAGTTTACCTTTTACTATTTTAGATGACTTCATTTCTTTCAATGACATCGACTCACCCAAATTTATTAGATAATCACACTCATCGTTGGTTAAAAAATTCTCAATCAATTTAGTGTACATAATTAGATTAAACTTTTAATTTTATTTTCAATTTTTTGCAATCCAACCCAATTAACTATTGAATATCTGGTACCACTAATTATAGGTGTTATTCTATGTAATTTGTTTGATGGGAATAAAAATAAATTTCCAGCACCCTCTTCTAATTTTAAGTTTTCTTTATCTCCAACAATTTCAAAATTTCCACCGGTGTATTCGTCGTTTAATTGGATGACGGCTGAGTAGAACCTTTCGGGTCGGATTTCAATTGTTGAATCAACATGCCAATCATAATAACCACCAATTTCATATTGAGTGAATTGAAATTTACTTAAGTTGGTTACTGTATGTCCATTTATGGGCAATTTATCTCTAAGAACTTCTTTTAATTTTTCGTTTAAAAAACCTAAATTATCAATTCCTGCCACATTAGATTTTCTACCGTCTTTTGAATCTCCATAAACATCTGCCGGTTTTAATTCCAATTCGACTAAACATTTATTTAGAATGAAATTACATTCTTCTTTTGATAAAAAATTTTTTATGGTAAAAATATTATTCATTTTTTCCAATTCCGTATTTACTAAATTTATACCACACCCTTTCGTGTAGAAAATAAATAATTGGTTTTAAAATTATTTCACCTAAACCGACCATACTAGCCCATTTAAGTGGTAAACCAGCTGAAACTGTTAATAAAATTGTTGTAATAGTACCAACAATTCTGTAGGTTATACTTTTTGCAATGTGTCTTTTAATTAGTGGCATTATATCAACGTTAACTCTTTTTTCTTACCTATTTCAAAAAACATTATTAAACTAAATCTTACTCCTTTTATTACAGGTAAGACTCTGTGTGGTAATTTATTGTTAGATATTATAGATAAGTTATTTTTTGGTTTTATTTTTATTTTTTCTTTCTTTTCGTCTATGTATTCAAATTCCCCACCATCGAAATTTTCATTTATCCATATCATAATGAACGACTGATTTTCTTATAAATTTGTGGTACCGTCTGACTTTATCTCTCCTTTTCTAATTTTAGTACCACTTATTTCTGCAATTTCTGTTGGTGGTTCGTGATAAACGACATCATAACCAACTCCCCTACCATAATTTACCGATTCAATATCGGGTATAATACTGATAAAAATTTTATTAGAGTTTTCAACAAAAAAGGGTTCCTGTGATAATTCCATTAAAATGTCATGTGCCTTCTTAGGGTTATTCTCATCTTGTGGTACATCTCTAATTGCCACCCACACATTTTTTCCTTTATCCAATTGTTGGCGGATTAACCATTCGTGGCCTTTATGCCAATTTTGCCATCTTCCGATGTATAATGCGTATTTTTTCATATATCTATAAATTTAATTAAATCGATGAAGGATTCGTCATCGCGTTTGTTAGTGGTATTAATATCTACAAAATTTTCTGTGGGGGGGTCGTAATTTGTCACATGAAAGTTTTCTCTTCCTCTAATTTCTGTTGTGTGAACATAAATCTCAATTACGTCATTCATTTTTTTGAACTCGTCTCTTTGATCTTTATATGGAGAAACCAAGGATACTACAACCGAATAACCCTTTTCATTCATAAAACGAGCAATATCTTGTGCCCTTTCTATGTTTCGTCTTCTACCTGTTTCTGAATAATCTTTATTTTGAAAGATGTCTCTTAGGTCGTCACCATCAATATGAATAACCTTCTCTGTGTTACTCAAATATGACAATAAATGTTTTGCTAATGTCGTTTTACCCGCTGCGGGTTGTCCTGTAAACCAATAAATCATATATCATAATATAATGATTTTTTTTCTAAAAATCAAATGAATTTTAGTGGTTCATTTAGAGTTTTATTGAACAGTTTGGGGGTTATTCCTAATAAATTAAAAATGTATGATAATGCAATTCCTTCAGAACTACCATAACAACTAAATCCCGATTGTTCAACCACACTCATATAATCAAAAATTGGTTTTATTTTTTCCATTTCATATATGATTCTTGTGGTATTATCGTCATATGGAAAATACATATAACACTCTCTGATTGTTGTTAATTCATTATAATCGAAATTTATTTTTTTGAAGTACAAATAAATTGGTAAGTAGTACACGCTAAAATAATCACCGAACTTATCCCATGGAACGTATTTTTTATTGGTTTCGTCCCATTTTTGCCACTTCTCAAAAAAAACATAGTCTTTTGTTTCTTTGAAATTTTTAAAAAAATTATCGGTAAGGTTCTCACCAAAATCATGGTCTATGTAGAGAACATTTTGTTGAGTTTTTTCTGCAATTCTTAGTGAGAATAAAAGTTTATCAAAATATGAGAATATTTTATTTTGATAATATTCGGTTTTAGTATTGGGAAATAATTCTGGTTTGTCTGTTAAGACGTAAACATCCCAACCCCGATTTTTAAAACGTTCAATTTGTTTAATTGATTCATCAGGATTACTGGTGTAGTTTTCACCAACCAAAACTAAAGTTAAAATCATATTAATGATTATAGATAAACGGATCTCTCTTTCTGAGTTCCTCTAACTTTTTCTTTATTTCCTTTTTCTTTTTTCTTTCTTGGATTTTATTCTTAACCCATTTAATTAATTTCATTATCATAAAAAAATCATTTATATATTACATAATTACCTATAACCAAAATATCCATCTCGGTATCATAGAAAGTATCAATCGCATCTTTTGGTGTTAACACCATTGTTTTGTCTTTCACATTGAATGAAGTATTAAGAAGGATTGGATATCCGGTTAGTTGTTCAAAAACAGTTAAGAGATTGTGTATTTTAGTGTGTTTATATACTGTTTGTACTCTAGCAGTTCCGTCAACATGTGTAACCGCTTTTAATATATCCACATATTCGTCCTTTACTTTAACAACTTGATTCATATAAGGAACATCCTCAACCATTTCAAAAAAATCAAATTGTCTTTCTTTTGTAACCATTGGTGCAAATGGTCTAAAACCCTCTCTCTTTTTAATCACTTTATTTATTTTATCTTTCATTCCGTCTATTGTTGGATTGGCTAAAATTGATCTATTACCTAACGCCCTTGCACCGAATTCACACCTTCCTTGAAACCATCCGACAACCTTTCCCTTTTTTAAATTTAGGGCAACATGTTCCAACAATCTATTTTCTAAAGTAAACTTGAATATTTTTTCTTTCTTAATGTCCTTTAAAAATTTATCGTATTCATATCTTGGACCAATAAAAGGATTTTTTTGAATTCTATTTTTTAAGAGGTCGTTCTTTACCAAATAATGAACACACGCACCAATACATGAACCAGCATCTGATGGTGCCGGTGGTATCCATAAACTTTTAACATGTGTCTTTCTTATAATCTTTCCATTTGCGGTTCCGTTATATGCACAACCACCACTTAAACAAAGATTTGTATTTTGTGAAAATTTCTTTGTATAGTTAATAATTTTAAATAATATCTCCTCATATACTTTTTGTACAGACGCAGCTAAATTTTTGTGTATAATTTCAATACTTTCCTCTGGTAATCTTTGTTCAATTCTTAAAACATTATATAGGTTTTCATTGAACATTAGTGTATCTGATCTATCCCAACAAAACACATCCATATCGCATTTTAGTTCTCCATTTTTGAATGATATCAATTTTCTTACTCTATCAATTAATGGTCTATAATCACCATAAGACGCCAATCCCATCATTTTATATTCACCTTCATTTGGTTTAAATCCGAGGTAAGATGTCATTGCAGAATAGAATAGACCTAATGAATGTGGATATTTTGATAATGTTTTATATTCAATTCCTTTTGAATTTGCCAATCCAAAAGATAATGTATCTATTTCACCGACACCATCAACAGATAAACAATTAGATTCTTTATAATCTGACATAAAAAAAGAATAATATTGATGTGCTAAATGATGTTCAGAATAAAAAATATTATCAGAATAGTTCGATAACATTTTTTTCACATTTTTAATATTATTTTTAATTTTAAAATAACTCTTTAAAGAGAATATTGGGTTTTTAAATAGTTTTGTTTTTACATTTTCTTTTACACGTTTAAGTTTTAATTGTGGGTTTTCATAATAACAAATAACAGAAATGTCTTTCTTTGTTAAATTATATTGTTTGAATATATAGTCAAGTGTTTTTACAGGAAACGATGAATCATGTTTTATACCTGTAAATTTTTCTTCCTCACAGGCAAACAATAATTCTCCGTTCTTGAATAAACAAGCTGAAGAATCGTGATAGTATGCCGAAACACCAATTACGTACATTATTTTATAAATTTATTAAACTTTGAAAAAAGTTATAATCTGTCTTATCTTCATACAAACTAGCAACTATTTCTCTATTATGTTTGAATCTTTTTTTAGATTCTAAATAAAAACCAGATAATTGATTTTTAATTTTATTAAGACGAACAATTTCATCGATAATCATTTTCATTCTTTTTTGTGGATTTGGTTCGTTGTCATAACTTGTATCCACAAAGTCTTCAAATAAATCAAACCCATATTTTTCTTTTGTTCTTTTAACATGTTGATATGTACCGACAAGTAACGGGATTTGGGAATAATACAATGGAATTAAAGTTTTCTCTGTAATGTGAATTACTTCATCTCTAGAGAATTGTGATTCATTTACGATATTAATATATGAATGTTTATATGGATTATTTTCAAACATATAATCCCAATTTTGTCCGCCACCTGGTGTATCTATGTCATACGTTTCAAATTCACTTTTTTTGTTTTCTGCATCTTTGAAATAATTAAAACTTTCTCTCATTTCATTTATCATTTCATCATCAAAAACATCTCTTAATATGTTCATATCGATGTTACCATCTGGTAATCTATAATCAGCAAGTCTAGTTGCTCTTAAAAATGACCAATCGGTATCTTCTAATAAATTGTGGTGTTTAAGTGCTGTTAAAATACCAACCCTATGGCTTGTATAATTTCTATTATAACACATAAACAATCTTTCTTTTTTTGGTTGGAAGTGGTATCCATCGCAAAAGTTTAGTATGTTTCTTGTTACAACTAAAGGTAATCTATTTGAAACATGTACGTTTATATCAGAATTTGCTTCTTTTTTTAAATCAGGAAGTAGTTCATTTCCATTAATTATAAAAATTTGATTTGTTGGTATTCCTTCCATTTTTGCAAAGTAATCTGAGAACTTTACTACGTTACCTAAATCACATTCGTGCTCTGTTATAAACAGAACTTTAAAATTTTCATTTTCAATTAGTAGTTTTTTGATTTCGTCTGATATCGGAAACTTTTTATTTTCGGATAAATAATGTGTTAAATAATATGGTACATGTACTAAATGATAAAAATTTTCCTCTTTTCTTTGAGTTATTTCTTCTTTGTTACAGATTTTATAATTTTTAACATCATACCAACCATTACCAATAAAATCCAGTGTCATTGTTTCACTGGTGTTATGATTAAAATCGTCACAAATAAGATTTAATATTGTTTTATTGTTATATAATTCTGGATACTCGTTTATAATATAAACACCCACTACACTTGTTGCTCGGTCATAATTTAGTCTAATGTCTTCGATTGTTTTACAATCAAGTATGGTAACATTTTTACACATACTTTTAAATTCTTCAATATAATTTGCTTTGTGTTGATGTCCTGGGTCTAATGGTTTATCCGAACCTTTACCAACTCGTATAATCATGTGAACCTTTTCACCTGACATTGATTCATATTTGTCAACATGATTTATTAATTGATTTGCTGCGGAAATTAAAAAATCCCATCTAGGGTAAAATGTAATTACTCTTTTACCTGTCATTGCTAATCCTAAACTCATACCCATCTGAGTTTCCTCCATTACAGGAACCTCAATCATTTTTTCTTTAGGTACTTCATCAAGTGTTGTACTCATTGGGTTACCTCTATATACAATTTGTTGTCCAATAAAAACATAATCATCATCTTTTGATAATTTAGTCATTATTTCAGAAAGTGTTTCTTTATATGTCATATTCTTTAATTTAAAATGCTACCCATTTTCCACTTCCATAGTGTGGATATTTTGATTTATACTGATACCAAATTATATCATTAGGTACATCTCTTTTTATGTTATTCCAAGTTACCTCTGTTGGTGTATATGTTGATACTCCATTATCCTCCACAACAAAATATAATGGTAAATCGAAGTTTCTAGCGTATTTGTGTGTTTCATAAAACAACCCACTTTCAAAACTCATATCACCTACAAATACCCAAACTTTTTCGTCACCACCACTTCTTTTAATTCCCATTGCAACACCTAAAGCAATTGATAATGTTCCACCAACAATTGCAGAAGCATAAAATTTGTCTTTTGGATTACAAACCGTAATTGATTTACCTTTTAATATTTGATCCTCTAACCATGCAGGGCAAATACCTTTTACCAAAGCATGATAATGTGATCTCCATGTTGAGAAAATCCAATCTGTTGTTTTTATTCTTTTGGATATTTCAATTAACTGTTCCTCATTACCATTTGATAAATGAACAGGTCCTCTAATTTTACCACCTTCCCAGTGATTTACAATTAAATCTTCAAATTTTATTAAATCTTCTGGTGTTAAATTTTGTTCTCTAACTATTGGGTATTGTTCTAAATTTTTAATCATTTGTCTTTCATTTGAAGTATTGGGTTATTTGTTGGCCATTCTATGTTCCATTTTGGGTCGTTCCATTTTGCCACTCCGTGATTTATAGAATCTACATATTCACCTTTATAAAACATATTATAATGAAAAACACAATCAGTTAATGCGTAGTGACCATTTGCAAATCCTGGTGGAACCAATACTTGATTTCTATTTTTTTCTGAGATTAAAAACCAATCCCATTTACCGTATGTTGGTGAATTTTCTCTAACATCTAAAACTACAAGATATATGTCACCAACTAATGCTTGTACCAACTTCCATGTTTTATCATCATAATGTAGACCTCTTAAAACATTTTTATATGACTTTGAAAATCTACCGTGAAAACTAATTTCATTTTTATCATAATGAATATGTCTCATAACCGGATGTTCTTCACTATGAAATGTTGTAAAAATTTCACCTCTAAATTCTCTAAAGACTGAGGGTGTGAATATAGGAACCTCACATCCAAAAACTTTAGATGGGTTTTCTTCAAAATCACTCCATTTTTTTTCACTCATATTCCCCAAAATTTTTTTCTAATTTCGTACACATCAAAAGGTTCTCTTTTCATTTGACCACCTTCTCTGATTGGTGCACTTTTTGTTTTATAACTAAGAACAATTGACCTTCTAAATCTGTCACTTTTATTATCTTCCGAACCATGCACTAAATGGTCATGTGCAAATAACACATCACCAACTTTACAAACGTGGTTCACTTTATTAAAATGATGATTTTCAGGCATAACGCAAGCCCTACCTCTTTCATTTCTCCAAAACGATGGATTTGTTTTTGCTCTTTCCTCGTCTATTTCGATTGGTAGTATTGGTAAAAAATGTGAACATTCATATGAATATAAACAACCATTTGTTTCATTCATAGAGTCCAAAGATATAATAACATTTATTGACCCACCCCAACCAGATTGAGTATAAAATCCATCTTGATGAATATCTCTCCCTAACTCATTTGGGGGTTTGAAATATGCCAAACTTTGTATCCCCTCAATTTCATCTCCCATGATTTTTTCCAGTGTGTCAATAATTTGAGGGTGACCGAATAGTTTTAGTATTAATTCAGAATCTTTTTGTGGGTGTGAGTACATGTCATATTCACCCCAAGAAAAATCTTTAGAATTTCTGATAACTCTTAACCTATCTAATTCAAATTTTATATCTAAACATTCATACTCCGAAAAAATAGGGAGTATAATAAATCCACGATATTTCCAATTATATAATTCTTGTTCGTTTAACATAATTGTATTTTTATTCCCAACTAATTCCCCAATCTTTAAATTCTGAAGCTAAACAGTCTGTTTTATAATCTTTCCTACCGCCAACAATTTCTTGTATTTTATTTTTAGCAGTATTTCTAACACCGTTTAAACCATGTGTTAATTCTAAATTGGTATTTTCAGTTTTACCATACTTTCTGTAGTTAGATTCATTGTGCCAAATATGTAAATTAGTTTGTGCTAACACAACAATTGCCCTTACGGTATCAGCACTGATTAATTCATCAGTATTTTTTAGAATCAAATCTATATCGTGTTTGATATCTCTTATTTCTTGTGCGTATTCCTCTTTATGTTCAGGTATAAACTGTTCTTTTAATTGAGAAATACTTAATCTGTCAACTAATTCTGCTAATGTTGGTAGATACTTACGTTCTGACATTTTTTATCTGTTTAAAAATTTACGACCTTTATTTATTCTATCTCTCCAATAATCCAAAAGGTCGTCCATTGTCTTATTGAATGGTATTAACGGTCTCCATCCCGTTAATTCACTAAATTTAGTTATATCTGGTATTTGTAAATCCGCATCAATTGGTCTTAGTCTACTTACATCTGTTACTATTTCAATATCTTTAACTGTTGACTTAGATAAAAAATAATTCAAGGTATCACCAACCTTACAGGTGTATGTGCCACCTATGTTATAATATTCACCAGGTATTGGGTTAATATTTAACAACATCCAATATGCTCTCACGGCGTCTCTAACATCTGCGTAAGTTCTTAATGAATCTAAATTACCAACCAATATTTTAGGTTCTTGTAAACCATTTTCAATCATTGCAATTTGTTTTGCAAATGTTGATTCGTGGAAAACATCTCCTCTTCTTGGTCCTGTGTGGGTAAACATTCTTGTTGTCATTACCTTCATCTTATAAGCCTCACCATAGTAACGACCAATTAAATCGGTACCTACTTTTGATATTGCATATGGTGATGCAGGGTGTAAAGAACATTCTTCATTAATTGGTAATTTATCCTTTGTAACTCTACCAAAAATCTCACTTGACGCACAAACATGTATCCTTGCATTTTTATAAGGAGATTTTCTAAGAGCCTCTAATAAATTTGCGGTACCTAATATATTTGTTTGTAATGTTTCTAAAGGTGAATCAAAACTTGTTTGTGGGTAAGATTGTGCACCTAAATGAAACACAAAATCGGGTTTTGAGATTTCAATTGCATTAACAATAGATGCATAGTCATTTAAGTCACCATAAATTAATTCTACTCGTTCCTTTTTGTTTATGATGTCAGTTAAATGTTCTATGTTGTCCATAGATTCATTCCATCTACAGAAACCATAAATTTTAATGGACGGTTTTTCTAATAAGAAATCCAACATATGTGAACCAACCATTCCTAAAACACCTGTTATCAATATGTTCATTTATAATAAAATTTTTTTAACTTATCGTTTTCAAAAGCCCAATCAAAATCCTCTTTGTATTTTTCATATAATACGTAAAATTCTTGAGGAATGGTAGTGTTTTCTTCAATAATTTTTATTGCAGTGGAAATATTCTTTTCTAATTTATCCTTAACTTTAAGGTATAAATCATAATAGTTCATATCTTTTATTCTAATTAAGTTTGACATAATCCCATCCAATCTTTTATCTAAAGATTCTTCATTATCAAAATCGTAGTCAAAAATCTCATCATATAATTCAAAACCATATTTTTTAAGGTTGGAGTGGAATCCCTTAATACTGACAACCAAAAAAATTTGTCCTAGTAATAATGGTTTTGCCGTTTTTTCCGTCAGAAAAAAATAAATGTTATGGTTATTACATATAGTTTCGGTTACCAAATTTACCAGTGGGTTTCCATTATTCATTGATAACCAATGTTGATTGGCTCCACTATCATATTCATGTGTATCATCTATTTTTACAATTTTTTGTTCCCAACATTTAAAATCATAAAGATGGTCGTCTTTAATTAACCAAGATATCACTCCATAATCCAACAAATTGGATTTACATAGTTTATCAATTGTCATTGATCTATGTGGTTTTATGTGGTTATTTAAACAAATGAATAATTTCTCGTAAACTCTTTTATCAATGTCCTCTTTAATTAATTTATATGTATCAAGTTGTGTATGGTATATACTGTTGAAAAAATATTGGGGGATGAATATAAATTTAAACTTATTATATTTTCCATATTTTTCAAACACAATATCCTGCTTTTCAATACCTAAGAAAACATATAAGTCAATATTTTTACTATCTAAGAAATTATTAAAATCATTTAAAATTTCATTAAAAAATATGTCATATTCTCTAATGTAATCCCACACAATTATTTCCGGATTAAGTGTATTAATGTCATCCAAAATTTTTGAATAATCTTGGTGATTACTGCACCCACCAAACTTTATGAAATAAACTTTATTCATTTGAAAATTTTATGTACAAATATTCAGAAAACAATCTATTCATTTTGAAACTCCAATGTGTATCAAAATCGGATCCATGTTTACCATTAGTTTGTATATAAACATCTTTATGTGTTTCCCACATACCAATATTCTTTGTTAAAATTTCTCTGTCTTCAATAATCTGAGATTTGAAATCCATTGTGTCCCAAGAAAATATATATTTTTTTCCTTTAGTTAAATTATAAAGAGATTCAATAACTTCAATTGAATTCAATTGATTTGCCATAGAGGCGTTGATTATTTCTTGTGTTTTTAAATCATTCTCATATTTTTTCCAATCATACTGATTACCAAAGGTTTCAATATCACTATAAAGATTATTGTATGATGGGGTACCAATAAATCTATTTACGTATTTAACAACACTATTTTCAAAAACCTGATAATTTTTTTCTGATAATGGTAATCTTGTTCTTTTGAAATATGGAATACAAATAACCAAATAATCGTTTGGGGTGACTAATGATATTATTTTAATCCAATTGTCGATTATTGTTTGAACATCTCTACTTGGTTCTCCGTCACATATAAGATTGACATCTAACCTTTTAGATAAGTCACCAGCCCAAAAACACCTATTTTCATTTAAAGTCGGTTTTATGTATGTACATTCTCTACAAAAACTATCACCAATTACAAATAAATTATTTTTCATTATTCATATACCATTCAATGGTTTCTTTTATTCCTTCTTCAAAACTATATTTTGGTACAAAACCTAACTCATTCTTTATTCTATCGGTACTAACCGCTCTAAATGGAATTGTGGTGGGTTTAGTATCATCCCAAATAACTTCAGGTGTTTTACCTGTTATTTTTAAAATTGTGTCTAATATTTCACCAATTGTAATTCCATCACCATAACCTAAGTTATATGGTTTCATTGATTCACCTTTTTCTAAAATCAATAACGCACCTTCAACAACATCTTTAACATACAAAAAATCTCTAACAACATCGGGTGAACCCCAAGCAGTAAATGGATTTTCATCGTCAAGTATTCGTTTGATTAATGCAGGAACTACGTGACAATTTTTTAAATTAAAGTTATCGTGTGGACCAAATATTGCTGTACATCTTGCAAGTGCAATTTCTAAACCAGAAAATTTAGAGACATGTTCCATTAATTTTTCTCTATATCTCCTCATCCATCCGTAACCAAAATAAGATTGGTATGGTTCACCATCCCAATACTCTTCTTCTGTTATTGGTCTTCTTATATCGGGATATCCAGTTGAGCTATTTAAATCTAAAAATCTTTTTACTTTATTTTTTGCAGAAGCCTCTAACACATTACCAATTAAATTAAGTTGTTTTAATGATATCTGTACATCAGTTGGTACTGATGATGGATGTGCAATCTCACCTGCACAATGAATAACGTAATCTGCACCCTCAGTTAATTTTACACAATCCTCTAATTTCATTAAATCGATATCATGAAATACTTGTATGTGATTGTGTTCAAATTTTAATTCTTTCTTGTGTATGGATGTCCTAATGTAAGCACCAGTCTCAACCAGTTCTTTTAAGAAATGTGTACCTATAAAACCAGAACCGCCAGTCACCACCACTTTTTTACCTTTAAGAAAATTATTCATAATATCTTTTTAAATTTTTTATCGAACTATTTTTGAATTTATTAAATAACTCGTAAATTGGCCTTCTATAATCATAATTTGAATTATACGTGTAATCCCCAAACAATGATTTAGATTTAAAATATTTTTTTACTTTAGATAACTCTACTCCCTCATTAGGAACAAAATCAAGGTTCCCCGTTAAATTCCATATATCAAAATTCATTATAAAATCTAACATATCCTCCATTAAAATATAATGAAAAAATGATTTATCTGATAATGTAATAATCTCATTGTTTTTAATTTTTTCAATATGATTTTTTTTCATCGTTGGTCCAATCAAAGTTGGGCATCTAAGAATTAAATCTCTTTTGTCCATCATTGATTCAGAAAGTTTTTTAAATAAAGAATAGGTTGTGTGATTTTCTTGGTAAACATCAACAGATGAAATATATATGAACTTTTGACACTTTAAATTTTTTAATTTTTGTGTCAAAAATATGTTATCGTCAATATATTTTTTATAGTCGGTTATATCGTTTTCCTTATTGAATGCACAATGAACAATAACATCATATTGGTTGTCTTTAATAGAATCAAAATTGTTTCTATCTAAACCAAAAGAGTTGGGTATTCTTTCATGTAAAAATTTACCCAACCCACTGTTAACACCTGTTATTAAAATTTTCATTAGTGATGTACAAAAGGATTATATCTCTTATCAATTATTTCCTTATTATTTAAAAACCATTCAGTAGTTAATTTAATACCTTCATCCAGACTAACATGATTTCCCAATCCATGTTTTTCCATTCTTTCCGTACTCATTAATCTTTTTGCATCTCCACTTGGCATATCACTTAACCATTTAACCTCTATGTTACGACCTGAATATTTTAAAATAATATCCACTAAATTTTTAATCGAGTGTCCACCGCCAGAACCTAAATTAATAGGTTCTGTAATTTTATTTTCAACTACTTTCAACATTCCTTTTGCAACATCATCCGCATAAATAAAGTCGCGAATAGGTGTTCCATCACCAAAGACTTCAAGCACATCACTTTCCTGTGCTTTTCTTATAAGTGATGGTATCACCATCGCGTTTTGAGGATTGAAATTATCATATGGACCATAAACATTAGCAGGTCTTACAATTGAAATTCTATCCCACCCATATTGTTTACTGTATGTTTCAGTTTGTAATTCACCAATCCTTTTTGCCCAACCAGCATATTTGTCATTTGGTGATGGAAAAGTACTCCAAACAGATTCTTCATAAAAAACTTCCGCAGGTGAATAGACACCAACAGAGCTGGTGTATAGATACCACTTAACATTTGATTCAAATGCCGCTTGTGTCATGTTTGTATTAAATTGTAACATAGGAACCATAAAGTCTACCGGTTGTTCAATACACATTTTAGGTGAACCCTTTACCCCCGCCAAATGAAATACATAATCTTTTCCTTTACATATGTCCAAACAATTGTCAAAGAATCTTAAATCAACTTGGGTGAATTCAACACTTTCAGGTAAATCTACAGGTTTAGTTAAATCGGCAATAGTTACTATTGCACCTCTTTGTAATAAAAGATTTACAAGTGATCTACCAATCATTCCTGATCCACCCGTTACTAATACTTTCTGATTCTCAAACATTGTTTAATTTTTTTGTTAAGTTTATAATTTGTTCATCTGTTAAATCCGTATGATTTCCAATATAAAGTGAATAGTTGTGTACATAATTAACATTTTTTAATTCACCAACAATTCTATGTTCACATTTTTCTAAATAAGGTTGTAATACTTGATTTCCTCCTCCAGATGTACCTAATCTATATTCTACACCCTCGAAAAATAAAATATCACATACACTACTATAATCATCATTAACTTTAAAACTATCTATGTAATTTGGTTTCATTATTAATGGTAACGCAAAATTACTATTACCCTCTAAATCAAATTCGGTGATAAATTTATTACCATCCAAATTATTTAACCAAACATCAAGATTATGTTTTCTTTTTTCAACATTGTAATCAATCCTTTTCATTTGTTCGATACCCAAAACGGCATTCATTTCTGTACTTCTCATATTAAATCCAGGAACAACAAAAGTAAAAAGTGGATTTAAATTTGGATATTCTCTTTGGTAATATTGTTGTGTCTGTTGTGAGACTTCTCTTGTCATACCATGTGATCTGAAAAGTCTCGCCAATTCATTAATTTTTTCGTTGTTTGTTGAAATCATACCACCTTCTACAGTTGTTATGTGGTGACCAAAGAAAAATGAGAAAATTGACATATCACCAAATGTACCAACTTTTTGTCCTTTATGACAAGCACCGTGTGATTCACAACAATCTTCAATTAATAAGATATTTTTTTCTTTTGCAATTTGAATTAATTCGTCATCTATAGCATTAAAACCTAAACAATGAACAATAACAATTGCTTTTGTTTCATCGGTAATTGCTTTTTTAATATTTTCAGTTGTAATTGATAAATTACTTAGAGAAATATCCACAAAAACCGGTTTCATTCCGAGTTGAACAATTGATGATACATCTGAAACCCAACCCAATGGTGGTACTATTACTTCACCAATACCTAATAATTCTTTTACTATTGCAATAGAAATATAGTTTCCTGATGAACCCGAATTTATCATTGTTGAGTTTTTTACACCCAACCATTTAGACCATATACTTTCAAATTCTTTAACTTTCTCACCATTAGTTAATCTTTGGTTTGATAATAAAAACTCACTAAGTGCCACTCTGTCCGTGTTTGAAATATTGTCATTTATAAGGGGCCATTTAAAATTCATATTTAAAATATATTAAAAAAAGAGGAAAAATCAAAGATTGTCCAATGAATTATTCAAAATTGACTCTAAAAGATATGGTGAGATGTTTATTGGATTATGTACACCCAATGGGTTTGGATAAAAAATGTTCTCAACACTAAATTTCATTGCAGTTTCTATATCAGGTAAATTATACCCATCTAACCATTTGACAAAAAAGATATCCTCCCATCTGGGTTCATAATCTTTATGGTTTTTAGATATTTCCAACATAACATCTTTAGTCCTTAGAGATAAACCACCATTACCTATAAATTTATTTTCTTTAGGTTTTGTCCAAGGTGCACCGATATAATCATATTCTAAAAATTGTTCTACTCCGAATCTCAAAAGCAATGTGTCTAACTGAAATGTTAAAACTTTTTTTCCTTTAACAAGACTCCAAAATTCATTTGATTTCATGTATTGATTATATTCTATTTTGGTGAAATCTTTAACCCCGATGTTTATGAATTCTACATTTTTAATATCTTTTAAAATATCATACATAAAATCTTGGTTATCAATACCATGAAAAACCTGTAATCCCCATTTAATGTTTGAATTATTCTCATTTAAAAAATATAAATGATTTTTTATTATAGATAACGTTTTTGTATCAATTCTAGGTTCAACATAAACAGCATAATAATCTGTTTCACTTGGTAAAACTGGTGAATAATTCTCCGTTTTTTTTGTGAAACTTTTTAAATATTTTTCAATTAAAAATTCTTGTGATGTCATATCTTATCAATAATACTATTATATATGTAATCACCTATAATTTTATATCCTAATAGATTTGGATGGTAATCTCCTTCCCAAAATTTTCTACCGTCGTTCCAAACACTTCTACTACCATATTCCCAAACCGAAACGTTATTTTTAATTTCATATTCTTTTAGAATATCTGAAACACAACCATCAGGGTTTATGAATGATTTTGGTAATAGTGACGTGTCAAAATTTTCTTCTTTAAACGTTGGGTAAAATGAGTTAAAATAAAAATGTTTATAATTTTTTAATAATTTTTCAAATTCCCAAAATAATTTTATTAAATCATAGTTATCTTTTGCATAACGATATGGATAAGAAAACATAACAATTATAATATCGTCTTCTTCCAAGAAGTTACTCTTAATCGTATCCTTTAAGTCATTTGAGATAAAAACATTACCATAACCACAGACACCCATATTGACATATTCTATATCCAATTTTTCAGCAGCCCATCTTGGCCAAGAATTTTGATTTCTTAGTTTTTCAATGAATTTAGGTGCTTGTGCAATTTCTTTGTATTTTACTAAAGTTTCAACTCCGTGACCTGCGGTCCAACTATCTCCATAACACACTAATCTCATGACATCAATGATTGAAATAATTTATAATCATCATTATTATTTTTTATTTCATTAATGATTTTACGATTGTTTTCTAATCTTTTAGTGTTTTCTTTATAAAACTTAATGATTTCTTCTTTGTTTTCTTTAATTCTAACAACCTCATTAATTAATTTTAATAATCTAATTTGAATTGTTGGTTCATTATCATAACTGTGGTCAATAATATCATCAAAAAAATCAAAACCATATTTGTTCTTCATATATTTCACATGATGTTGGGTTGCAACTATGATTGGTAAGTTATAATACGCAAAAGGTCTGAATGATTTTTCACTAACATGAATAACATTAAAATCATCTCTCCATTGTGATTCTGTTACAATATTAACATACGATTTCATATATGAAAAACTATCTTCGGGTATTAATAAACCTCCGGATTCCATTGCGGCTTCACCTAACGGGGGGAATTTAGTTTTATCAAATATTATTTCTCCATTCTCACTAAAATATTGTCTGTCTATTTCATAATCACTTTCTTTTACTTTTATTGAAAGTAGTTTTTTTATTTCCTGTTCACAATTATAAACCACACCATCAGGTAAAACCTCCCTCAACCAAATAAAGTCTTCTGGTGGTCTACTTTGACCACTTACAAATGACCAATTCACATCATCAATTAAACCTTTTTTGTCTAATAATGCCAAAGTTGCATATCTATGTGGTTTTGGTGATTTATTATGACAAATAAAAAACTTACCTGTCTTATCCGTAATTAAATTAGGTGTTAAATCAGAAAAAATACTTGTACATGTTATTGGTATTAATTGTAATTGGGTAAATTGTATATTTCTGTTATGTTTTCTATTGTAGTCTTCAAAATTACCGTTGTTATTTAACAACATAAATTGTGCATCATTAAGACCATTATTTGTTATGTAATTTATTAGTTCTATATAACCCATTTCATCATCACTTTCGTGTTCAGTTAGAAATACAATTGTAAAATTTGGACATTCTTTTAAACAATTTCTAATTTCTTCAGAAAAAGATAAGTTCCTGTCTTTAAACATTTGTTCTATTGACATTGCCGTTTTAATAAAAAAATAATATTTTAAATTAGGATTTTCATATACGTCTTTAATTTTATTAAAAGTTCTTGATAGTGAGTGTCTATCGTAGTTTAATTGTGCACGATAATATCTTTCATAGAAATCAAAAAATCCGTCTTCATATCTAAATCCATCAGATCCAAAAAATTCTGAACAATTAGGTAATGGTTTATCTCCATCCCATTTCTCGAAAACAAGTCTTATATTCTTATCCATTTGTTATTTTTTTATAGAATAAACTATCATCTTTCATATTTGAAATTTCCAATAGTTTAATTTTATTATTTTCCATTCTTTCTTTTAGAGATGGGTATATTTTGATTATTTCGTCTTTTTTATTGTTCAATTCAATTATCTGTTCGATAATTTTTTTCATTCTTTTTATATTATCCTTCTCATAATCATAATCATGATTAACAATATCATCAAACATATCAAATCCATATTTTTTTCTTAAGACATCAACATGTAAATAAGATGCACAGAACAAAGGTATTTGATAATATAAAAAGGGTTTCATTGATTTTTCAGATATGTGAATCAAGTCCTCTTCAAAAAAATTTGATTCAGATACTATATTAATGTATGAGTTTTCTTGGTCTTTTTTTATTTCAGGCATGTGAACATACAATGGAACATCCCGTATTCCTTCAAAATCGGGTTTTTTTTCCTTAATAGAATAAAAATACTCAATTTCTTCTTTTAATAACAATGTAGTTTCATCGTCTAAAAATCTTTTAATATCTTCAAATTGTGCAAATTTATTATATTCATCCTCATCGTCCCCAAATGACCAATTCACATTTTTTATTAAATCATATTTTTTTAAAAAAGATAACAATAGATGTCTATGTATCTTTCTCATATTATTCAAACAAATAAAAAATTTACCTTCTTTATTTTTTATAAAATTAGTCTCAAGATTTCTTACAGATGTCGAATACCACATTGGTACGTGCATAGTTGAGAGGTAATTAATTTTTAAATTCTTTTTTTCTATCTGTATTTGGTTTAATGCGTTGTTGTTAATTATGTATATTTTTTCGTCGGGTATATTATTATCACGTATAAACTTTTTAAGATATAAAAAATCTTTGTTTTGATAACTTTCGTGACTACTTATAAAAAGAAGATTTAGATTATCATTTTTTTTAACCATATCTACAATCTTCTCAGTTATAACTTTCTTATCCATAAGTAGACAATTCAAACTACAAGACAGGTGTTCAACCAAATAAAAAAATTTGGTTTTGTCATTTCTGAACACATCTTCAGGTTTGAAATACTCAACACTAATATCATAAGTGTCAGATATAAAATCTGCTCTACTCAACGAACACTCAGGAAAAATTTTACTTCCATTTGGTTTTGGTACATCTTGATCCCAATCATCAAATACAAGATTTAATTTATTTCTTGATTCTTGTATTTCCATAATATTCTACTCTTATTTCTTCTGATTTATATTCTCTCCATGGATCTAATACAATTGAGTTTTTAGTAAATTTATAATCACGATGTTTTCCATAATGACCCAATAGATAAACAGCATCAATTGGAGTATTCAAATCATATTCAACCTTAATTCCTTCTTTCTCAACATAGTAACCTACTAATATGGATGATGAACCGTCAACATATTCAACATCTGGTTTATAAGCCTTTCCCAAAATAACAATAGGTAAATTATTTTCTCTAGAAAGACTAACTAATTTTAATGCAATGTTTTCTGCTTGTTTTTCTCTTGCTGTCATAATTGCATCAAACAAATCATAACCCAAATTCAAATTTTCAGCCAAAAATCTTAAAGCTATATTATCTCTTGGATGACATCCTCCACCATCACCCATACCTGCTTTCATATATGATGGTCCCATTATTCTTTTAGTACTTCTTTCAAGTGCACCTGTTACAACATCAACATTCATGTTACCAATTTTTTCTGCAACATCTTGTATCATATTAACCAATGCAACTTTGGTTGAAATGAATGTGTTATAGAAGATTTTAATACCTTCTGATTCATCCCACGTCCCAATTTCAAAACGAGTATTTTCTTTTACGATTGTTTTATAAAAGTCGGATAATAATTTAGCGTCTCCTGTAATAGAACCGTCTTCAGTACCAATAATAACCATTTCAGGATTTACCATGTCCCACTTAACGGTACCCATTGCAATCAAATAAGGGTTATAAATAAATCTAAAATTAGTACATAGTGGAATAAATTCTCTTCTTATAGTACCAGGTAATACTGTTGAAATTAGCACAACTAATTGTTCTTTAGTTGTATGTTTATTAACTTCTGTCAATACCTGTTTAACGATACTATAATTAAAATCCTTATTTTCTAAATGTGATGTTGGGTATCTACCATCATAATCAGGATGATGGGGAGTTGGTACTGCAATAAAGATTAAATCTCTATTTTTACATACCTCTTCTATTGTATCAACCATATTGAAATTTAATGGTGATACTTTATTTACATCATATCCAATTACTTCATATTTTTCTGCCATAACTTCGGCGGCGTCTTTTCCTAATTTACCTATACCGATAAATCCTATTTTCATACTATATCTAATTTTATTTGATTTATTATTGATAAAATTTCTTTATAATGATTCATACTATCTCCATCAAAACTATACTTTGATGTTACAATTTCAATATATTTTTTTCTGTTAAACTCACAAACTTCTAACATTTCATTTCTAATTGATTTCAACTCATCAATTGTTTTATCTTTGAATTTTTCAATTTCATTAACTATCATATCAGATCTAACACCCATTTCTTCTTCATTATCATAACTTTCATCAAACCATCTATCAAATGTTTTGAATCCGAATTCTTTTAATTTTTTAAGAGTTCCTTTATTACCTAAAACCATAAATGGATGACCACATGATATTGGTTTCCATATTTTTTCGGAAAGGAATAAAGTATATTTGTCTGTTAAACTTTCCGTTACTATTGATATAAAAGTATCTTGGTAATCTTGAAACGCAATTTCGTTTGCCCAATTATAATCCAATCCCCTATCAATTTCTATTGGTGCCTTTTTTTGTAATTGATTTGTTGGGTGGTCATCTGGTATGTTTTCTACATAAGGAAAACTATTTAAACTTACTTTACCTAAATCTAATAGATTTTTTGATAACATGTTAGACAAGAAATGTATTCTATGGTGTCTAATGTTTCTATTGTATGATAGATATAGATATTTGTTATCCCTTGGTTCAAACAATATGGAACCTGTTCTTTCTTTCATCATATGATAATTAATCCAATTATCAAAAATTGAAATCGGGATACATTTAAACTCTATTCCTTTATTTTTTGCAATCTCATCAATAATCAAATTACCACTTAACAAATAAACTGATTTCGGGGGTATTTCAAAATCTTTAATCCATTTATCTAATATTTCTAAATCATCGTTATTTTCACAACCAATGTAACCCTCAAGACCATTTACTAAAACCAATTTACATAAACCTGATTTAATATCATTTATGTATTTTTCTGATATACACCTAAATCCAATTTTTTCATTTCTAATAAAAAAATTAGGGTCAAATACATTTATAAGGTATATGTGTTTTTCGTCTTTTATCTTTTCTTTTTGTCTAAAATCAACAAAATCATCATAAAAATTTGGTGCGACTTGGTCTTTATATGTTCCATATCCAAAAAGTTTATAATTACTGTTAACATCCATTAGATTCCAAATTCCCCACATTTTTGGTATATCTAGACCACCCTCCTCTTCAAGATACCATGTTCTACTTGCACCATTTGGTCTTGGGCAACCCAAAATTGAATCGTACTCTTCTAAACCAAAGACAACTTTTTCAGATAAAAATATTTCATATATCCCCCTCTCAAATGATTTTGGTATGAAATTGTGTACATATTTTTGAATCTTATCAAAATTCACATAATAAGACCTAAATTCAAGTCCATCATCAAAATACTCAACATTAATCTTTTTATTAATCGACGCTTCTACTTTTTCAATTAATTGAATTTTAGTTATATTAAAATCATTAAATCCAACATTTAAGATTTTTTCTTCCGTATTTTGTGATGACAACCTAAAAAGAATTTCTGCACAATCTTTAACATTTAGATTTGGTCTATATGCCTCTGCTTCGTATATCCTAATTTGTTTATTTTGTTTTACGTCATTAACTACATTATTAATTAACAAATCGTTTCTATCTATCTCACCAATTCCATATAATGTTGCTAATCTCACAATTAAAAAATTATCATACCCACCATTTAAAATTTGTTTTTCTCCTTCAATTTTTAATTTTGAATATAGTGTTGTTGGTACTAATTCGGTGTTTTCATCTACAACTTGGTTGGTGTTACCATAAACACTACAACTACTTAAGAAAATAAGTTTGAATGATGGTGACACTTTTTTTACACATCTAATTGCATGTTCCATTAATAATATTTCTGATGTAATATGCAAGTCATCTTTAACCTCACTAAATCTAGGAGATGCCATGTATAAAACACAATTAATATTTGACAACTTGTCTAAATGTGATGTTATGTTTGTTAGATTATCTTTAATATATGGACAACCTAAATTATCAGGATTCGAATATTCAAATTTATCATATACGATAACCTCTTGATTTCTATCGATAATCAGTTTAGCCAAAACAGAACCCAAATATCCACCACCACCTAATAGTAAAAATTTCATATCAGTCTCTTAACATTTCAGTTGTAACACAATGGAATGACCCACCCAAAGTTCTTGAGTGTCTTATTTTACAATCCAATGTGTCTATATTATATTTTTTTAATTCTTTTATTAATTCAGTTTGTCTATTATCTACAATCACAGTATTTTCATCAATAGATAATAAATTCACACCAATCCAAACAGATGCCCTAATTGTTTTATGATAACCAATATCTACCATAGGTGGACACCATATCTTATCCCAAGACTTTAAAAAGTCAGGCATGTTATTTTCATTTACTCTTTCAGGATTTAATAAACATAAACCTTCTCGAAGTACCGCAATTGTTGAATCAATATGAATATATGAATACACGTTTTCTATTGTGTGTACTCTGTATTCTTTACCTAAAAAATTTTGTAACCATTTTGCACCTTTTAAATTACCCGTGTTAGAAACCAAGTACAAAATATCATTATTACATCTTAAGATATTCGCAGCATCAAATACCGGTTCGTCATTGTTCAATGTTATCTTTGATAAGTCATCTCTTTGATACATTGAATCCAACAATCTTGGTTTTGGTGCCGCAACCCAATTAGCACCTTCTTCCATTTTCTCAATGAAAATTTTTTTAAAACAATCTGTTTCAAGTTGTCTAGAACGAAGGGACATTGGTGATTCGAGTATATTATTACCAATTACAGTAACGGTATCTCTTGGACAAAACGTATAGTATTGCGTTGTTTCCCAATAACCATTGGATATTGTTTTTGTTGTATCTATTGGAGTTGGTCTATAAACTTTAACACCTATATTGGTTAGTAAATTAGAAAGGTTTTCTAAATCTTCGTATGTTTCTTCATATACTTTTGGGTCCCAAAATCCTATTTCATCTTTTGGTATTTCATCATCAGTTGCATAGTTTATACAATGTAAATCTTTACCATGTGTTGGCATATTTGCATTGTCTACTGTTCCAACAATAATTTCTCTAAGTTTACCCCATTCATTATTAACTAACACCATTATTTAATTTTTTTAAAACATAATCTAAAACGAGATTTTGTGATAAATGTCCGTGATGTGATAAATCTCTAGCCTTCACTTCACCATGTTCATCAACAATTTCATCCACAATAAAATCATCTGATAGGAAATTTGGTGTGTCTTTATAAAACCCACAACGAAAAGTCCAATTTAAAACTTTCACGTCTTTAGATTTCCATATGATATTTGATAATTTTATGTATAAATCTCTTTGTTTAATTAATTCTCCTTTATTTTCTAAGAATCCATGTAGATACCATTGTCCGTACAATTTTGAATTTGCGGGATACATCTCCGTAGGGAATGCTCCACAGAACAATTCAAAACCAAGTGATGTTCCTTCTTTTGAATAATCAGAAACAAAAGAAAATGTTGTTCGATACTGAAATGGCCATTGATATATAACGAGTTTAGGTAGTTTATTTATTTTCAATAGATGTTCAAAAAGTAACATTGTGTTATAATATTGAAAATCTATTGATGTTGATCCCATACCCATATTAAGAACCTCCAAACCCAATTCTTTTCCAACCTTTGTTGACCACATATCTTCTTCATATAATCCAATACCTTCAGTATATGAACAACCAAACACAATCATAAAGTCACCCTTAATTTCATCTAATTCTTTTGATCTATAACCCCAAGAATTATATTTGTATTCTATTGGCTTTTCATAATAATACCAATCATTACCCATTACTTCTTTATTTTTGGTAAATAGCCCTTCAGAATCAGTCGATGCAAACAAAAATGTTTCATTTTTCTGACCAATGTTTTGAATAATAGGTAAATTGTTATTTAGAATTAGATATGACATTATTTAACCAATATAACCTTTTTTCATTAATTTATAAACCCTTGAAGGTTGAGTTCAATCTTAAATCTTTATAGTTTTTTGAACCGTGTGTATCATCATTTATTTCAGATATTTTACTCATTAAAATTAATCCCCTTGCTGCATCTTCTGGTGTCATGTACATATGCCAACCACAAAATTCAATATCATCATCCAAATAATTTTTACTTAAGTCTCGACCATCATAACAAGCCCTTTTAAACCATTTATAAGCCTCATAATCGTCACATAAAATCATACCTCCTCTACCTATTGGTAATCTTTTTTTCATTTGAAATGACAACGCTTGGAACCCTCCTTGGTACATATCCTTAGTCCATCTACCGGCCCCATCCCATACATCCAAAGGCTCTAGTTTATAAACACCGGACCATTCTTTCTCAATAAATTCAAACTCATAACCGGCATGTAAAATTTGCATCGGTACAGATGCATATGTGAAATAAGGAATCTTAATTTTTTGTGGTTTATTGATATATTTTAGAATAAGAAATAACGCATTACTACAACAATCTACAGCAATTGCATATTTTGAACCAGAAAACTCCGCAACTTTATTTTCAAATATATCTATGATTTCATTTGGGTTATTCCATACATAACCCATATTAGACAAGGTAGATAACTCAGGTCTCTGTAATTCTTCTGGTATTTGTCCTAATGGCCATTCTTTATACATTTTAAAGTATTTTAAGATGATTTATATATTTTGCTTTAATCATCTCCAAATCATCTGTAACATATACCGCATCTTTTTTTACATAACACTCCGCAAAAGTTGACCACGTGGATGTTGGGGACTTAATTAAAAATGGGCAGTATGATAAAGAAAACAAATCGACCAAATTTTCTACTACATTTCCGTGTTGGAATTCAGATTTTTTTGTACCTCCTGTTAAAAGGTAATCATAAGCAACATTAATAAGGAATTTCTTATTTACTATGTTATTTTTATATCTTTCATAAAAATAATACATAATGTTATCAGGCATATCCGTACTAATATAAAAATTTTGATCGGGATTAATTTTTAACATTTGATCCATTATATCAAAATATAACTTATCTTGATGAAATTCATAAAAAACATGTGATTGAATTGTTGCCGTTCTTTTTATTAAATCATAATCATGTCTAACGTCTTCGGGTAATGTGTCTAAATCTTTTTGTGAATATGGTACACCATTACCTCTTCTTATATGAATACCAACCGCATCAGAAACTTCTTTTTTAATTGAGTCTTCCAAATATCTATGTTTAAGTCTAATTTCAGATAATGGTCTTTTAGTTTTTTTTAAAACTTCGTAAGGATATAAATTATCCAATTCACGATAATTAAAATTACAATAATAATGATTGTCCTTTAATTTCATTAAACCTGTCTCAAACATTCTTTCTACATCATCAGTATAAAGTGGTTTCGCAACATCTATTTTTTTATTTTCTACGTCATATATTGCAAGAAATTTCAATTTTTCAATATCATATTCATCACCTTCGATGTTAGATATTGTTTTTGAATCCGGTATATCTATGAGTTTAGTTTCTGGCCAATATTTTTCCTCAAGTAAAATGTTATAATCATAGTCATTGTGTCTGTTTATTTCATATGCGACTTCCCAATGAAAAATTCTATTACATAATCCTGTATCTGATGTGTGTCCATTCCATCCTCCAAATGGTTCTAACCATCTAAGTGTTCTTTTATATTGTGCCATTAATTATTTCTTATTATAATTGTGTTTATCTGAAACATATTCACCTGGTTCAAAGTGTGTAATTCTACCATCAGTCATTTTAACATCAGGTATTGTATTATCAATTTCTAACGAATTATACCATTCAGCTAATTCGGGGAACGTTTCTACAAAATTTTTATTTCTTCTTATATCATATTGCATATAGAAACTTTTGAAATCATGATACTGAAGGGAATTATCCATCTCAGTTGTATTATGACCTCTATTAACAACTTCTATATAATCAATTAATCTTTGAATTTGTGCCTTTTCACCAACAGTAAAATATTCACTATTCTTATGTTTCATAAACCATAATGAAAGTTTACCATGTAAACCATATTTTACATCATCAGGTAATACCAATGGTGACATAAACGCCGGCCATCTTAAAATGTTTAAATCAACTATTGGTCTGTGTGTACCGTATTTCTTTTTAAGTTCTAACATATCGTCTAAGAACTCAGTGATACTAAACAAACAAAGACTATTGATTGTCATCATAATAACAACCTGTCTAAAGTTTGCACTCTCTATAAACTTAACTAAATTAGAATGCCATAATTTATAGTTTAATCCATCTCTAATATATTCGGCATGTGCACCATATGCCTCACAACTTGTATACAAATCAAATTCTTTAACCTGTACTTCGTGTGTGACATTAATGAGTCTTTCTAATGTTTTTTGATTTAAACCTAAATTAGAATTAATTGCTAATCTAAGATTTGGTGATGGGTATTGTTTCATCAAATCAATAAATTGCCAAAAGTTTCTACTTTGTGATGGTTCTCCACCAGTTACTCTGATTTCCATTAATTTTTCTGACAACTCCGGCCACCATTCTAAGAATGCCTTTACATATGGGTTATCTTCATTGTATTTTCCAAAGATTTCAGACCAAGACCCATCTGCATAATATGCACCCGCACTTGTTGTTTTAAATTTCTGATATGGCCCATTATCTCTAATATCCTTACCCCAAGTTGTTGAATAACCCGAATTACAATATGAACAAGCAAAATTACACGTTCTGTCAAATGACACCTCAATCGTTTTTGGTGTTATATCTTCAGTCCAATGTATATCTTTCAATTTGGCAATGTCTTGTTCATCGTAAATTATACTTTTGTAAACCCTATCTGCAATGTTATTTCTACCAATATCCTCTACCTTCCAACAGTAAGAACATTCGGCGGGTTTAACACCATCCAACATCATTTTTCTAATTCTTTTCTTAAAATCTGTGTTGTGTAGTGCAGATGGGTTTGTTTTAATTGCTTCCGCATCAATTGGGTGTGGTAGTGGTAGATGACAAGAGTTTGTGAATCCGTGACCTAAATGTAGACTAACATTATACCATTTTGCAGCACAAAAACTACAACTGACTTTATTTAAATGTTCATCTCTCCAACTTGCTAATTCTTCTGACATATTGTAAAATTTAATTTATTTTTTTTATAAAACAAAATCTTTAGGAACTCTTTCTAAAAAATTTGTATGTTTTGATTCGTCATATATGATACCTAAATTGTTCACGGTCTTAAAATCGTAATAACAAAGTATATCATCATAACATTTTTTAAATGGTAGAACGTGTATTTCTGATTCTTTTAAGTAATCTTCAATTATTTCAATGTTTGAAGTTCTTAGTATAATTGAAAATAAAAATATATCCATTTCACAATAATATCGATGTCTGTCGGATGAACATTCCGGACTGGAACACCCAATAAACAAACTATTATCACAATAGTCAGAAATTAAATTACCGTTAAAAATTATTGTATTATTCTCTTTAAAATTTTTATATAACGCAAATTGATTATCTTTTCTTGCAACTGTAATTGTTACCCCATCTTCAATTTCTTTTTGTGTTGTATCTAACAATGGTAGAAAATAAAATTTATCTCCTTCTTCTTCATCGGTCCAAAATTCAAAAGCCATGGTTTGAGTTGTGTCGTTATAAGATAAACCTAAATTTTTACCCGGTTTACCAAAAACCATACTAATCTCATCTTTTTTATAATGTGGTTTTATTTTGAAAGATAAAGTGATTGCATATTCACTTCTAAGTAAAAACTTAGTTAAATCACGATTTTCATACTTGTCATAATTTGTAACGTATTGATTATCGTGATGTTCTTCAATTTCCCACTCAAACTTCGCCCAATAGGGTTCTTTATACTTTATTTTCATTTTTAATTTTTTTAAAAAATTCTTTTAATTCGGGGAAGTAACTGTTTACATCCAAATCTCTTCTTTTTTTATACTCATCTGTAAAGTCTAATAAATCTTTTTTGTCTTTATCAAAATCTTTATAGTTTGTGTCATAATCAGCAACAAAGATGTCACGTATTCTCATAATTTTTTCAATCTCTTGAGTTGAAAACCCAACATCCTCTAACTTTTGTGTCTTATGAAAATTTAAACTTCTAAATGTTGAGTTGAATTTCATATACTTTATCCATCTTTCAAATACATCAACACTTATGTAGTCTTTCAATAACCTAAAACTCATAAATGGTGGGTGTCTCAAATAGGATGTATCCAAGATTAATGCAGTATTCCAATATCTCATGTTATTAAAGTGTCTCATTTTCATTTTGTGAACTTTTTTAATTAAAAGTTCATATGAAAACACACTAAAAATATTGAAGGTTGACATAATAACGATAGTAACTCTTGGTAATTTGGTTAATATCTTATCAATGTTCTGAAATAATTTTTCAAAACTCATTCCGAATCTTGTGTATTCTGATTGTTTTCCATATGCATCACAAGAAGTAAAAATAACTAATTCGTGTACTCTATTATCTTTAATGATTAAATCCAACTTGTCAATTAGTTTGTCGATTAAATCATCAGTTACACCAAGATTACTATTAATCGATAACTTAAGATTTTTATTGGGGTTTTCGGTTTCAATTATGTAATCTAAAACTTTCCATGTGTCTTTGTGTAATAATGGTTCTCCGCCGGTTATTCTAAAGGTATCTAAGCTACCATATAATTCAGGAAACCATTCCCAAAACGCATTTACATAAGGATTGTCCTCTGTTTGTTTGTATGGTCTTGTACCTCTTTCATCCATTCTTCTCGTACCATTATATTCATATGAAAGATTATATGCTCCGTGTTGATTAATTTCCTCCATCCATTTAGATGAATATTCGGGACCACAATAAGCACATTTAAAATTACATGTATTTGCAAAACTTATCTCGGCATATTTGGGGTTATAATCATCCCTCCAATTTGATTGACTAATTTCTTCAAAATATGGTTCAGACCACGGTTCGGATGATTTAAAAACTCTATCTGAATAAGAACTTGAATTATCTTCAACATTCCAACAATATTGACACTCCGAAGGTCTTCTATCCTCAAGCATTTCTTTTCTTGCTTGTTTTTTGATTTTGCTATTATGTAAGGCGGAAGGGTTTCTTGAAATTTCCTCTAAACCAATTTTATGTGGCTCGGGGTGGTGACAACTATGTGTTGTACCATTATGTAGGTGCATAGTAACTTGTGTCCATTTAGCCAAACAAAACCCACAACCAACATCATCTAATTTTTCTTTTACTATTTCAAAACCAACACTAGACATTTTATTTTTTCTTTTCAAAAATGTCTTTTCTTTATATTGTTCAATAATTAAAAATTCTTCGGTAGAATTTTCTAAATCAAAAAATGCGTATAGTTTGTTATAATCTTTAATATTAATAATCTCAATCTCTTTTTTTAGAACTGATTCTAATGTTTTTATATTAACAACCGACTGAAAAACACTAAAATGATTAACATCCATCTCAGTTATACACTTATGTGCGGATGTAATACTATCCATGTTATGACAACCAATGTATATTGGTTCATTTTTATAGTCATCAATTAATGGATTAGAGTTTTCGATGGTATCAAACAATTTAAAATCTTTGTACAAATAATATGTTGTTCCGTCAAATTGTACTGTGACATTTATAAAGTTTTGAAATACTTTCGGATCTATATTATCATATAAAAAATAATTGAACTTATCGTATAAATCTCCGTCTTCATTTTTTTCTTTCGTCCAAAATTCAAATACAAAATAATTGACTTTGTAATCATAACTAATACCAAAGTTTTTACCGGGTATACCCATAAATCCAATCTTATCGTCCTGTTTATAATCTCTTGAAACTCTAAAAGTTGTTGAGATGGTAAATGGACCATCAGTAATGATATTGGTTTGTGCCTCTGTTGATTTTGGTTTTAAAAACCAAGGTTTTAAATATTCTATTCTCATTTCATTTTGGTATTTATGAACATTGTATTTGGATATAATGTTTCATCTATGTTAACAATTTCAGTTACGTCTAAAATCTTATTAAATCCTTCCTCTCTATAATTTATTTTTTGTTGTTGCATTTCGGTAACGAATCTTTTTTCATTTCTTGCAGTTGTTTCACCTTTCGCCCATTGACCGTTTACATAACCTTCATCCAAATGATGCATACAATCAAACGCACCCTCTCTTCTATATGGTAATATGTTTTCAATAACATTAATATCTTCTTGAGTATATGTTACATCGCGACTATCACATCCTAAATCTTGTACTAATTCTATTTGACCTTTTGTAAACTCATAATGTAACTTTAAATTTTGATTCTCGTCTTCATCAAAAATTTTAGTTGCGTCATCAAAAAATTTATTATAAATTTTCACCTCTGAAATTTTACCTTTATAATAAACATTTTGATGGTTACAAAATCCCAATAAAAATACTTTAAGAGCGTCGTGTCTTTTTAATTGTCCTTTAATTGGAAATGGTGCATTTACTTTAATACCATTCATGTTACTTATCAATTCGTTATTCACAAAAAGATACTGTTTTCTTGTTGTGGAATCATAGGAAATAGTAACCCAAGTCCATAAGTTTTCAAATCTTTTTGCCCAATTATAATAGTGTTGGGTATCCTCGTCAAAACAAACCATTGTAACTGCTCTAGAATTATTAAATGATAATCCCCACGTCCAACTACCATCTTTTCTAATTAAAGGATATTCAATAAACTTTCTGTCTTTATCTCCAACCAACCATATGGGATTCTTATCATGTTGTTGTTCCGCTTTAAACAAAACCGAAACCGTATGATCACCAATTAAAGAACCACTAATTTCTCTGGTTGTTTCTGATGCAAAAACTGATGAAGAACCATTAAAATTTGCAACAATTCTATTTTTATATTTTTTATATATTCTACCAGTAGTGTAACCTTCATAATAACATCTCCAAAACAAATCATCATCTTCTTGACCCCAATCCCAATAATCATTTGAATAACCATTGGTTTTTTCTACTTGTTCTTTGTTGAACAACACTACTCCACCAAAGTATTGGTCATAACCCAATCCGTAACTATATTTTGATAACATAGTTGCTATATGTATTGGATTTTTGGTTGGATAGGAATAATCACAGGTATCGTCGTGAGGTATCATGTCCACATCGTGCCAAGCAATATAATCACATCCATCTTCAAATGCGTAATGTGCTGCAATATTTTTCATTGATCCTCTATTAAAAAGTTTTTCATCTACTTGGTGACCAACATAGAACTTATGTGGAATACCCTGTTTATTTAAATGATTTGTTAACTCGGGTATTAATTTTTCAATGTGTTCTTTTCTATTTCTGTATGGTATACAAATTCCTAATTTTTTCATATTCCAACAATTACGTGGGTTACATTTTTATTTTTTACGTGAGAGTGTTCTATAAATTGACAATTGTTTAAACCGTCGTCTTTATAACTAACATTCCCTTTTTTTACTTCATTATAAAATCTTAATTGATTGTATCTTGTTAATTTAGTTTTCCAACCATTTAACACATAACCATTTTCTTCGTGTGGAATTAATTGAAATGTTGAATTTCTTCTATATGGGACATCAATTTCTTTTGTTTCTTCATGTGAATAACCAACTATTTCACAATTATAAATTTGACCGTTATTTCCATTACCACTTAAATCCATTAATTTATAACCCTTAATAAATTTTGCATCGTAATTTAAAATCAATTTATGGTCAGAAACATAGTTACCAAAGTTTTGTGTTAAACCAAAATATTGATTATTTGAAATTTCTCTTATTTCGTCATCGGAAAGAATATCAGAATACACAGCAAAATTACTAATTGTACCCTTAAAGAATTTTTGGTCATTATTTCTATTTGGGTTTGAACACCCTAAATAAAATTTATTTTCTTTAGTTATATAATCTCTCAGTCTTTTAATTTTTTTATAGTCAACTACTAATCCATCTTGATAGAGTCTTATCTCTTTTTCGTATGTGTCAATTGTTATTGCAATGTTTGTTTTGTAATTTGTAACAATATTAGATTCTAAATGAATGATATCATTATTTTCATCGAAAATTTGAAATACATATCTTGAATATGAACTATAACCAATTAAAAAATCATAACCAGGTACACCAAAACAAGCATACATATCGTCATCTCTTTCATGATTCATTTCTATTTCATCGGGAAAGAAACTAATGAAAATTGTATTTTTATACTTGAAATCAAAAATGTTATTTGACTCTACATAAGAATTTACGCCATTGAATTTAAGGGTAGCAACATTCCCACCTTTTTGTTGTATTTCCTTTGTGTTTAAGGGTATTTTCTCTTGTTGACATCTGAATAATAATTCAGTGTCTTCATATCCCCAACCCCAATATTTGTTTGAATACCCATTAACTTGTTCAAAATATTCAACAGGAAATAAAGTTACCCCACCAAAATATTCATCAAAAACGATTCTTTTGAATTTATATGTGGTAAGTAATTCTGTTGCCATATGTAAAGGAATGTCATAATAGGAATAGTCGACATCTATCGGTAACATATCAACGTCGTGAAAAACAACATAATCACACCTTAATTTTTTGGCGTATATGAATCCTATATTTAATAGTTTACCTCTATTAAACGCATTTCCGTTATCTTGTTCAACAACGATTAATTCATATTTAATGTTTTTATCAGATAGATAGTTTTTTAAATGTGTCTTAAACTGAATTAATTGTGGATATCTGTTTCGATATGGTACAATGATTCCAAGTTTATGAGACATTATTTTCTACCTGTTTTTTTTGGTGCCGGAACATCTTCTTGGTTCTCGTCACTACCTTTTACGATTTTGTTGTGGAATTCGGCTAAATAATACTGAACACGATTGCTCCACTCATCTTTGTCGATTTCTTCGAACCAAACAGTTAATGCATCTAAAGAATTTGCAATTTTTTCTAATGCCTTTGTTTTTCTTTGTTCAAGAATCAGTAATTCTTCTTCAAATTGTTTGTTTGGTTTTTTTGTTGAGTCTGTCATATTGATTTTATTTTATTTATTAATTTATT